GTGCTTAAAGAGAAATCTTTAAAGTAGAACTTGTCAAAGTCGGTGAAGGCTTAACTGCTAATACCGAGCCAAGCTTAATAGAAATATTATGAAGGTGTAGAGACTTGACGGCAGGAACCTAATGTTGTGTAACTATGGTTAAGGTAAAGTCCAGACTACAAACAGAAATGGTAACGAAAGTTATAGTAGTACGAAAATCCATACAGTGAGGGTTCGATCCCCTCTGCTCCTACTTATTTTTCCCACGATAATTATCAGTTAAAGCATGACAGTTTGGACAAAGTAAAATTAGATTAATTAACTCGTTATTATAATGATCTCCGTCAATATGATGGAGTTCTAAAGGTATAGAGTAATTTAACCATTTGGTTTGTTTGCATTTAGAACACTTGTGTTCAAAAACATTCTCAGATAATAATCTTTTCTTTAGTCTAAAACTCTGAACAACAGAATTCTTAGTGAGATAAAAATGGACAGGTTTTTTAGGGCCAGTAATTTTCCCTTTATTCCAAGACTGACCACCAAAATGAGAAGTATCAATACTATATTTAGATATTCTTCTTTTAACTGTTTGATAATTACCTCCCGCTGGAACAATACCAAGTTTATCTAATACTTGTCTAATTGAACGAGAATTTTTAACAGCATTTTTTAAATCATCGACTGAATATTTATGTCTTTCCATAGTTGACTCCTTAATAGGCATAGGCTATAATAGTATTACATCAAAGCGTTTGCAGGATATAAAATCTTATGACATTCGACCACTGGATAAATGAAATTGAAGGATATAGTGTTAGACACGAAAGAGCTATAAGTGACATAAGAAATTGTGTTGCAAAAGGAGAAACTGACGATATAATCAAGTGGTTGATGGCAGCTTATGCTATGGGTCATGAACAGGGTTATGATACTGGATATTATGATGGTAAGAAAAACTGCAAAGAACACTTTGATGAATATGGATGGGCATAATTATGGGGTATAATTTATACAATCTAACTATTGACGATATTGAAAAAGCTATTGAAAGATATGTTAATGATGAGTTAGTTGAAACTCAAAAAGGTTTTACTATTAAGTTTATCGTTGAAGAAACTTATCAGAAGGATAGTTTAACAGGCTACTATAAGCCTGAATTAAAAGGAGCAGAAATTACTGTACTAGAATGAATGGATCGTTTAGTCTACCAAAAGCCAAGAAAGATTGTGATGTTATTCCTAAGCTTGGTGAGTTATTTCTATATGAGTATGATTGTGTCGCTAAATTATGGGATACTAGAATTGGTGATGGCAAAACTCCAGCAAAAGATTTGCCACGATTAGCTAACTATGATATATACGAAAGAGTAGCTAAGTTGGAAAGAGAAATAGAACAACTTAAAAATCGTAGGATATAAATATGAATAAAAATTCTGATCCTCTTGAAAGTATTATTGATTTTGCATGGAGTGCTGGTGCTGATCTTTTCTTTGTTCAAAATGCTAAAGATGAACTTAAAAAGCTAAAGGAAAAGAATAAAGAGTGGGCAGCAGAAGTTTATAAAGCTAATGAATTTGCTGTTCAGCAAACTAATGAGTATCTAAAAATATCTCAACAGATGCAAGAATTAAAAAATTCCCTTGAGTCTTGATAGGAAAAATCATGAGCAATAGTTTGTGTAATGGTAGAGTTAAGAATAATAATCCTAAATCACCCATAGAATATTTCTTGTTGGTTACTGTGCGAGAGTTCAGCGACTATGAGGGCGGGTCTTATATAGATGAAATTAAAAGTGCTGAACACTTTCTAGATTCAGAAGAAGAAGGTTTGGATGATCCTTATTACCAGATCTATGGAGAAAGATACTCTCACGATACTGAATACAAGTCTATTTTTCTTGGTGAATTTTATACTCTAGATAAGGCCAAAGAATTTCTCTACAACCTTACTGGCGAAGTTCCAGACATTATCTCTTACTAATATGGTTAATACTAAATATAAAATTGATCTATATTCAGACTTTAATCAAGGTGGCTATTGTGCTTTGTATAGCATAAATGATCATTCCAATAAGGCTTTTAAGGAATTTATCTCGAAAAGTAGAGCAGAATATGCTAGAAATATTCAAATCAAATTAAGCAGGTATAGTCTTGCACCAAAAGTTTTTTCTAAACTCTGTAAACTGAAATATGAAACATTATTTCCTGCCCAAAAAAGCGGCTGGGGATATATTACAGAAAAAGCATTACCGGCTAATCATACAAAACACACTATGATATTGTTGCAAGATTTGGTGGAAAAGATAGAAGTTAAAACCAAATTAAAATTTTGGGATTGTCATTGGCATAATATAGGATTTGTCAAAAGGGGGAAATATAAAAAATTAGTATGTATTGATACTGGCGAAGAAAGTTTCTCTGGCTATAGTAATGCTTGGGGAAATCCAGATCCCGGCCCAAAGTGTTCATATTGTTTAAAATACCAATGTAAATGTATATAAGGTTAATAATTAATGACTTTAAATGAAATATATGATAATAAGTGTAGAACTATCTCTGATATTAATGAACATCTTCCAGTATTAAAAGAATACGGAGAGAAGGTTGATCATATTACAGAAATGGGAGTCAGAAGCATCGTCTCTACCTATGCTTTACTGGCAGCTAAACCCAAAAAGATGATATCGTATGATATTGTGTATGTTGACACTTCTCATATTAACTCCTTAGTCGAAGAAACAGACTATAGTTTCATTGTTGGAGATACAAGAACGATATCAATAGAGCCTACAGAATTACTATTCATTGATACTCTTCATAACTATGAACAACTAAAACAGGAACTATATTTACACGCCCCAAAAACTTCTAAGTTCATCATACTTCACGATACTGAGACATTTGGTATTCGTGGTGAAACCGAATCAGAAGGTCTGATAAAAGCACTTAATGAGTTCTTGGAAACTAATAGTATTTGGACTATTCATTTACAACTTAAAAATAATAATGGTTTGACCATTCTAAAAAAGAATATATAAAATATGCCATATATTAAAGAAAAAGACAGAGAAGTATTAGATCATCATATAGATACTCTAATTTTTGTATTTAAATGCTCTTTAGAAGGAGAAATTTGCCAAGAAAAAAATCTGACTGATAATCAAACAATGAGCCTTTTAGGGAAAATTAATTATTGTTTTTCTCGAATATTAGGCGGTATTATTGGAGACATTTCGTACTCCAAGGTTGCTATGATTACTGGTGTATTAGAAAATATTAAGCAAGAATATTATCGGAGAGTGGCAGAACCATACGAAGATAAAAAGATTATTGAGAATGGTGATATTAAAGAATATAAACGCCTAAAATAAAGAGGCCAAAATGTCTAAAAATATTGATGATGTAATCAGAGAGGTGATGAAAAGCAATAAGGAAATTCATAATATGGATACCCATTTAACTAAAGATATTGTTGAAGTAAAAAAAGGTATCAAAAATATTGAAAATAAAATCAAACTTTTAGAAAATAAGATTGATCAAGCTATAGACCTTTTAAATACATTCACTATTTTAATTTCTGACATGGACGATATGAATGATGTTGATATAGATGATGAAGAAGAGAACGAGGACTGGACTCCTTATGATCAGCAAGAAGATTATGATCCAGAAGATACTGATGAAGATCAGTACTAATGGCTAGTTTAGCTCTGCTGGTATCAATAATTTTTTTATCAGTGCTAATTATAGGACCATTAAGTTATATCTTATCTTTGTTTGATTGGATGCCAAAGACAATAGTATGGATTATGGGACTTCTCTGCATATTTGTTGGAGGAATGACATTCACGTTGCCTGTGGTCTTTTTAAAAGTTTTGGGTCTGATAGACATAGCTATAGGCTTTAAAATAATAGCCGACAGACAAGAAAAGAAAACTGGAGCTTGACAAGACGGTTTGCCGATGATATACTTGAGCCATCACAGGAACGATAACACTTTTGGAGAAATAAGATGAAGTTGGCAGATAGGACGATTGAGACTCACAGCGTTGGAGTTGCAAGCAGGAATCAGTTTAATATTGCTCAGACGAGCAAAATGTTTAAAATCCTTTCAGACTCTCTTTATTCTGATAAGGTTATGGCTGCGATTCGTGAACTTTCTACTAATGCTTATGATAGTCATATCTCTGCCGGGAATAAAAATCCTTTTAAGGTTACTCTGCCCACCGCTGCCAATCCTACTTTTGTAGTCAGAGATTATGGCACTGGTCTTAGTCAGGCCGATATGGAGGACTTGTATACAACATACGGAGCGTCCAACAAGAATGATAGTAATGATTTTGTTGGTTGCCTTGGTCTAGGGTCTAAGAGTCCGTTTGCCTATACCAAAAGTTTCACTACTGCATCATACTATAATGGTAAGAAGTATACCTATATTGCAGCGATTGATGAGAGTGGTGTTCCTACTCTGAATCTTTTCAATACTTCAGATACGTCTGAGCCTAATGGTCTTGAGATTAGTTTCGCTGTTAAGCAGCATGACTTTCAAGAGTTTACCGACAAGGCTAAGAGAATCTTCCACTATTTTCGCATGAAACCCATTCTTGAAGGTGGTATCGGAAATAATCTTCAAGATCATAAGTATAGCAACACCAATATCATCATTAGCGGTGAAGGTTGGAGGGTTTGCCGACTCAACAATGATAATAGTTATTTCCCTAATGGTTATCATCGAATTGATAGCGGTATCGTAGCTATCATGGGTAATATTGCGTACCCTGTTCAGACCGCACAGATTGTTGGGCAAGAGAAGGACGAGATGCCCGATCATATTCAGAAGTGGAATAGAGCTTTCCAAAAAGCAGACATTGATTCTTGGAAGAGCTTCGTGAGCGAGATCATTAACTCTGGTCTTTATTTGGAACTTGATTTTGGTATCGGTGAATTGGAGATGGATGTTTCCCGTGAAGGTTTGCAGTATACCAAGGATGTTATCAAGACTCTGCGTAAAAAGACTCAAGAAATTTATATGGAGATGAAGGAAGAATTCTCCAAAAAGATTAAATCTGCTCAGAATAAGGTAGAGGCAATTACTTCATACTATACTATGAACGAATTGGCTGGAGGCTGGGGTGTTGGTGCTACTTGGACTGATCCCAAGGGTAAGGATCATCCTATCAATTCTGGCAATGACTTGGAATATAAAATTCCTGCGGGCAAGAGTCTGTATGTATTTAATTACAAGACTGCTGGCTATCGTTCTCGTCGCCAAGTTGCTCTCACAGACAGAATCCATCACGAAACCCTTACTGGTAAAGGTTCCTACTATTGGAATAACCAGAAGAAGAAGGGTAAGATGAGTTTCTTTGTGTGCGATGTTGCTAGTGAAGAAAGCGCTAAGAAGATTCTTACAAGGTTTTGTAATGCGAACGATTGCTTTGCTTATCTGATGATCGACACTAAGGATCATACAAAAAGCAATGAGGGTTTTGATCAACTAATCGAAGATGTTGGTGCTGAAAATCTGCTCAAGGTTTCAGACTATAAGCATCTGACACAAAGTTCTGGCCCAAGAAAGTCTTACAACAGAAATTCTAATGGTAGTGTCAGCGATCAAGATGTATTCTTTATCTACGGCTATGACAAGGATAGTAAGCAGATTACAAATCCTTATAATGATGCTACATATTTGAGAATTCTGTCAGAAGAACAGCTAGAGAATTTTCTGGAACAAGATGAGATTGTTTATGTTCCCATGCTGAGATATGGAACTGAGTCTGAGTCTGGTTGTCCAGAGATTTGTAGCATTACTAGAACTCTCCAAGAAGATACTCTGAAGAGCATAGTCAAGGATTTGGTTGGCAATAGTAAGATTTATGCTATCAAAACAGCTTTCATTAAAAAGCTTGAGAAGGATGGTTATAATCTTGTTAACTTCAATGATTTTTTGAAGCGTCAACTCAAAATTGTAACACAAAAGCACTTTAAGAATCTTGGTTCTATCAACAAGCTTGTTGAATATTGCAAGAAGGATTATGCAACAGAAGAGAAGAATGGTGGTGGATACAGATATTATCAGCACGGGACAACGGATAAGCAGTTTATGTTTCATATTCTGAATATCTTTGGTCTGGATTATGACAAGTTTATTGGTAATAAGACCCTTGTTGATTGCTTGAATAAAACAATGCTAACAGAGTTCTTTGCACATACTGTTCATATCAGTCCTTTTAATATTCCAAGATTCAGTCAAACAGAATATCTTTCTCATATCTCTAAGCTTATGAAAGAGGCTGGGATTGAAGATGTTGACAGTAAAGAGATTCGTAATGCTAATTTGGCCTATAATACTTTGACACGTATGATTACTGATCATTTGTATTGTGTGCCGAATACAGACAAGGCAGAAGGTTTTGTGAAAATTATTCGTGGAACTTCTACTCAAGATATTAAAACATGGAAAATCTCTGAGATTAGGGAAAAGATTAAGACTGAGGTAGACAAGAATCCTATGCTGAAACTTATTATGGGCAATCATCAAGTCTCTGGTAATCTGATAGATCTTAAGTCTAGTCAGAATCCTATTATTGAAGATCGTTCATACTATGGAAAGCAGAGTAGGGATTGGGTCGAACAGATGAGTCAGGATAACATTGACCTATTTAAGATTCAGTTGAGTAGTTTGATCAAGTAGTCAGAAATTTCTCAAGACCCCTTGACAAGCTTGCCGATTAGTGTAAAATGACAGTATCACAGGGTATCGTAACTAGAAACTAGGAGTTTGGATTATGGCTGTTCCGTTTATGTTTGTGGATGGGAATTTGACACTGGTTCTTAATAACCAGAGTTATCAGGTGCTTCCAGATCATATCAACTATAAGTTGATTCTGGAAAGACTTCCTACTGCTACGGCAGAAGAACTGTTGGAAGTTGTTGATGTTCAAAAAGCTGTTGCTTCTTTCAGCGACGGTCTTGTGGAGATCAAGAATGGACAGGTTCTTTATGAGGGTGAAGAAGTTCATGGTAGTATCAGTAAGCGTATTCTGGAGTTTATGAGCAAGGGATTGCCGTTCCAGCCCCTTGTTAATTTCCTGAATAATCTCATGGAAAATCCAAGTATGCAGAGTCAGAAGGAACTGTATGATTTCTTGGAACATGAGCATCTGCCTATCACTGAAGATGGTTTCTTCCTTGCTTATAAGGCTGTTCGTTCAGACTTTAAGGATAAGTATAAGGGAGTTTTTGACAATAGGGTTGGTCAGGTCTGCCAAATGCAACGAGCAAAAGTAGATGATGATCGTGGTCGTGGTTGTTCTAATGGACTTCATGCTGGGGCATTGAATTATGTTGCTGGTTATGGTAGTCTTGAGGCTGGCGACCGTATTGTGATCGTAAAGATTAATCCCAAGGATGTTGTCAGCGTCCCTAGTGATTGTAACTATGAAAAGCTTCGCACTTGTCGCTACGAAGTAGTTGGTGAGTACGAGGGCGAATTGCTCAAGCCTCTTTATAAAGCTGATTTTAGTCAGGACGATTATGAAGATGATGACGATGATTATCTGAATGATTATGACGAGAGTTATTGGGATCAGTTTGATGAAGAAGAAGATGAAGATGATGATGATGAAGATTATGACGATGAAGATGACCAGTATTGATTCTTGATAGTCAAGGTGGTGTTTGGAACTTGTAAGATAGTACCTATATAGTTTTTACTATCATACAATAACGGTTCGATTCCGTTACCATCTTTTAAGATATTGCTTTTGATGGTAGTGTTTACTGTCCCAATATCAAAATTGTAGGTAGTTGGAAAAAGGAATAACGAATGTTTAGCGATACTTTGGCTTTTAATCCGTTTGATAAAAATAATAATCCGGCTGATCATCATCGTGGTATTAGAGATACTTTTTTGAATTCTTTTAAACAAAGTCACATCTTTGTTTATAATGGTAATCCTCGTAAGAAGATTAGTAGTATGAATCATACTAATAATCTTAATGAGATGATTGAAGCAAATATTAATAATCATTCTGATGCTTACTTCTATGTAAATGGTGGTCGCAAGCTTTATGCTATCAAGCAATTTACTTGCTGTTTTTGCGACATGGATGCTGGAAGAAATGCTGATGGTACTTATTTTAAGCCTAGCGTTGTTATGCAGCACAAAAAGAAGTTTCTAAAGAAGATCAACGAGTTTCCTGTTAAGCCCAGTTGGGTAGTTGATACTCGTAATGGTTATCAGTGCTACTGGATTTTTGATGATGCTTCAAGAAACATTGTTGGCTCAAATAAGACTTTCTGGAACGGCTTGCAGAAAAAGCTGGTGAACTATTTTGGTGGTGATCCGCGAGCTATTAAACCAAATCAGATCTATCGTGTTCCTTACACTTGGTGGCGTAAAGAGTGGGAGAAGAAGGCTCCTTACTTTACAAGTCTGCTTCCCGGTAGCACTGGTCAACCTATTAATGTTGCTGATCTAAAGTCTGCTCTTACTGGTCAACCGGCTACCCTACAGATTATCCCTGAGAAGTGTAGTGACGAATGGTATAAGGGTTATGCTCAGGCTTATAAGCAGTCTGATGTTACTGGGGTTCCGGTATCAGTAAATGTTGCTACAAACATTCTGAACCAGATGAGAACTTTGAATCCTGAAGTATATACCAATAGTACAGAAGATGTAACTACTAAAGCTGTATATGGATATGCTGCTGGTCACTATGGTCAAAAGACTTATGGTGATCCAATGCCAGTTAATCCTATTGATGATACACTGGTGGATGACGAGGATGTGTCTACGGACTCACAGGATGCTCTGCCTGACGAGGATATGAACCTTGATGGTCAGCAGACCAAGCTTTTAAAAACGGTCGTGGAGTTCCTTAATCAAGTCTCAACACCGCTATACTTTAGCAACAACAGGTTTCTGTCTAATTCTGCTAAAGACCTTGCATCTCAAATTAGTGATAAGTTTTGTATCGGTTGAGGGTTCTGTGTCAAGGGTATGGAATATCCTATACCCTTTGACACAACCATATAAAAACAAGGAGAAAACAAATGGGTAGACATACTAATCCTCTTTTGCAACTTTTATTATATGATGAAGAAGCTAAGAAGAAATTTATTGAACTAATGAATGAGTCGGGATCAGCAAGAGATCTTTACTATTACTTTCAAAAGAATACGTTCTGTGGCAATAAGTATTATCTTAGTTGGCAAACAATTTGTAATATCATAAGAAGATTAGGTTTTAAGGGTCGCAGAGGACGAAATCGTAAGAATGTGGCTTCTCAAAATAGATACAGTTATAGGTAAGTTATATGAACGAAGATTATGAAGATGACAACTATGATGAATACGATAGTAGTCAGGACAATTTAGAGAGTCATTATAAAAAATACTTTAAGTTTGATCCCGATGCGTGGGATGCTTGGGGTAAGATGCTATATGATACTCTAAATGGTATGGTAGAATCTTCTCCTAATATATGGTATGTTCATGGTTTTCCATTCAAGTCGATTCCTGTGAATGATTACTTCTCCAAATCAGGGAACTTCAAAAACTCCCTGTACTTGGGGAATAATCATTATAAAGAACCGATATATAAAACTCAATATTTTATTCATGATAAGATACATAATGAATATAAAAATCACCTAAGAACACATGCGGTTCACTTTCTCCAACAGCCAAATTATTATAAAGGGATGTTTGATATCTTAAACTAGAAGAACAAGTATGTTACCAGCAATACTTTTATATTTAGCGATGGTTTTTGGTTCATTGACAGAAACTCCATATATTGCTTATGACTTAGCTACTCATATGAGTAAAGCACAAAGAGTAGAATGGACAAAAATGACTGATGATTCTGGAAATGTAAAATTTACTATTACCTTTCATAAGATGCCAATACTAGCAGAGCTAGGTTTTGAAAGAACTTTTGTAGATAAGCATAACAATTGTCAGTCGCAACTAAGGAAATAAATATGAATACTTATTTTGAGATAATCTTTAATAGGGTCCAATATAATAATAGATTTAATACAATGTTAGAGGTTAATGTCAACATAGCTAAAGTTCTTAATGAGGATAGAGCAATAGCTGAAACTGTAATAGAAAAAGATAGCAAAACGCACAGCATCATCACCATTTACAAGCCCAAGTTCTCTGCTAAACTGGAGTGGGTTCATATACCAAAATACGAGGATGGCACTGCACCAATATCATGAACAATGACAGATGGTTTTTTATCAATAATTTTGATGAGTTTGTTGATCATTCTAGATCTTTAGTATTTAAGTTTTTCGGAGAGGTAAATGAGATAGCAGACGATTCAATGACCGCATCTCTCTATGAAATGACAAAAAAAGAAACAGAAGAGATGGATCAAACACTAACACACGATGAAGCTGCTACTATTATTAAAAATCATGCTAAGAAACAAATAAATAAAAAAACAAACAGAATAAGATATTGTCTAACAGACAAGATACTTCAATCAATAATAGAAGATCTTAATAGTAGAATGGTTAGCAATATTCTAAATGTTCTGGTTAGCAAAGGAGTATTGGAGAGCGCATTTGATACTGACAAAAACGATTTTATTTTTTGGGTAAAAGAAGATGATAAAACAAACAAAGATTCTTAATTGATATTTATTTTGGAATTATAAAACTATTTTGGAGAAAATTATGGCTAATAATATTAGACCCACATGCTTTAGTGAGATTGTTGGTCAGTCTCAAGTTACTAATCGTCTTAGCATCATCGTTTCTGGTTGTAAAAACTCTGGTGGTGTGATGCCTCATGTTTTAATAGACGGCCCTCCCGGTCTTGGTAAGACTACTATAGCTAGTGCAATAGCTACAGAAATGGGAGTGAACCTATATACTATCAATGGTGCTGTTATTCGCAGTATTAAAAATATTTTGCCATACATTGTAGGCATAGAGCCAAGATCGGTTTTGTTTATTGATGAGATCCATAGACTTCCTAAGATTGTAGAAGAATTTTTGTATCCTGTTATGGAAGATTTTGTTCTTAATATCACAGTTAAAGACAAAGATAATGAAGATAAAGAGAAACCAGAGACTATTGAACTTCCTCAATTCACAATTGTTGGGGCTACAACTAGCGGGGGATCATTAAGCCAACCTTTTTATGATAGATTTCAAATTAAGGAACATTTATGTTTCTATAGCGATGATGATCTAGCTAAACTGGCAAGGTTAAACGCTGAAAAACTCGGACTAATGATTAATGATACTGATCTATTTGAGATAGCAAAAAGAAGCAAAGGTACGCCTCGTATTCTTAATGGAAGATTACAGTGGTACAAAAATTGTATTGCCTATTATACAGATCAAAAAATGACTGTTGATGATATATTCAATAATCAGGGGATTGATAAGAACGGTTTGGATGTGTATGATAAGATGTATTTAACGGTTCTTATTAAACATAAAGGCTCTGCTCTTGGGCTAAAAAGTATATCTTCTTTGACTGGTATTGCTATTGAAACTATAGAAAATAGTATTGAGCCATATCTAGTCAGAAAAGGATATGTTGTTAGAACTCAGAAAGGCAGGGTGATAGGCTCATATAAAAATGAATGAAATATCAATAGCTATAAATTTACCAACTATTATTTTATTCTCAATCACACTCCTAGCAATAGGGGTGTGTTTGTTTTTAATAGGCTATTTTTACGGCTTGTCCAAGTCCGTTAACGGTGTATCTAATTTGATAGTAGATAAGCCGAAAAATTTTTTTGATCATAGTGTAACAAAAAATAAAAAAATATCTATTGATAATACTAAAGTTGTAACTGATATAAAAACTGATAATTTAGAAAAAAAATATGAATCTTTGGGCGATATAAAAAACTCAGGAGATGACATATCTGGATCAATAAATAAACTTAAAAATTTAAAGAGGTGATTTATGGCTGGATGCGGATTAGATGTTGGAACAAGCTATATAGTTTTATCAAAAGAAGAAAACAATAATTTAATATATAAAGATTTTAGAGATGCTTTCTATGTAATAAAACCAACGACACCAGTTGCCACAAAAATGATAGAGAAAGGATTAACTGGAAAAGTATTTATCAAAGATAGCGATGGTTCTTTTATTCTTTTAGGTAAAGACGCTATAGAAAAAGCCATAGAAAGAAATGACACAGCGAAAAGACCAATGTATAAAGGAGTTGTTTCAGCGAAAGAAAAAGATGCCAAAAGAGTATTGGCTTTTATTCTTAAAGAAGTAGTGGGCAAAGCTTCAGAGCCGGGTGAAAAATTGGTATTCTGCGTTCCAGCACAACCGGTAGATCAAGAAGATGAAGATTTTGATGTAGGATACCACGAAGATGTTGTCAAAACTATTCTTGCGGAATGTGGTTATAGTGCTAGATCAATTAATGAAGCAGAAGCTCTTTGTTATGCCGAATTAGAAAACGATGAATACACAGGCATAGCTATTAGTTGTGGAGCAGGAATGACTAATGTCTGTGTAATGTTGAATGGTGAACCTACCGTAGTATTCAGTACCACCAAGAGTGGCGACTGGATTGATCGTATGAGTGCTGTGGCAACAGGAGAACCCGACAGTGTTGTTCAAGCAGAAAAGGAGGGCGGTGGTTTTAAAATCGGGGAAACCACAGAGAATCCAGTTTTAGGTGCTGTGTCAGCTTATTATGAAAGATTAATTGATTATACAACTAAACAATTATCTGCTGCATTAACTGGTCATAAATCTTTACCTAAATTCAAAGATGCTTTAACTATAGTTATAGCCGGTGGTACATCTCAAGCTAATGGATATATCGAAGAATTTACTAAAAAATTAGCAGATAATAATTTTCCACTTAAGATTAAAGTAGTCAGACATGCTGCGGACCCCTTACATGCAGTTGCTAAAGGATGTTTGATTGCAGCAAAGGTGTTGTGATCATACTTTAATTTGACCATTATCGAAATAAGTAGGAATAGTATCCCATCCGTAGCAAGCCAAGTCTGCGCATGTTATATTTAATTCTGGACCAAACCAAGTAGATGGCATTAAGACCTTTCCTTGTGTTTTAGATAAATAAGCTGACCACCAAGAGAAAGAAGAATTAGATAAAATAAAATTATTACACATGGATAATATCCATAGTGTTTCTAGAGGTTCTGTTTTATCAATAAAAGTAGCATTTCGCAAAGTTATATTTGATTTGCACCAATCAATATCGTCACTACTTATCATATAAGAATCAGAATCAATAAGTTTTGTACAATAATTTATATACTCTATAGAAATAACTGGATGAATATTTGGATAATATAAATAATCTCCACGTCTAACATGTATGGCTGTAGTATTCTTGGATATTATATGTTTATTTTTTTTTATAAAATCATCATTGGGTCCAAACATAGAACATATTAATGATTTATGGTGATTGAAATATTTATCTGTTTGACCATATCCAGTTAAAATTAAGTTTTTATTTTTAGGTATTTTAATTGGATTATAATTATGAGATACTAAAACATGAGTATAGTCTGAAATATCAATATCTAAATATGAAATATTTTTGAGAATATTATTTTTATATTCATGATAAACACCAGGATTATCTTTATGAATAAAAAATTTTAAATCATTATCTATGGAGATAGCTGTACAATATGCTATTTGAAATAAATTATTTCCCAATCTCCCAGCAAGATTACATGTTATTTTATTTGACATAGTCCGGCAATTCTTGGTAGTAATTATTTTTAAATTTTGGATCTAAAATAATTTTTCCTTCTTCTTTATTTACTATATTATCTATTTTGTCTAATATACTATTGCCTGTGCCTAGTCCAGATATATGATAAGTATTCATACCCCATCTATATATCATTGTTGGTTTTAGTTTTGATGTATAAATTTTAGCATTATTTTCAAAAGTTATTTCTACATCTTCATTAGATGTTTTATTAGGAAAAGTAATTCTATCTAGGTATTTTTTTGTATAAATATTTCCATTATTTATGTTATTACTAATTTGAATAAATTTATTATCAGTAAAGAAGTAGTGTCCATGGGATCTATAAATCTCATGGCCAGGATTATTTAATATATCATCACAAGCATTTTTTATAGCCCAAGGACACAACAAATCATCGTCATCTAGCCTGTAGATGTTTTCATACTTACACTGTTTATAACCAAATTCAAGTTTAGACGATAGTGATGGGAATCTGTTTTTAGTATTGATAATCTGTACTTTAGACAAATTATTTGTTATAGAATATTCTACAGATGTGGAGTCGTTTATTACTACCATTTCACAATCATATAATGATTGATGTTGAGATAAAAATGAATAGATAGCTTCTTCAAGAATATGATATCTATGGTAAGTTAAAGTAAGTATTGAAATCATGAGGTTTTAGAGTCCCTTTAAGCATATTAACACTATTGCTATACACTAATTATGGTGTACAATATAAATTGGCTATAATAACTATTTTATATGGGAATATAAATTTATGTTTGGATTTTTTAAAAAAATAAGATATGCCACAAGATCTCCTAAGTGGACCAATGTTCGTAAAGAACATCTAAAAAAATATCCTTTATGTGCTGCTTGTGGACGAAACTCAAAACTGGAAGTTCATCATAAAATACCAGTACATATTAGTCCAGAACTTGAGCTGACCCCTTCAAATTTAGTTACTCTTTGTGCTAATCCTTGTCATTTATTATTCGGTCATTTAATGAATTTTAAGAGTTACAATAAAATGGTCATAGAGGATTGCTCGGTGTATTTAGATAAGGTAAAAAACAGACCATAGTTTGTTAAGGAAATTTCCATGAAAAAATTAATAGCACTCATGGTTCTTTGTCTATTTTTAAGTAAGGTTTTTGCTGGAACAATAGATCCTGAAACACCAGACCAAAAATATATAGAGTATGGATCAAAATTTGATAGTGTTGTAAAAATTTGTTGTTTTGATGGAAAAGGCTTATCTTGTGGTTCTGCGGTAGTAATAGATGCCGAATGGATAATTACAGCTGCTCACGTTGTTGAGGGAAGTCAGAGCTGTACAATAATAATGAATAAAAAAAAATACAATATAGATAAAATAATTATTCACAAAAATTATAAAACCCATACTTTTGGCTATGATGATATAGCATTAGGGCATATAGAAGAAAAAATAGATTTAAAATATTATCCAAAAATTTATCAAAATTCTGATGAAGTTGGGAAGATTTGCTCAATATCTGGTTGGGGATTTACTGGAAATTTTATTACAGGAACTAAAATACATGATGATAACAGAAGAGCAGGTTCTAATTTTATAGATAGAATAGAAAAAAATGTACTGATATGCTCACCATCAAAAAGAAAAGATAAATTTACTCAATTAGAATTTTTGATATGTAGTGGAGACAGTGGCGGCGGTTTATTTATAGACAATAAATTAGCCGGTATTAATTCTTCTGTTATAGGATACGATGGAAAATCAGACTCAACGTATGGAGATGAAAGTTGTCATACAAGATTAAGTTTATACTATAACTGGATAAAAGAAGAGATGGAAAAATGAGAAGAGGAGAATGCGGGTTATTGCCCCACATTAAACAAGATTTATTTGGTTTAGATAGAAACTCTATACAGTTTTATCCATGGCCAATTAAACAATTTAATATAGAAAAAAGCTGGAAAAACTCTCAAGGAGAGGGAGTTAAAGTAGCAGTTATAGACACAGGATGCGATCTATATCATGAAGATATTAAAGACAATCTTATTGATGGATATAATGTTTTGAACAAAAATAAAGATCCTATAGATGATAATTCTCATGGTACTCATGTTTCAGGAACTATTGCTGCATGTAATAATACCTTGGGAATGGTTGGAATAGCTCCAAGATGCAAGATCATGCCAGTTAAAGCTCTCGACGGCGATGGTCGAGGAGATAATAAAAATGTCACAGAGGCGATCCTGTGGGCTGTAGAGCATGGTGCAGACATCATCACAATGTCTCTAGGTTCGGAATCTCCATGCGAACAGATGAGAAAAGCCATTAGATATGCTAAAGATAAAAATGTAATTATTTTTTGTGCATCTGGAAATAGCGGAATAAATTCTGGAATACAGTATCCAGCAAGATATGAAGATACTATAAGTATAGGTGCAATTAATGAAAATTTAGAAATATGCGAATTTAGTTGTTGTGGCCCAGAATTAGATTTTTTAGCTCCAGGACATAACATAATCAGCTCAGTTCCAGATAATAAATATGCTATTATGAGTGGAACTAGTATGGCAACACCATTCGCTGTTGGTTGTGCCGCTCTCTTATTATCATACTTTAGAAAAAATCCTAACTCAGCAATTGACAATATGCTTCGCACACCTGATGATTATATCTCAGCGTTTAGTAGAAAAGCTATGAAATTAAAGCAGGCGAAGTATACAGGTAAAAGAGACTACGAGGGAAATGGAATCATCCAACCTATTATATAACCCCGCAGCTGCATCAGTTATAATGAAATACTTAGCCATAGTCAAGCTTTATTTTTTTTTATTTTGGTGCTTGACTTTGTTTTTTTTTCGAGTACTATAAATAACGATAAAGGGAAAATTAAATGACTGATTTTGATTTTGAAAATAGAAAAAATAACCGTAGGCAAAATATACAAAAAAAGTATTTAGATCGTAAGTCTAATGATATTGATCATAGAGACAGTTCTAAGCTTAAGAAACAGTTCAAAAAGCATAAAGAAGAAATGCATCAAGAAGAACTGTGGGAAGACTGGGAAGATGAAATACATTGAAGAGCTTAAGCCCGGCGATTTGTTTATTCTAAAAAATGAAAGATTTATTTTAACTAGAGACTTTAAATTATCTACAAATAATCTATATAAAAGGTTATCAGTTAATATAAATACTGGATTTTTGCAATGGCTAGATGATAATGATATTGTTGATAGTGTGGATCTTTATTTTAGAGATAAAGAAGGAAATATAATAGCTCTTAAGGAAATAAAAAATGAATATTCTGAAAAGACTTCCGACATTTTTTAAATCATTATTTTTTCATGTTTGGGCGGGTTTCCCAAAGTGTACTAAACAAGAAATTCTTGAAAGATATGACATTTGCCAAAAGTGTGAATTCTTCGATAATACAGAAGAGCAATGTCTGGTCTGCGGATGCAATGTTAATAAACAAAAAGTATTCTTGAACAAACTAGCCTGGGCTGATCAGCATTGTCCTCAAAATAAATGGCTTAAAATTGTTAGGACTAAAAAATGATCCAAAAAATCTTCGATAAAGACAGAAATGCTTTTTCTCTTGTTAAAAATGCCAATATTTTTGATATCATTTCTAACAGGATAAAATCTGAACAAAATGGAGCAAGCGTTATAATTCCTCATGTTTGTAATAATGTCAATGCTTTTGGAGCAGGATTTGCCGGGCAAGTTGCTCAAATGTACCCAGAAGTTAAGGCCAATTTTCATTTACTTGGCTCTCAAGCAAAACTAGGTCATGTTCAATTTATTAATGTAAAATCAGATAAAAAATATGGACACAGTATTATATTTGCTAATATGATTGCTCAAAATAAATTAATTAATGAAAAAAATAAAAGACCTTTAAATTATGCAGCATTAGTTTACTGCATGAATCAGGTCAGGTCGTATTCCAAAAATTTACAATCAGCATCCGACACTAATCCTATAGAGATTCATTGTCCTAAATTTGGTAGTGGATTGGCCGGAGGAAATTGGAATTTTATTAGTGATCTTATAGCTGATATATGGTATGATATGTCCGTTTTTGTATATTTAGGATAATAATTATGTATGCTTTAATAGTTATTTTTGGTATTATGGGATTTCTTGATGGACTAATTAAATTGCAATCTAGTAATAATATTAGTCATTCAAAAAATTTATGGGATTTTCTCTTTCCAAATTGAATAGTATGAACAGACTGAAAAATCAAAGAGTTTACTTAGCAGGAGCTATGGATAGAGTTCATGATAGGGGTGCCACATGGAGAGATAATATAACTCCATTTCTTGAAAAAATGGGCATTATAATTTTTAACCCTATAACAAAACCAACTTCCACAGGAATGGAAGATCATGATTCTCATGTAATAAAAACAAAGTTTAAAAATCAAAAAAGATATGATGAGTTATCATCAATGATGAAAACTATTCGTTCCGTTGATTTGAGACTTGTTGACATAAGTGATTTTTTAATAGTTAACCTTGATTTAGATCATTATGCTTGTGGAACATGGGAAGAGCTATTTTTGTGCAATAGGTCAAAAAAACCTATTCTAATTCATATCGAACAAGGAAAAGCACATGCTCCAGATTGGCTATTTGGAACACTTCCCCACGAATGGTTTTTTTCAAATTGGGAAGAACTTAAAAACTACGTTATACATATTAATAATGACGAAAATATAGAACATTACAACAGATGGCGATTCTTTGATATATAATATATGCCAAAATACTATGTAATATCAGGTCAAATAAAAGAAATAGTAGACAGAAAGTCTCATAGAGAAGCAATATTATTTGCAATTGAAAAATATAAAGGAAAAGGATTTTTGACGTTGGCAAAAATATGTGTTAGCGAAACAGGATTTTCTAAAAATCTTACTTGTTATGATACAGATGACTTTTTAAGGAATTAATAAAATGAATCTTAATTTACAACAACCATCATACCTTGCTCCCACAAAAATCATTGTTGGAGATTCTTCAGTTCAAGGAAGAGGGGTTTTTGCTGTTTCTAATATCAAAAAAGGAGAAATTGTTGAGAGATGTCCTTTGATTCAAATGGAGTATCGATCAAAATATCAATTGGATCCTACTATTTTTGGCTATATGTATGCAAGATACCAGAACGATGAAGAAGCACAAAAACATGGTTTTATTATGCATATTGCCGCCGGATATGGTATGCTGTACAATCATCAGGACGACCCCAATGCTTTATGGAAATTTAATTATCCTCAACTATTAGGAGATATTATAGCTATTAAAGACCTAAAAATAGGGGATGAAATTTTTATCAATTATGGCAATTGCTACTTTAACAATAAAGACGCATATACAGGAATCGAGCAGGTAAAACATGACAAAAAATGATAATTCATACAACTACATTACTGCAACAAAAATTTTAATAAAAAAATCTGAAGTTCATGGCAGAGGAGTTTTTGCTATCTCAGATATTGAAGCAGACGAGTTAATCGAACGTTGTCCGTTGGTTCCTTTGGGCTTTAGATCAAGATATCATTCTGATCCACAAATATATAACTATCTTTATAGTCAACCTCCATGTTCTTGTAAAGAATGTCAGACTCATGGATTCGTATTTCACATGGTATTAGGATATGGAATGATATATAACCATCAGGATAATGCTAATACAACATGGAAATTTGATTGGGATAATGGATATGCTGATGTTATTGCTAATAGGCCAATAAAGTCCGATGATGAAATTTTTGTAGATTATGGAACAAAATATTTTTACGATAGAGAGAAAACAGAGTTGAATGATGCAAAAACTACTGAATGAAACCAAAATAGATTTTGATGATGTATTAATAGTCCCTCAAAGATCTACTCTAACTAGTAGATCACAGATACAGCTAGAGAGAACGTTTAATTTCTACCATTCTCCTAGAACATGGACTGGTGTTCCTATAATGTGTGCAAATATGAGTTTTTGTAGTTTTGAAATGGCAAAAGCTTTATCTAAACATAAGATAATATCATGTCTTCATAAGTACCATTCTGTAGAAGAACTCTATAATTATTTTATAGAAAATCCTAATAATATTGATTATACTTTTGTTTCTGTCGGTTATAAAAAGAGTGATATTAATCACCTACTAGAACTAAAAACAAAACTTAACATACAACCAAATATATGCATTGATGTTCCTAACGGTCATATGGATGTTTTTGTAAATTACTGTAAAAAAATTAGAGATAATTTTCCAGAATCAATAATATTAGCTGGTAATGTAACTAATACTTCTTCTACTCAGGAGTTGTTAATTTATGGTGGTGTTGATATTGTTAAATGTGGAGTTGGTGGAGGTAGCGCATGTTTATCTAGATTTGTTACCGGGTGTGGATATCCTCAACTTAGTTGTTGCATAGAAAACTCTTATGTTTCTCACGGATTGCAAAATGGAAAGAAAAAGCTTGGATTAATATGCTCTGATGGTGGACATAAAACATCCGGAGATGTTTGTAAAGCCTTTTGTGGAGGAGCAGATTTTGTTATGCTAGGTGGATATTTTGCTGGAACAGACACATGCAGCGGAGAGTGGTCATATGAGTATCTTGCTGGAATGGGAACAAAATTTGCCAAACCATTTTGGCAAACAATAGATCCGGGATATGACACAGAAAAAAGAAAAATAAATTTTACATATTATGGTATGAGTTCTCATCATTCCCAAGATATTTTTGAGGATGGTAAAAAAGATTATAGAGCTAGCGAAGGCACAAAAATTATAGTAAAATACAAGGGAACAATAGACACAATTATTCAAGAGCTATTAGGAGGAATAAGATCTTGTTGTTGCTATATAGGTGCTTCTAATATAAAATACATGTCTAAATGCGGTCAATTTTGCAGAGTTAATAAAATACATAATAATAACAATCCAATATTAGGAATATAATAATGAACATTCATTTGCAAACGCCAATTGGCGGTACAGGGTATGGTTATGCTGGTCTACATCTTTTAAAGGCGTTGTCTACAAATAATGATGTTTGTCTATCAGTAATTGGAAACGTTTTTCCTGATAATATAAAAGATTCAGAATTAATTCGTAATTCTATGATAAAACAATCTTCTGTTGATTACCAATGTCCTATAGTTAAAATTTGGCATCAATTTGATCTACTAAGCAGGGCAGGGAATGGTAGATATTTTGCATATCCCTTTTTTGAAATTGATACTTTCAATGAATTGGAAAAACATCATTTAAAATTTCCTGATAATATAATTGTTAGTAGTAAATGGGCAAAATCTATCATAGAACAAAATAATATCAATAAGCCGATTCATATTGTTCCATTAGGAGTAGATTCCTCAATATTTTATCCAAGAATTCCTCAGAACAAAGATAAGATATCTAATTATATTTTTATGACAGTAGGTAAATGGGAAATCAGAAAATCACACGATATTATAATTGAGTGTTTTAATAAGGCTTTTGAACTTAATGATAATGTTGAACTTTGGATGGCTACTGATAATAACTTTTTGACAGAAGAAGAATCAAAACAATGGGCAAATTTAGCACAGTCATCGAAATTAAAATCAAAAATAAAATTATTTCCTAAATTAAATTCTCAAGCTGATTTAGCCAATCTAATTAGTTATAGCGATTGTGGTATTTATATCTCCAGAGCTGAGGGATGGAATTTAGAATTACTAGAAACTATGGCAATGAATAAACCAGTAATAGCGACAAACTATTCTGCACACACAGAGTATTGTAATGTAGATAATTGTAAATTAATAGAAATATACGAAACAGAACCAGCTATAGATAATAAGTGGTTTAATGGTACAGGTAATTGGGCCAAAATAACAGATGCTCAAAAAGATCAAATAATATGGGAAATGAGACAGATGGCTCAATATGGAATAAAAGAAAATTCAGCTGGATTAGAAACAGCAAAACAATTTAGTTGGGAAAATTCGGCTAATACTTTAATCAGGTGTATAGAAGAATAGGAGAATAACTATGCCAATACCCAAACCTCACAAAGATGAAGATCATCAAAAATTCATAGCCCGTTGTATGGGCGATGATATAATGAAAAAAGACTATCCAGATAATAAACAAAGAGTAGCTATCTGTTTAGGACAAACTAAATCTTCATTAATAGAACAAGTTGGCCAAATTTTAGAATATAATCATGACGAAGAATTAGATAAAGATGGAGAAGAAGTTACTCCATCTAATCTTATAATTCCTGATGAAGAGGATTATGTCGATATCGATGAGAATGAACCATCAGAAATTTGGGACCTATATACATTAGCTTCTGAGTATCAAGGACGTAAAATTACTCTTAATAAACCCTTTAGAACACCTGATGGTCCTAAAAAATTTAGCGTTTATGTCAAAAATGAAAAAGGCAATATTGTTAAGGTAAATTTTGGTGACCCAAATATGACAATAAAAAAAGATATTCCAGCAAGACGAAAAAGTTTTAGAGCAAGAATGAGATGTGATAATCCTGGGCCCAAATATAAGGCTCGATATTGGGCATGTAAGAGTTGGTGATATATAAACTACAAAAAATGGACTAATAATTATGATTAAACCAATTAATGAACTACTAAAAGATCAAGATAATTCAAATCAAAAAATAGCTACAGACCAACACGCTGAAGCACAACATGTAGAAGGCTACTCGTCAGATGCTGTTATAGAGTTAATTAAAAAATCTCTGAATATACACTGGCAACAAACCACTGTTTTAACAGCACAAGCAGAACACCTTCAAAGATGGGGCTATAAGAAATTAGCAGCAATTATTAAAGAAGACGCAATTCAAGAACAAACACATGCTGCAATTAATATTAAAAGATTAGAATTTTTTGATGTTGATTACCAACCGTTGATACTAAATCCTCCAGTTTGGAAACGCCATGATATGGTTGCTATGATTAACTATAATTTAGATTCAGTCAGAGAAGCCTCATCTGCTGAAAGAGCAACAATTGTTGCTGCTAGGGCAGTAGGAGATGAAATAACAGCAAATATGTTTATTGAGCTGTTACAGGGTAGCGAAGATGGTATTGAGCTTTATGAAGGATTTCTAAAACTAATTGAACAAATGGGTATTGATAACTTCTTAACTTTACAGGCTTAATATGATAAATAGATCCCATCTTGGTTTTTGCGAATTATTTGATTTCAAGTGTGCTGGATCACGCACCTGTGATGCTTAGATTACTAACGTCCCTCTTTCTAAATAATGGAGATAAGTCATGGATCGTATGCATAATATTCTCAACAATGTTACATCATTTCTATTAAACTCAACAGCACAAAAGACATATGATGGACAGCAAAGAAATGATCTTAAAGATAGCGATTTTCTATTTCCAGAAACACGATCCTTTCCAATAGTATCTCCAGCAGACGTTAAAGATGCCATTAGTAATTATGGTCGCATGAGCGGTAAAATGAGTTATGATGATTTTTTACGAAAACTATACAGCATGTGCAAAAGAAAAGGGTCCGAATTTGTTGCTGCTTTACCAGAAGCTAGTAAAGAAAAACTTGGTATTAAAGATAAGAAAAGTAATGCAGATGTATTTGATATGATTCTATCTCCTCAAAATGATAATACTGATGATTCTTCTGTTGATGAAAATGAAATGAAGATTGATGAGCTATACGAGATGTCTATCTCATATTTGAAATCAATAGAAGTTCATGTCTCTGGCATTTTAAATGCAATTGACTCAGGAGACGAGGATGTAAAAGAAAACTTGACAGAGCCTTGGCTACATGGTAAAATTGCCGTAGTCGCCAACTATGTCCAGAACATACATGATTTTCTCATGTTCACAGAGACGGATGACGATACTACAGAGGCATCAAAGAAGAAAAAGAAACATCACGAAAGACTAGTTAAAATAATTCCTGTGTTTCGTAATACTATGATGTTACCAAGCATTAAAACAGATGAAGTAGATGAAGATAATTCAACAAATAACCCTGATAATGAAGAATCTGAACCAGACTCTTCACCAACATTATCTGGAGAAAAACCCGGATTATGGGATAATATAAGGAAAAAGAGAGAAAGAGAAGGTAAAAAATATCGTCCCGCAAAAAGGGGAGATAAAGATCGACCGGATCCAGAAATGTGGAAAAAATTAACAAAAGCTAAAATTTGTGCCACATGCGGAAAAGTGATGGCTGACTGTACCTGTAGTTAGGTACGCGATAGGATAATAGGACATTATTACTAGATTTTTTACAAAGGACAACAAATGGAAAAAGAATATGACAGTCTGTCTACATATATAACTTTAGCTAAAAAGATTATATCAAAATTTGCGCCGGGATTTTACTCATCTCTCAGGCAAGAGCTATTATCTAATGAAGATGCCATAGCGGACATAGCCTCTGCTATTATGATAGGAGATTGGAAATGGGATGAGGATAGAACAGGATTTGAAGGTAAAAAAAAGACCAGATACTCCTACAGAAACCAATGTGGAATATGGGCAATTAAAACATACATAACAAACAAATACAAAAAACAAAATAATCATTTATCTATAGAAAATAAAAATCCAGAATTTGATACATCTTTCTCAGATCATATTCGTGATAAGCCTGAGTATGATCCTTCTCTAATAGCAGAAAATAATGAATATCATGAAAATCTTAAAAATAATATAGAAGATATTCTAACAAGTGGATTAATAACAGATAAACAAGCAGAACAAATTAAGCTATATTATTTTCAAGACAAAACATTGTCAGAAATAGGGAACGAATTTGGAGTAACAAGAGAAGCTATTCGTCAAAACATACAAAAAGGATTAACAAAGATAAAGCAATATGTTTAAAATAGCATTACAATTATATGTGGTAAGCTTTAATTTATCTACTAATGAACAATGCCTTGTTTCTTTAGACAATGAAATATTAACTCCTCTTTCTGTCGAGATTGGCGAAGACAATGCGGAGCGTATCGATGACATGCTACAAAAGATATTTGAAACATACATAGACCTGGGATTTGGTTGGATTAGTACTAAATTAATTCATGCTGATAAAAATAATAATATAATTACGTTGACATATACTTGCAGTATCCCACCAAAAACTGTTCTTAAAAACTCATATTATGTTAGCAAAAATATTTCTACAATAAATAATTTAGCTAGAAAATGTTTATATTATGCTTAAACAAATAATTAAATGGCTATTTCCAGAGCCTGAAAAAAAAGAAGAAATCAAAAATTTAGATGATCATAAAAAATTTTTATGTAGTTTAAATATTGAATTGGGTTTTGATGGTATTATTAATATTACATGTTACTGGCCTGATTTAGAAAAATTGGATGAAAAATCTATAAAATTAATAGCAGATCAGTATGCTAAAATGATTTTTGCTACAGATAGTGGTTTGCTTAAAAGAGATATTATAGATACTTTATATGATGTTCATTTAAAAAATAATCCATATGATGTATTTTTCGTCCAAGAGGTTCTCGACAAATGGTTGGAGTATTATAATAAAGCACAAGCTAAAAATACTAAACCCTTAATTAAACCATCTAATGTTTTTAAGCAATATAAATGAATATATCAAAAACCTCTAACCTAATAGTTTGGCAAAAATGGCTAGATCCTTTTGGTCATGATGATATATCCTCTTTGGAAAATTCTATAAATAATAACGATGATCAAGAAGATGATTATGCAGAAAATCAACATAATGAATCGCCTAGTATTAAAGAAGGTGCTTTAAAAGCCATTATAACTCCAATGGGATTGATACCATATACTGAAAATACCGCATCAAGTAAAATTTTTAATTTTTGGGTTGGTCATACAAATTTTAATCTAACAAAAAAAGTTATAGATATTATAGAAAATTCTGATGGAGTAGAAACGCTAGACATCTTTACAAGATATAGATTTAGAATGGCTATTGGTAAAGTTTTTGAAGATGCAAAAGTTATGACAAATATAAATGAAAGAGTCTACGAATACCTGGATCAAGAAATATAATGGTTAATCTAAATGATAATGATATAAATGATATTCATAATTTTAATATTGATCTAAAAAACAGAGAAATATATTTACACTCTTATTTTGATTCATCAGAATCTGGTGAACCTGGAGTAGATTATAGATCAGCAATAGTTTTTGAAAAGAACATTAGGCATCTTAATACTTTATCTAGTGATCCCATTTTAGTTCATATGCATTTACCGGGAGGAGAATGGCAAGATTGTCTTGGTATATATGATACTATAAAATTTTCTAGATCAAAAATTATTATATTAGCATATGCAAAGGTTGAGTCTTCTAGTAGTGTTCTTTTACAAGCAGCGCCGTTAAGAATTCTTACTCCTAATGTTACAATGTTAATTCATTATGGTTCATTTAGTTTAAATGATGAACATAGTAAAGCAGCAGCAAGTAGTGTTAGATGGAACGAGGAAGAATGCGATAAGATGGTAGATATTTTTACTGATCGATGTATGGAGAGTGAAATGGCCAAACAAAAAAATTGGAAAAAGATGATGGCCAAAAAACATATCACATCTCAACTAGCAAGCAAGTGCGATTGGCTATTAAATGCTGAGGAAGCTGTTGAATATGGATTTGCTGACGGTGTATTAGGAAGTAAGAAATATCCTAATATAGAATCGCTAAAATCTCATAAATTTAAAAAATGATAATTGAATATTCAACATATGATGTATCTTTTTCTGATGATGAACTAAAGAATAATTTACATCAAGCAGTAGCTTATTGTCCAGATACAATATCCGTACTACCAGCCTCCGTTAAATTAGCAAAAAATATTCTTCCATCATCAATTTTATTGTCCACTGTTGTTGATTACCCATTAGGTATTCTTGATAGTAAAAATAGAAACTCAGCTATTGAATCTTGTATAAAAAATGGAGCTAATATAATCAATATAGTAGCTCAACCTCATAATTTTTGCAATAGGAAATATGATAAATTTAGAGATGATATTCGCACAAATATTGAAGTATGCTCTAAAAATGGAACAGAATTAAGATACATTCTCGAATATAGAGTTTTTACTTATGAACTATTATATAAAGTTTCGCAAATCTTGCTAGATTTGGGCATTAGTACAATATATCCTTCAACTGGCTATTTATTAGATAACATTAATGATAATATGCTTGCTGCTGGATTAATTAATAAAAAAGTATCAATTAATATTATATGCAATGGTAATTTATGGAATATTGACCAAATTAATATTGTAAAAAAAAGTAGCATATTTGGAATAATGGTCAATTCTATTAATGCTTTAGAGCTAATATCCAAAAAATAATCAAGTTTTTTTAAATTTAGGGTATACTATATTAGTATTTCTACTAACAAATGGAGATTAAAATGGCCACACAAAAAGTTAATGGCTCATCATATACTGTTCCACCAAATGTAAAAGCTAGTGGATCACAAAATAATCGTGGCGTTGTGACTAGAGGCGGCTCTATTGCTTCTGGCAAACTAACTAATGTGGGTGTTTCACGATATAACACTACTGTTTTTGCATCAACTGTTCTTGATAATGGCTGGGCAGATAAAGCTGTCTCTGCTGGCATTTTTGCTTATGGAGATAGGGATGGTGTAGCTATGAGAAGCACAGCTACTCTCAGTGGTGTTTCAAACACAGCACTACGTAGTGGTGCTAATGTTCCATCTTTAATGCAAAGTATTCATTATTTAAGAGTTCTTAGGACACGCAGATTTACCACAGCAATTAGAACTAATAAATATAATAGATTTACAGGTAAGTTCGAAGTTGGTTATCCAGTAGTTGCTGTAGACACATTGGCTACAGATAATGCTGCTGTTGTAACTCGTTCAGCTCCTGGTGTTTTGGTTTATAAACTTGGTCAGCCAGTTCCTGTTACTAATAACTATAAAGCAATTACTGGTTAATTTCGTATAAATTAATACGAGGTAATAATAAATTATTATGAGCCAATGATACTTAGTGTCGTTGGCTCATTTTATTATGGAGATTTAATTATGACAGATTCTAATTTAGCTCATGTTTGGCAAATTGTTGCAACTACTAGTATTGGTATTATTGTTACGCTAATTACTTTTTGGGCAGCATTAGTTCGTCATGTTGTAACTAAATCCGAAATAGAAAATCTAATTCAAACCCACTCACCATATCTACAAGATAGACAATTTATAATGGAAAGATTAGCAAGTAATAAAGAAAATCAAATAGCCTTCGCAACTGCATTACAAAGAAATAGCGAAGTTATGAATGAGCTTAGAATTCAAATGACAATACTTACCAAAACTCTAGAAACACTAGAAGATAGAATAGATAGAACCTAGTGTATTGATAGTGTATATTTAAAATAATAACCTTTCTTTGGAGAAAAATTATGTCAAGACCTTTTACAGATATCTCAAAATCAATTAGTGCTAATCCTATTAAAAATGGAACACTAGTAACATCTACAACATTTACAGGAAAATATTCTGTTAATAATAATTATGTTAAAAACACCCCAGCTATTTCTGACATAGCTTCAAAATATGGTTATAGATTCTATAATGGTATTTTTGTCGAATTAGTTGGTGACCAAACAGTAGTAGGTGGCTAATATGAGTATAAAAAGAATAAACGAATTTCCGACAGGTAGTGGATCACTAAGTAACGATGATATATTTTTATTCATGGACAGTCCATCGGTTAGCGGAGTTACTAAAAAAATAACTTTAAGCCAACTAAGTAGTGCTATAGGAGTTGATAGATTAATTAAAGACGATAAAGAAGTTATACTTACTGGAAATGGTTCTTTAACATTACCCAGCGGTAGCATATTCAGTGAAACAAATAATACAGTATCTTTAATGCCTCCAACAGCAGCCTCTGGACAAAGTTTAGTAATTCGTCCAACCGCTGCATCTTGGAGTATTAATTCTAGTAATTATATTGAGTATGGTAATCCTATCACCATTTCAGTTACCATAAATGGTTGGGTTTATTTTGGAACAGTAAACTATACAATCTCTGGTCCTGGAGTTACTTCACAATCATTAGGTCGAGCATTAACTGGCAAGATAACTTTCTCAGGCATTAGTGGTCAGCCAGATACAAAAAATATTACTTGGACTATACCAGCTAATAGTAATATCTCCGAATTTACTCTTACATTAACTAGTGTTGACGGAACAAGACCGGGTCCAGATGTTGCAGACGCAAACCTTCATCCAGAACTATATTACAATTTTGAAGAATCTAACGTGCCTACTGGTCAATTTATTACAGTAACCAATAATGGAATATCTAGTTCAGAGCATAGTCATGTACATCTTGTATCAGGAGATCCTTCAACAGTTGATATTTATTTGGGAGATGATGATCAATATGTTAAAATTGAAAAAGATGGTGGAGATGTGATTATTGGCACTAATTCAAATACTCACCTTTGGACTTTTGATACAGACGGCAAATTAATATTACCAGGAGGATATGCTCAAGTTGTTGTAGAGGGTGATGCTGGGGTTCGTATTGGAACAGCGGAAACTAACGTTGCTCCCAATAGCCAAATTAAGATCGGCGGTGCTGAACATGCGTTTGAAATCTTTGGAGGGCCTCCTGGATATAGCTGGACTTTTGACGGAAATGGTGAACTAACATTACCAGCAAGCGGTAGCATCACATTCCCAAATAACACAACCCAAACTTCTGCTGGCATACCAAGCAATACCGGACTTGTTCCAAACTCAGCTAGTATTACTAATATAGTAAATATATCTCAAGCAAATTATGATGCTCTTGTTACTAAAAATTCTACTACTTTGTATGTTATCTCATAATGTCTATATTTTTAAACAATTCTGACCTATCTTCTATTAAATTAGGAAACACTAATGTTTCTAAAATATTTTTAGGCGAAAATTTAGTATTTCCTCCTACTCCTATATGTCCTGACTCAACTTCTAGCGTTAAAATGACCGGATGGTTTGTTGGTGATCGAATTCTATCTCCGATTGGATATGCTCCTTATGGACGTGAAACTTATATCTATGGGGATGAAGCTGTTCGATATGAAACTGGAGTATGGATTTATACTAATACTGGAGGAGAGATTGTTAGGGCATATAGTTATGCCGACCGGCCTTGGCTAGTAGAGTGGCCGTCCCCATATGCTGCTGAGAAAGTTCGTCAAGATGGTACGTCATGTGAGTCTGCAAGTACAACAACCACTACAACAACCACAACAACCACCACAGAAGCACCAACTTTTGGAAGTTCAGGATTTCAGTGGATGACAATGAATTCTATTACAGAGTCTACAGCATCAGGAATTGGTCAAAATAATATAACAATAAATATTACCCAAAATGGTGGTGGTATGTTCCAGCACGATGGTATGTATTCGGCCACAAATTTTCCGGAAGAATACGGGGTTCCACTAATTGGAACGGCACAAATTGGAAACACTCAGGCCGGGGTATTTACTGCAACATTTAGTTCCCCCGTCACAGATGCTCTTGTTGCATTTGCCAGCGTTGGTAATCCCGGCACAGCGGTTCCAGTACAGGTACTTGACGAAAATGGTAATCCAAAACCGTTTACACCCATTTGGTCATTAACCAGCGAACCTTGGTCGCAAACAACATATCTAAACCAAGTGAGTCCTACACAATACACTCAATTCATTGGTGCAGAAGGGTTCAATATTATTCGAATCGATGGAACAATGAGTAGTGTAAAGTTTAACTACGGGACTGCAGAATATTACTGCACAGTTTGCTTCGGATTTGTTGACCAAAATGCCTAATTATAAATTGGTGTATATTACTCTAGTAGTTACAACTATCTTTAATTGGAGCTTAAAATGGTAAAACCCGGCTATCGCACCAGTGAGTTTTGGTTCACAATGGTTAGCTTTATTTTTAGTGGTTTGTATCTAATGGGAATTATTGGAGAAAATTCTCAAAAAGAAGATTTGATTCAAGAAACTAGTAAAGGACTAGAAGCTACAATACTTATTATTGGACAATTAACAATACTATTTAAATATATCAAAGGAAGAACAGATCTGAAAAAAACTTGGTGGAGCACAGCAACTCCAGAAGAAAGAAAAGAAGCAAATAGAAAGAATAGCCAGCCTTTAAGAAAAAAGAGAAAGAAAAATGCAAACCCAAAACTTGTCAGTAAATGATCTTGAAAATTTAGTAGTTAAAGCTAAAGAAATAATTAGAAATGCAAAAGCAGTAGCAATGCCCCAAGCATGGAATGTGCTACAGTTAGCTACAGCAGAAGTTATTCAAAACATAGAAGATAATAATCCCTCCCTTAAAGGGGTTGATAAAAAAACACTTGCTATGACTATGATCTCTAAGTTTTACGATCAAGTATTTACGATAATAAATTTTCCATTTGTGCCACAAATTTTACAGCCTATTATACAAAGGTATGTTAAACAAATACTCATGCTATTGGTTAGTGCGACAATTGATGCTTTAGTTACCACTTTCAGAAATAGTGGAGTTTTTGTTGATCCAAGTGTTAAGGTTGATCCTGTTGTTGATAATACGCCTCCCGTCTCAGACAAATAAGGAATAATAAAATGAATTTTACAGAGAGCTTTCAAGAATTTAGTAGTAAACTGAGCACAACGGATTTGGCTCTTTATGCCGGTGTTGGTCTTGTGTTGTGGGTTTTATTTAAGGATAAACTTAGCCCAATACAAAAACTATTAGCTGGTCTCGTTGAAAAATTCAAAGGTGGTTCTGCTAATACCTCTTTACCAGTAGTAAATGTTCCATCAGTTTCTCCAGTAGTCGTTCCCAAAAAGGGTGACTCTGAAGATACATTTTTCAAGTTGGTAGTTTCGTGGAAACAAACCAGAGACTTGGCAGTACAGAGCGGCTGTTCTGAAGCGGTAAAAGTTGCCGATCAAATGTTTCCGTTTTTAAGTCCTAATGTATGTGGTAAACAAAATGAGGATAAAGTACTATGAGTCAAAAAAATATATTACTAGGACTAGCTGCTCTACTAATTGTCATCGGTTTACTTAAGCCAGAGTTTTCAAATATTCTTGGCCCAAACAAACCAGCAACAGTAGATGTTTTGGAATTATCAGAACCAACAGACCCAGCTGTTAAAAAAGAAGCAGATGATGTTGTTACAGTTCTAAAAGAATCTGGAGCAAAGAGAGATGCTAAAAGATTACGAGATTTGTATCTAGATCTAGCAAAGCTTGTTGAGCTTGATGGAGAAAATGAAGTAGTTAAAAGTACAGAAGAAATTCGTCAAGCTAATAGTTTGGCTGGTGTGATGCTTAGACTAGATATTAAGGGTAAGTATCCTGATCTAGCTAAAGAAACAAAAGAAGTAGTAGTTGCTTCTATCGGTGATGATCAAATTCTTTTATCTAAAGAGCTAAGAGCTAAGGCCGTAGAAGGTTTTAATGCTTTAGCTTGGGCTTGTAATACGGGGTCAAAATAATGCCAAGACTCTCTCCTAAAGAACTATATGATATGTATCGTGGTGGTTATAGCGGCTGTCGATTTGAGCAGCACGTTTATGATCACCTAATGGAAACATCCAAGTATCCACTATTTGGAGATGCTAGTAAAAAAATTAAAAATTCAGGCAAAGGTAAACTTTCAACACCATACAAGAGTGTGTTACGATTTGAGAAGAATCCTTATAATGAAAGACAAACTGTCGGAGATTGCGTGAGTCATGGAACAAGAAATGCTTGTGATATTACCCGAGCAGTAGAAATTGATATTGGTAATGAGAGAGAGGATTGGATAACAAAAGGAGCAACAGAAGCTATTTATGGAGCAAGAGGTTTTTCTGGAGAAGGAATGAGTTGTGCCAGAGCTGCTGAGTTTGTTAGCAAGATTGGCGGAATTGTTCTTAGAAAGAATTATCCAGGAGTTGCCGACTTCAGCAAATATAATGGCAATCTAGGCGCTGGTTGGGGAGGTAGAGGACTTCCAGATAAAGTATTAGATTTAGCCAACGATCATCAAATTAAAACTGCTTCATTAATAAGAACAGTAGAAGAAGCACGAGACGCTCTTGCTAATGGTTATGGTTTAGCAGTATGCTCTAATTATGGATTTAGTAACACTAGAGATAAAAAGGGATTTGCTAGAACATCAGGTAGCTGGGGACATTGCATGGCTTGGATAGCATGTGATGACACTGGTAGTGAGCCAGCGTTTTTAGTCCAAAATAGTTGGGGCAAATGGAATGACGGTGGACATCCAGAATGGGGTCCAATTCCAGACGGCTCATTTTTAATTCATGCTGATGTTGCTGCTGGAATGCTAGCAATGAATGGGTCATATACATTTAGCGGTTTTGATGGTTTTCCTCTACAAAAATTACCAAGCTACGGATTTGAAGACTATCTCTAAAATTCGCAATTAGCTATTTTAAAAGCTGCTCTCTATTAGGTGTATATATTTATATATCTAAATTCCTTCTATGGAATAATTTTATGAATCTAAGAGAACGACTAGAATTAAGAGCAGTTATCAATATGATAATTGGTGTTATTGAAACCTTAGCTAGACTATTTACTAAGGCTAAAGAAAAATTTGGACCAAAACCTAAAGTAGATACTCCAGATTCTCCAGTTAAACCCAATAGACCACGACCGCTAAAAAGAATTGTGGACACTATTGATAATGTTATACCTTTTCCATGGAGAGATAAAAATGAATAAATTATTTGTTGGTTTATTTTGTGTTGGCCTGCTGTTTACTCAGTCTCACTACTATGGCTCAACAACGGCTCCTGTAACTCTTGCTGGTGGCATTATTAAAGCAAAGCATGTACAGCAAGCTACCCAAAAGTATAAAAGAAAAGACTGTCCCGTTTGCAAGGGTAAAGGCTGGTATATGAGTGGTGATGGTATATTAAAAATTGATTGCACATATTGTGAAGCAGACAAAGGGTCTGTGTCGGTAGGGCCGATTAAATCAATCACTCCAGTAATCCCCAAAATCCAAACTGCTCCAATAAATTGTCCAGATGGCCAATGTCCAATCAAAACATCAAGGAGATAAATACTATGGCCGATAATGAAAAACTCAAAGCTATAGCTATTAAAATTTTAGAAAAATCTACTATATCTAAAGATAATATGTATGGATTTGCTATCGTGACTATTTTAATGATAATTAGTATTATATTAACTTGTGTGAGAATATTACAAGAATGCAATAAAAATAAATTAACATCTCAGTCTACAGCAGAAGATAAATATTCAATGTATGGCGAACAACTTCATACTTTTAGTGAGCGCAAAGGTTGGTTTACTAAGATGAGAATTAAAAAAATTCTTCGTAGAGAAATGAAAAAAGAAGATTATAATAAGTATTCATTAAGTATTTTGAATGCTTTATTAGAAACAGGAGAAACTCTCACGGATGATGACGTTAAAACTTTAGTGGAGGCGGCAAATGTTTAATTTATTAGTGTGGTGTGTTTATGGTTTGTTAGTTGGCTCAATAGCTAAAAGTTTGATTCCGGGTGAAGAAAATTTTGGATTTTGGAAAACGATAATTTTAGGAGTAGCTGGCTCATACTGTGGAGGAGCATTATCTTATATGCTTGGTTTTAATACTGTATTAGAGCCTAGTGGAATTTTCTTAGGAATTACTGGATCTTCATTAACTATTATTTTATACAATAAACTTACCGAAAAATAAATAAAATATGTTGTCTCCACAGGAATTATACTATTCATATAGTAATAATATATGTTTTGATAGTTATATAATAAATGGAACTTCGGGAATACCAACTAAAACAGCATATGGTACTCCCTATGATTTGCCCAGACTTATCCGTTTTTTGAGACATTTAAAATATCCATGTCTAGAAGGCGCCCCTTTTGTAGATATTGAACCTTCTGTTAATGCTAGTGGAATCAAAAATACAGGGTCAGGGAAATTAGGATTACCATTCAAATTTTTAAACAGAATGGATGCTGAAGCTTTTACAGAAATCCAAACTACGGTTGATGGAGGAACAGCTCATGCCATAAGGAACGCTTGCGATATATCGAGAGCTTGCCAAATAGAAAGCACTAAAAGCTATGGTAGCTGGGAGAGTCGTATGGCTACAGAGTATTTACAACACTTTTGTGGTTCTTCGTTACCAGATTGTTTACTCATGCTTGGTCCAGATTTGGTTTCGGAAAGTACTGCTCAAAACTTACAGATTCCGGGTTGTTCATATACTGCAACCGACGGGAATACTATCAGTTTTAATTGTATAGATAATCCTCAGTATGGAGCTGCTGGAGCATTTTTTTCATGCATAAAAAAACCAGATGAAACCTCAGCAAAATGCAGAAGTTGTGTAGAATGCGATCCATTACTACCTACTTCTCCTTGTTGTTCAGCTACTACTTGTGTAGATAAATTAGAAATATGTTGTGGTGCCCCTAGAACAAGTAGATTTGATTTTAAATATTTAGTACCAACTGATGATTTATATTTTGCCGGAAACATTACTAGTGGATTTAGAGACGAAATATTGAAACATATTGGAATTATTAAAAGAAAAAATTATGGAGCATATGGTAGTTTTGTTGATTATTCAGGATCAACCTTCTATGGCTGTAGAGATGAGATATTTTTAAATTACTTTAAAGGCATAAATAATTATGATTATGATCAGGATATTCCTAAATCTCCGTCTGGAGGAATAGATAGATGTCAAACGATTTCTTTAATTGGAGGAGATGGAGATAATAGAGTTAGTAGAGTCAAAGATTTATTATATAATGGATATGGTGTTTTACTTATGACAAATGTTGGTTTTCCTAATACTAGGGATTCTACTGGTTTGTCATATCCTGATAGAATATGGTATCATTCATTAGCGATTATTGGATATGATGATACAAAAATTGAATTTCCAGAATGTGTTTATTTAGTCGCTAATAGCTGGGGAAATTGGAATAGCGGAGGATCACCAAATTGGGGCCCTATTCCTCAAGGATCTTTTTTAATTACTGAGAATCATCTAAAAAGCATAACAGTATTTAATCATAGTCCAAGTTTTATTAAGTGTAAAACTAAAAAATGTATTGATGCAATATATAAGGGTTTGGGCTTGCTTCCTTATAGCGGCTTAAGCTTAGATTCAGGAAAAATATTAGCAGGAGCAGATATTGCTAGTTTAATGGCTGCAGCTGGTGCAATATCATCAAATTTTCCTAATGTTTTATTAAGTAGTACCTTTGTGGATAATAGCTCCCCTTGCAATGATCCTGCTATTAGTGAACAATATAAAGGATGTACAGATGAGGGTAGTTGTGTTCCATTTGAGTGTGGCAAATACCAGAGAGCATTCGGTCTATTATTTGGACTATCTACAGTTAGTGGTTTTCCCAGACAATACTTAGACTACAAACCATTTTATCCGATTAATACATATAAAAAGTTTAATATGGGCGCTAGGTATTTTAATACAGGAACCTAATTATGTCTAATGACTGGTGTGATCCTGCCTCTTGGTTTTATGATTCTGGAAACCTTAAGCCCGCTAATAGTATTCCGCAAAATACCAATGATATATATGTTGACAATAATCTATCACTAGATCTTGCAACAATAAATTGCATTGATAAAATATCTTATTTAAAATGTGAAAATCTATCGTTATCTACTTCATCAGGAACTGGAAATTTTATTGTCGGATTTTTAAATGCAAAAAATGTATCCTTAAATAAATGTAACATAACAAATTATATAGATGAAAAAAATCCCTTTAGTTTGTATACTATTGATAGTTTAAGTCTTACAGATTCTAAAGTACATAGCATAGCTTTTGATATAGCAGAAAAAATTTCAGGAGTATCTAGCCTTGTAAAAGATTGCTTATTCTTATCAGATGGTCTTAATTTATATTTTGAAGATAGTATTTTAGAAGGATTGCCTTCTCTAGACTTTCCTTATAGTGATGATTTAAGGAGCAAACTAAAATTATCTGCTGGCACATTAATAAAATCTCAAATTCAAGATTTTATCATAGAAAGTGATAGCGAATTGGATATTTATCTATACAGTAATATTCAAAAATGTCAAATAAAAAGTGATGTTAAATTTAGAAATAGATCATATCATTTAAATCCTTCAATAATAAATGGAAATTGTGAGTTTTGGGATAGTTGTAAAAATTATGGAACAATCAACGGGAATGTTATTTTTCATGGTGGAGCAGCAATAAATTATGGAACAGTAAAAAAAGCAATTTTTGATAATGGAGGAGATAATTATGGAACTATTGAGGAGGCTGAATTTTATGGAAATGGTACTAACTATGGAAATGTAGGCAAAGCTACATTTTATAATGATAGTATTAATTTAGGAAATGTTGGCTATGCAATATTTAAAGGCTCAGGATGTTACAATGAAGGCAAAGTTTATGAACAAGCTATATTTTTTACTTCCGGAAGCTACAATAATGGAGTAGCATATAATGCTATTTTTAATTCTGGAACATTCAATGATAAAGGTGGTATAGTATTAGGATCATCATGTTCTTTGGATGGTGCTGAAAATAAAGGAACTATTAATGTTGAGAATACAATAACCCTAAATAATTCTTATGTTTATGTTGACAGCAGTTCTATTATTTCTAATAGTGGAAATGTTGTTCTTAAAGGTTCTTCAGGAAGCTCATACATTTATGCTTATAAGTCTATATTATTAGATAAAAGTTATATTAGAGGAGAATTATCTTCCCCTGGTTTAGTTACAGTTAAAAATAATAGCCATATAGCAGCAGTAGTCTGGGATGTTGTTTTTTATGATTCAAGTTTTGCTGATGGTAGTACGATAATAAATATTGGTAATTTTTATAATGATTCTTATTTAATAAGTAGTAGCTGTAGATCTGGTATTTTTAATGATAATTCTGCAAATTATAGCACAGTAAGACATGGTGTCTTTAACAATAATTCAAAGAATTCCGGAGTAGGGATGGTCTTTGATGCATTGTTTTATAATAATTCAAATAACCAAGCATCATGTACTACTGGGTTATTCTATAATAATTCACTCAATGGCCATTTTGGAAATGGCAACTATTTAACATTTTATGACAATTCAATTAATGCTGGAATCTCTTCAACAAGAATACTTTTTAGTGGAAATTCTTCAAATACAGGAGAAATAAATAATGGTGCTATGTTTACAGAAAATAGTATTAATAATGGAAGAGTTAATATTGCACATTTATTAGATAATGCTAAAAATAATGGATATATAGGATCAGGTTATTTAAATAATAAAACTATTAATAATGGAAGAATTTTTTCAGCTTTTTTACGCAATGAATCAGTTAATGACAAAGGATTTGTGTCGAAAGGTTTTTTTGATGATTCATCTAAAAACAACGGGTTTGTTGAAAGTGGGCGCTTTTATGGGTATTCATCGAATGATACAAAAGGCTTTGTTCAGTATGGATTATTTTATAATGAAAGCATTAATAAAGGAAAAATTATAGATGGAAATTTCTATGACTTATCTACGAACAACTCACTATTTAGTCCATATCATATAACTTTTTATGATCATAGTTCAAATATAGGTAATATAAATATTAATAACAATTTAAAATTTGATGATAAAACATTTACAGTAGCAATATATAGTGGACAATATCCTGTTTTTGTTGGATCTAATGAGCAATTCTTATCAGACTTTTTTTGTAATACAGATCATTTTTCTCCATATTGTATTTTCAATTATAAAATAGAATTCAAAGACTATTCTATAAATAGAGGCAACTTAAGAGGCTATCGTGATTATATTTTTAATGATAATTCTAAAAACTTTGGACAGTTATTTTCATATAATATAATCCCAAATCATGCTACAATTGCTTACTTTTCGGAAAATAGTATTAATTGTGCTAATATACCAAAAGGTAAAATTATTTTTTCAAACGGCGCAATTAATTCTGGAAATATATCATTTGGTGAATTTTTAAATAGTTCTATAAATTATGGTAATATTAATAGTTATAGTTTGCCTGATACTAATATTTATTCAAATTTTACGCCATGTTATACTATACCAAATACTAATACTTTATATTTTTACAATGCTTCTATTAATTATGGCCAAATATTATTAAGTAATGGAATGACCCTAAATGGAGAAGATCATAAAATTAAAGCAGTATTTGATTATGCTATTAATGTTGGAAATATAGCAGGAAGCGCGATATTTAATCATTGTATAAATTCTGGATTTGTGATGAAAAATAGTCAATTTAATGATTCCATAAATTATGGAACAATTGGAGGCAACGGATATTTTGTTTCTGGAATTAACTATGGAACTATAAGAGGTTCTGGTAGTTTTCTATCAAATAGTATAAACTATGGAAAAGTAATAAATAATTCATATCTATACAACTCTAAAAATATTTCTGGAATTATTAATGGAATAACATATTTATATGATAATAGTATTAATAGTGGAAATTTAACAAATAGCGGATTATTTTATAATAATAGTTTGAACTTTGGAGATATCAAAGGAGGAGCTATGTTTTCTGATGGATCAAAAAATTTAGCTGGAGTAGTAGGCAAGCAAGCTATTTTTAAAAGCCAATCCTACAATTATGGATTAGTTATTGGATCTGGATATTTCAATAATTCATATAATCAGGGTTATATACAAGGAGATGCTACTTTTACAAATGCGTCTTATAATGGTATGGATGATGTAAGTTTGAGTAATTATTTAGACATCAACAATCAAGCCTCAATTGATTCTATAATGAGTAATGATAATCTTCGTAATGTCGGCAATGGATATGTATCAAAAAATGTAATACTGGAATCTGGTGGTCAAAATTATGGTCTTATCGGTGGAAATGTATATAATAATATGGGTTATAATTGTGGATATGTATTAGGTACAGGATCTTTGGTTGGTATTGACTACTCAACTGAATGTACTCTAAATGAACGGGAATGGGAAGAGACATATTATCCTACACGACCCGTAACTGTATCAAGATATTTTAATATTAATAATGATTATTATTTTTTTGATGACGGTTACTGGCGATGGGTTTCTCCCAATAAATTTGAAGCAGATCGTCGAGCCACTGTAGATATCAGTTATTTTAATTCAAAATTAGAAAGCCTTCAGTCAGGAATACCGACTGCTTGATAATTGTAGTCAGGTGTTAATACAAATCTTGACATTCTAACTCGATTTCCTATCATAGCTCATGAGACCATCTTGGGACGAATACTTCTTGACTCTGGCTTTTACCGTATCAATACGGTCAGAAGATCCAGATATTAAGCACGGAGCAGTGCTAGTTAATAGGTATAATCAGATTATCGGCACAGGATACAATGGTCCAATCAAAGGATCCGTCAATGACTTTATTCCTTTGCATATCAGAGACGAAAAAAGAAAATGGATGATACATGCAGAAGAAAATTGTATACTGAATACTACCCAAAATCCATCTGAAAGAGGTGACGGGTGTAGGATTTATATAACGGGCATTCCTTGCAATAACTGTCTTCAGCGTATTATAAATTTTGGAGTCAATGAAATTATCATAGCAGATAGAATGGGTTCTATCACCGAAAATGAAGAAACAGGAAAAATGAGAGAAATTTTAATTTCAATGTCAAAAACTAATGTTAAAAAAATTCCAATGGATAACCTATGGCTACAAAGGTTTAGTATTATATGATAGCATACTGCATTACTGTATATAACGAATTAGAAGAAATATCTAGATTACTAAGCATACTAGAATCTGTTAAGGAACCTGATGACGAAATAGTTATTATTCATACTTATAGAGACGAATTTGAAAAATTATCAAATAATTATGAACAAATACAAGCAATCTGTAGACAGCATTCATCAGATTATTATAATTTTCATTTTCAAAATAATTTTGCCAACCTTAAAAACTACATGACAAGCAAAGTTTCTTCTGATCAAAAATATATTTTTAATTTTGATGCTGATGAAACCATGAAACCTGAGATGCTAAAAGAACTAAGAAATTTATTAACAACAGAAGATATTGATTTATTATATCTGCCCCGAATAAATATTGTTGATGGACTTACCGAAGAAGATATTCAAAAATGGAAATGGACCATTGATGAAAATGGCTGGATAAATTGGCCAGATTATCAACCAAGAATCTATAAAAATAATGGATCTATTAAATGGACCAGCAAAGTACACGAGAGACTAGAGGGTTTTAAAAATTACGGCATTATAGAACCTGATAGCAAAATAGCGATTATGCATAAAAAACATATAGACAAACAAAGAATGCAAAATGCCTTGTATGACCAAATAAATATCTCCAGAGATTAATTTAATGATCGATAATATTTCATTACTGGTTGGTTTAAAAAATAATCTTGATTATACAAAGTTATTCTACACAACAACGAGACAACTTTATCCTGACACGGAAATATGTTTTGTTAGTTATGACTCAACAGACGGAACAAATGAGTGGCTAGAAAACATTTTGCTCACAGATCTTAATGTTAAAATATTCTATAGAAATGATAAAACAAAGTCTTTTTCTGATACATATAATAAAGCTGTTGAAATAGCTACCAAAGAATATATAGTTTTTTTACACAATGATATTATTTTGTATACTCATTTTTTAGAAAATTTATCAAAACATTTGGCGCCAAATAATGTTGTATCATATACTACTATTGAGCATCCTCTTTTTGGGTGTCATGAAAGACCAGGAAAAATTATTTGCGATTGTGGAGATAGTCTAGTAACTTTTAATAGAATAAAATTCGAACACTTTGCAAAATCTACTATAGAAAACAATAAAGATAAAACAGAGCAAGGTATTTTTTTCTTTATGGCCTTGAAAAAAAGTATCTTTTTAAGAATAAACGGATTTGATAATTTATTCTTTCCATTTTTTAGGGAAGATGATGACTTTATTAAAAGATTAAAGATGCTGGAAAATATTGATTGTTTTACTTGCCTGGATTCTCTGTGTTATCATTTTATATCTAAAACTTCTAGATTTTCTGAAGAATATAAAGATAGCACCAAAAATATAGAAAATAATAGCATTAGAAACTATATAAGGAAGTGGGGTTCTATCACAGAAGATTGCTTATACTATGTTTCGATAGTTGCTAAAAATTGCTCGCTCGAATCCGTTTCATTCCTAGAACCATTTGCACAAAATATTTTTATTGAAGACCCATATGCTAAAGAACTAATTAATGAATATATCAATAAAGAACAACAAAATACAAAAATAATACTTAAAAATAAGTTTCATTCTGATATAAATTTTTTACAACAATATCCACTCACCAATATAGTTATAATAGACTTTCATAAAATTGATTCAACAGATATAGAAAATATAAATAATATACAAAAAATTATTCATCAAATTAATAAAATTGGATTACATAAACTAAATAATTTAATGATTAAACTAAACAATTTTGATAGAATAGAAAAATATAAAATTGGAGACAAAAAATATACTATTGATAATTATCTCAATAGAACTAGTAAACAGAGATGGGATATAATAAATTATTTGATTAAAAAAAATCAATATGATACATATTTAGAAATTGGAGTTAATGATGGACTATGTATTCGTCAAATTGATATTGCTAACAAAGATGGTGTAGACCCATCTCCAGGATCTGAAGTTGGAGGAATGGTTGTTCCAGAAGTAAATTATTGTATGTCTTCTGATGATTTCTTTTTGTCTATAGATGAACATCAAAAATATGACATTATTTTTATAGATGGATTACATAATTCCATACAGGTTGATAAAGATATAATAAACTCACTTAAACATCTTAATAAGAATGGAATTATTGTTCTTCATGATTGTAATCCTCCAACATATGAATTACAAGCAATACCTCGTGTAACAGGATTATGGAATGGTGACGTTTGGAAATCAATAGCCAAACTAAGATGTACAAGATCAGACCTCAAAGTTAGTGTTATTGATACCGATTGGGGCATAGGCATAGTACATCCAGGATCTCAGAAAATATATGATAGTTTAAAGTTCGAAGACATTAAAAATAATTGGCAATATTTTGACAACAATAGAGAAGAAATATTAAATATTATCTCATTGGATCAATTTTATGAACTATACTAATCATAATGTCATTTATATTTTTTGTAATCCTAAAAGAAATTCTAAAATAATAGAGTCGAATTTCAATAATGCCACGACAGATATTTTGCTCATACGTATATTGGAAAACTCATTGATGACGAAACTAGGACTACTGAGTAATGAGCATTACTATGACGTAGACATGCGTAATCTATAAATATGCATAATATCCTTGTGTTTTTAGTAGAATCTGGCAATTTCGGCAAAATGATAGCGTAAAAAAATTTCTCTTTCCTGAGACTCCCGAGGCTCTAGTATACGATACAGTCGTGGTGTATATGGAACGTATTCCAATAATCCGACTAATAAAGGTGCCATATGATTTTTGAAGAACAAATTACAAGAAAACCAGATAATTATCCATGGACACAAGAATTTATAGAAGCAATGCATACTGGATTTTGGACCGATAAGGAATTTAATTTTCAAAGCGACATCCAGGACTTTAGAGTTAATCTTTCTATACAAGAACAAGAAATTATCACAAGAGCGTTATCCACCATAGGCCAGTTAGAAATCAGTGTCAAAAAATTCTGGGCAAAACTAGGAGACAATCTCCCACACCCATCATTAAACGATATGGGCTATGTGATGGCTAATACAGAAGTTATTCATGGTGATGCATATGAAAGATTATTGGAAGTCTTAGGCATTCAAGATAGTTTTGATGAAATTCTAAAATTGGACATTATTAAAGGTCGTGTCAATTATCTGAGAAAACATCTTCATAAGTTTCACAATGACAACAAAAGACAGTTCATTTATTCTTTGATTCTATTTACTTTATTTGTTGAAAATATTGCTCTATTTTCTCAGTTTTATACTATCGGTTTTTTTGGCCGGTATAAAAATTTATTAAAAGATACCAATAAACAGGTTGAATATACTTCTAGAGAAGAAAATCTTCATGCTATTATTGGTGTTAAAATCATTAATACAATTAAACAAGAGCACCCTGAGCTGTTTGACAATGAATTAAAAAATAAGGTCTTACACGAAGCAAGAGATGCCGTAAAATACGAATGCCAGATCATTGAATGGATAGTTAATGGCTATGACCACGAAAAGTTAAATTCTGACCTTTTGAAAGAATTTATAAAAAACAGAATGAATGATTCACTTAAACAAATAGGGTATGATAGCATTTTTGAAACCGACCAGGAGGTTATTGCTCAAACAACATGGTTTGATGAGCAAATTCTAGGAATAATATGACTGACTTTTTTCATAGTAGACCAGTAGAATATGCAAAATCGGCCCAAAGTTTTGATGTTACGGATCTTTTTTAATTAGAACGGAATTTAGATAATGCATAAGAAGTACTATTGGCTCAATTCGCATAGTCGTATTTTTCTAGAGAGAGGCTATATTGAACAAGGTGGCACTCCAGAAAAAAGAATCAGAGACATAGCAGAGAATGCTGAAAGAATATTGAAGATTGAAGGATTTGCAGATAAATTTGAAGACTATATGAGTAGAGGCTTCTTCTCATTAGCAACCCCTGTGTGGACTAATTTTGGAAATGCTCGTGGTCTTCCAGTATCATGTTTTAATTCCTATATCTCTGACACAATGCAATCTATCCTACAAAAAGTTGCAGAAGTAGGAATGATGAGTAAGCTTGGAGGAGGAACAAGTGGATTTTTTGGTGATCTTAGAGCTAGAGGATCTTCTATAAGTGTTGGTGGAGAATCTAGTGGGCCTGTTCATTTTATGGAACTATTCGATAAAGTAGCAGAAGTTGTAAGTCAGGGATCAGCTAGAAGAGGATCTTTTGCAGCATATCTGCCAGTGGAACATTCGGACATAGAAGAATTTTTACAGATTCGCTCAGAGGGACACAGTATTCAAAATATGAGTATTGGAGTCACCATTGGTGATGATTGGATGAAAAAGATGCTTGCTGGAGATAAAGAAAAAAGACAAATATGGGCCAAGATCATACAAAAAAGATTTGAAACAGGCTATCCTTATATTATGTTTACAGACACAGTAAATAAGGAAGCTCCACAAGTATATAAAGATAAAAATCTCATTATTAAAAGCTCTAATCTATGTTCAGAAATCGAATTAGCTTCTGATGAAAATAATTCATTTGTTTGTGTGCTATCTTCTTTAAATTTATTACATTGGGATGAAATAGAAAAAACTGATGCAGTAGAGACATTAGTTTATTTTCTAGATGCAGTAAATGAAGAATTCATACAAAAGACTAAAGATATTCCATTTATGGCAACTGCACATAATTTTGCTAGGACACAAAGAGCTTTAGGTATGGGTGCTCTTGGCTGGCATTCTCTACTTCAATATAAGATGATATCTTTTGAATCTATGAAAGCTAAAAGTTTAAATGCGTCAATATGGAAAATAATAAGAGACAAAGCAGACAAAGCTTCTTTTGAATTAGCTGAAAAATTTGGAGAGCCAGAATTATTAAAAGGATATGGTCGAAGAAACGTTACCACTCTATCTGTGGCTCCAACTACATCTAGCTCTTTTATTTTGGGACAAGTAAGTCCATCAATAGAGCCTTTAAACTCAAACTACTTTGTTAAAAAATTAGCTAAAGGTAGTTTCACTTATAAAAATCCATATTTGAAAAAACTCCTCAAAGATAAAGATCAAGATAATGATGAAATATGGAAGACAATCCTAGTAAGAGGAGGATCTGTACAACATTTGGATTTCTTATCTCAAGAAGAAAAAGATATTTTTAAAACCTTTGGTGAGATTAGTCAAAAAGAAATAGTGATACAAAATATACAAAGACAAAAATATATAGATCAGTCCATATCTCTTAACTTAATGATTCCACCTAATTGTCCAGCTAAAGAAGTGAGCGAGCTATTGATTTATGGCTGGGAAAATGGTATCAAAACTTTTTACTATCAAAGATCATCCAATCCTGCTCAAGAATTAACAAGAAGCATTTTAACCTGTTCATCATGTGAGGCATAAGTGATTAAAATTAAAAAACTAAATGAAGCAGCCAAGATACCCTTTAGAGCTAATGAAACTGATGCTGGTGCGGACTTATGCTCCATTGAATCTGTTGTTATAGCTCCACTATCAAGGGCTTTAATAAAAACAGGAATTAGTATCGAAATTCCAAAAAATTATTATGGTAGAATTGCGCCACGATCCGGACTAGCTTTTAAAAATGGTATTGATGTCTTAGCTGGAGTTATAGACAGCTCTTATAGAGGAGAGATTGGGGTTATTCTTTTTAATACAGACAAACACAATGATTTTGTAGTTAATCAAGGAGACAGAATAGCTCAATTAATTATTGAAGCACATTATAATATGTCTTTTTCAGAAAATGACAACTTAACAGATACGGAAAGAGGTAATGGTGGTTTTGGTTCTACCGGAGTGAGTTAAGATTATCATTTATTTTTATATGGTGTATTATAAGGAACAAGAGTTATTTTACATCTATTAATAAGGGCTCACTCTTGAAAAAAAATAATAAAAGGTCATCTAAAAGACCTAGGGTTGTTGATGCTACTAATGAGATTGTGCAACAAGGAGCGGCTTATAGGAATAGATTAAAGCCAAGAAGTGAAAATCAAAAAGAATACATTAGAAGCATAGCTGAAAATCATATAACATTTTGTCAAGGAGCAGCTGGTAGCGGCAAAACGCACTGTGCTATTGGTTTAGCTTTAGAATATTTACTAGATGACAAAGTTAAAAAAATTATTATCACAAGACCAATAGTTGAGAGTGGAGAAAAGATAGGATATTTACCAGGAACAGCAGAAGAAAAAATACATCCATATTTACTGCCCATACTAGATGAAGTAAATCATTTTATCTCAACAGCTCAATATACTTCTCTTAAACTAAATAACAAAATAGAAATTGTTCCACTTGGATTAATGAGAGGTAGAAATTTTAACAACTGTTTTATTGTTGCTGATGAATGTCAAAATGCTTCTTATGAACAACTTAAAATGTTAATAACAAGACTAGGCAAAGATAGCAAAATGGTTCTAACAGGCGATATTGGTCAGTCTGATCTACAAAGACATCTCCAAGGAGGATTTTTAGAGATGATAGAACAGTTAGAGACTATAGAAGGCATAGCAGTTGCCAGACTTCAATTTTCAGATATTGTAAGAAATCCAATCATAGCAAAAATTCTTGTTCGTTTAGACGCCTACGAAAATGAAACAACAAAACAGTAAATGTCTTGTACTTAATGCTGATTATAGTCCATTAGGTATAATTAGTTGGAAAAGAGCTTTGGTATGGTCTTTCAGGTATGCTGAAAATCCAAAGACTGGCATGGAAATTATAGACTTTTATAAAGATGATTATATTTGTGGTACCAATAATAAAAAAATTCCAATACCAGCAGTTGCTAAAACCGCTAGATATTTTAGGAATAACAATCAAAAAGTAAATTTTTGTAGGAAAAATCTTTTTATAAGAGATAATTATAGCTGTCAATATTGTGGCATAAAAAAACATATCAATGAATTAACATACGATCATGTTATTCCCAAATCTGTTTGGACACAACAGATGGGATCTCCTACTTGTTGGACAAATATAGTAACAGCATGTGTAGTATGTAACAGGAGAAAAGGTAATAGAACTCCAAAACAGGCTAACATGCCTTTAAAAAATATGCCTACGGCGCCCAATAAGTGTCCAAAATACTTGCCGATCACCAACCAGCTCCTTAATATAAGAAGCGACATCCCTACAGAGTGGGCTGTTTATTTACCAGAATCCTATATATAAAACATGCCTACTTATTCATATTTTTGTAATAAATGTCAAACTAAATTTGAAATTTTTTGTAGTATCAAAGACTATGTAGAAAATGCCTCATGTGAGTATTGCAAGAAGAATAAAAATACTTATAGGCTATATATTGAAGACGTATCAACCCTTAGCACATCTATCAAAAAAAATGATAGTGAACTTAAAACAATAGGTGATTTAGCAAATAGAAATAGAGACAGATTGAGTGAAGATCATAAAACAGAATTAGAAAAAAAACATAATAGCTATAAAGAAGAAGTCTCTAATAAACAATTACCAAAAGGTATGTCTAGAATAAAAAAACCAAAAATTAAATACAAATGGAATGGATAAACATAAGGAATTATACAATGGATAATTTTATTTTTAAGCCTAGTAGTTTATTTACTAAAAAAGACAATATTGAAGAAATAACAGAATTATATACATTGATAGGCACAGAATCTTTTATTGATGAAGCAAATAAAGCGAGATCCAAAGAAGAAAATAATACTGTCCTAGCAAAAAAAATAATAAGAAAAAATGGTTCAATTAAATATACCATAAGACTTGGAAATAATGGGAAATTTTATAATCCAATATCAATTTATGGTCAGGAAAAGACACATACTTTTTTAAATAGAATATGCAGATCTAATGATAAATTTAAAGAGGTAGGACAAAAGGTTTTTAATATGTATGTAGAATTTCTTAATACAAAAAATATTTCACTGCTAATTAATGCAGAAAGGGAACATGAATAATGGCAAGAATTAATAAAATGCAGAAATACGCTATCCTATGGTTAAATAGCGAAGGACATGATATTGATTATATAGTATCAGAAACAAAACTAAGTAAAACACAAATCACAAATACTATAACAGAACAAAATAATAAAATTGCTGAAAAGGGCTTGAAAACAAAAACCTCTCCGGTAAATGGTTCTCGGTCTAAAAATTTAATGATCACCGAAACTTCTAATAAAACTCGTAATGTGGCAGTAATGACCAAGGAAGCATCTCAACTAAATGACGATCTTAAAAAAAATATAACATCAACAACTAAAACGCAAACAGGAATCTATAGACCATATAGCAAATAATTATGACAGATTTTTTTCAAAGTGTTGTAAATGAATTATCTGAAGAAGAAAAAGAAATTCTAGATAAAATACAAACAAAGATATTAGCTAGTTTGGAAAATGAAAAAGATGAAAAAAACAAAAAATTAGAGGAAATTACTGATCCATATGTTGATTTATCTGAAGACCATCCCGATATTATTCAGAAAAAGAATTTAACTGGTTTCCCAAATGAGCTAATTTTTACAGTTAAAGCCGAAGTATCTCAAATCGGCGAACAAAGACAATTATTATCTATAGTTGATATAATAGAAAAATTTTATCATATACCTTTAGATATAAATAGTGATTATAAATCTCATGTAGATAATTTTTTAAATAAATTTCATAGCACTTTGGAAGAATCTTGCAGGATTATTCACTCAAATAAACAAAATGAAAAATGATACTTATCTATCTCGATACTCTAATGATAAACCAGTATCGGCAGCTCAGTTTATAACAGAGATTATTTGTGAAAGAAAAGCCTTATCGCAAAAAGAAGATTTGCATTATAGATTTTGGATAGAAAAAAAATGGGCATCATTTTATAGTAATCAAATAGGTTCAGCACATAAGCTTCTTAAAAAGTATAGCTCTAAAGCAATAGTAAAGGCTCTAGGCACAGACGCGGGAAGAAGAATATATTCTTTGCGAGCACCCCACCTACCAGCTATCATAGAACAGCAGGAGGCTCTTATAGCTTCAGAGAATAAAAAAATTACTCTACAAATTGAACGAAATACTCAAGTTAAATTTGGCGCCTCTCAAAATAATAATAACATTATTTCCAAACTAAAGGATCTAGAATAATGAGCTTAAAGGATGACGTAGAAAAAAAATTCGGAGATGATATTATACTGAATGGTAATTCTATTGTAGATAAAAAATTAATTACCATACCAATAAGTCCTTCTCTAGATATTGTTTTGAATGGAGGTATTCCTGAAGGCAGTTTTGTAATTTTAACCGGTCAACCAAAATGTGGGAAAACTACTACTTCTCTAGATTTTTGTGCTACTGGACAAAAAAAAGAATACGCTCATAGTTCTTTTTCGGAAGGGCGTCAGGTATATTACTTAAACATCGAAGGGCGTCTGAAAAAACGAGATCTGGAGGGTATTCCTGGCCTTGATTTGACACGATTTAATGTCATAGGGTCAAAACAGGGTAAAATATTACACGCTGAAGAATACCTTCAAATTGGAGAAAGAATTATTAATGAAATTCCAGGATCAATACTAATAATAGACTCCTATTCTGCATTATGTACAGAAGCTGAAATAACAAGCGATATGGATAAAATGCAACGAGCAGATGGTGCTAAATTATTAGCTAAGTTTTGCAGAAAAGTGGCTAATGTTATACCTGTCAATAGAAATATCGTAATTGGAATTACTCATCTTATGGGTAACCCAGGGCTGGGTCATAGTGAGTGGAAAGAAAAGAGTGGACAAGCTATTGCTTATCAGACGGATATTAAGCTAAAAGCACAATTTCATAAAGCATGGAAAGTTGGATCAGCAGAAGATGGTCAACAAATAGGTCAAGAAATTCAATGGCAAGTACAATGCTCGGCTCTCGGACCACCGGGTGGTACTATCACAAGCTATATAAGATATGGTCAGGGTATTGACAAACAAACAGAACTGGTTACACTAGCTTCAGACTTGGGACTAATACATAAAGCAGGGGCTTGGTACACCATAACCACGGTTGAGTCAAAACCAAAATTTCAAGGAACAGAAAAGGTTCGTCAATATCTTGTTGACAATCCTGAGATATACGAAAACCTGTGGATTAAAGTTAAGGAAATGATGGGGATCAAAGGATGATAGTGAGAGATCTAGATGGAAACATATCTCAATGGCAGCTTACTGGGAATATGGCTAAAGGCAAGATTGCTAACAAGTCTAATTTGCATCTAAAAGCTCGCTCAGCACTGATATCGTGTTTTCCAACTTTGCAATTATTAGAGGAAATACCAATTTTAATTAGGAAAAATGAAACATTATTTTTAGATTTTTACTTGCCATTAATTCAAACGTGCATAGAAGTTCACGGAGAACAGCACTATAAGTTTGTTCCTTTTTATCATCATAATACTTTAGGTTTTATAAGATCACAAAAAAGAGATCGCGAAAAAATAGAGTGGTGTGAAATTAATCAGATTAAATTTATAGCATTACCGTTTGATGAAAATGAAAATCAATGGATTGGGAGATTAATAAATGAACAAAACGGCTAAAGAAGAATTACAAGATTGGGATAATATTCTAGATGAATATGAAAAGGGTCTTGGTATACCTAAATATAATAACGCTGGTATGCCAGAGCAAGAGCTAAATAATTATCTTACTATGGATAGAACAGAGCTAGAGAGAATAACACCAGAAGATTGTTCTCAAATATCTTATAGATTAGCTCAGTTTTCTTTTTATATACAACGCACCATAAACAGAGAAATAGCTAGAAATAATTGGGCTGATGAAACAATTAAAATGGTTATAGCAGATGAAATAAATAATTATAAAGGATACGGATATGTGGAGAAATCTCTCCAAGCTATTAAGAATAATGAAAAGGCTCAAGCTATAAATAAAATAAAAATTTATTCCAAACAGCGAACAGACAGATTATCATATTTAGCGAATTCTATCAAAAATCTATCAGATATACTTATTTCTATTCAAAAAATTAAACTGGCAACAAAAAATGGATAATATTAATTTAGACCCACAACAAATTCAACAAATGATTATTATGCTTCAGTCCATGCTCCCCCAAACTGAAGAGGACAAACAGAATAAAGAGACTAAGTCAACCAAAAAACCTAAGGCCAAAAAGAATACTCAGACACAAACTAAAAGTAAGCCAACAAGAGAAAATAAATTCGATAGCATGACAGAAGCCAGAATGCACAAAGAAGATATAGCTATAGATAAGAAACTATCTGTTCTTCCCCCTGTTCCAAGAGCTAGGCCTTTTGAATTGGTAAATACTATATGTAGAGTTTGTGGCAAAAAAGAAAAAGTAAATCCTGTTTTAATAACAGAAGGCGTTGATAGGTATAAATGTAATAAATGTTCAGCAGGAGCGGGCTGATGACAATGGTATTGTGCGACCCATCTGCTGAAAGAGCAGTATTGGCTGGTATCTGTACTTATGGTGAAGATGCGTATCTTGATGTGGCTGATATTATTCAAGATACTACTTTTACTATAGATAGTAATACGGTTATATTTAAATGCTTAAAAACTATTTGTGAAAGAGAACAAAAACCCTCTATAGATATTGCTACAATTTTTTCTACTGCTGAAGAGTTAGGACTAGCCCATATTCTTACAAAAAAAGAAGAATTGCAGCATTTAAAAGCTGTTATGGACTTTCCTGTTATTCTTGAAAATGTTAGAAAATTTGCAGCAAAAATAAGAAAATTAGAGATAGCCAGACTTTTAAGAAAACAACTAGAACTAGCTCAAGATAAGATTTTGGATGTAAATGGCAGTGAGCCTATAGGTTCTATTCTCAGCATAGCAGAAGATACCATATTTAATTTTACTTCATTACTTAATGATGGTGATAATAATCCATCTTCCTTCGGCCATAATTTGGATGAATATGTTAAAAATCTAGAAGAAAACAAAATAGATCAGGTTGGAATACCAACAGGCTTTCCAGTATACGATCAGTCTATCGGTGGAGGTTTAAGAAAAGGAACCGTCAATATTATAGCAGCACGACCAAAGACTGGTAAAACTTTAATGTCTGACAATATAGGATATAATGTTGCTAATTTAGGTATTCCTACTCTTAATATGGATACCGAAATGAATAAAGAAGACCATATTAATAGAACTTTGGCCATGATGAGCGAAATTGAAATCAATACTATAGAAACTGGAAAGTTTTCAGAGTCTCCTGACAAAAAGAATAAAATATTACAATCTGTTCATAAACTTAAAGAACTTAAAATGTTTCATAAGAGTATTGCTGGAAAACCCTTTGAGGATCAGTTAGCAATTATGAGAAGATGGATAGTTAAAGAAGTTGGTCTACATGATGATGGCACAGCTAAGGACTGTGTTATATTTTATGACTACTTAAAGATTATGGATAGTGCAGGAATGACCCAGGACCTTAAAGAGTATCAGGTCTTAGGCTTTATGATGACAAGCTTACATAATTTTGCCGTTAGATATAAGGTTCCTATTGTTGCTTTTATACAGCTAAATAGAGATGGAATTACTAAAGAGAGCACTGATGCTGCTAGTGGTTCTGATAGAATTATTTGGCTATGTAGTAATTTCAGTATATTTAAAAGAAAAACTCCAGAAGAGATAGCTGAAGATGGTCCAGAAAATGGTAATAGAAAACTAGTCCCTTTAATTAGTAGACATGGAGGCGGTTTAGATGATAATGACTACATTAATTGTCATATGAAGGGCTGGTGTGCAAAAATTACTGAAGGTCGTACTAGGTTAGAAATTATTAATAATAAGGGTGGAAAGAAAGATGGATTCATTGTTGATGAGCAAAGCGAAAATGAACAAGAAATCAAGTTCGACTAAAGACCAGGCTAAATTAAAAGTTGTTTGTGATAATCTTTGCGATAATGTCTGTGATCTACTTGATGTTTTTCAAATAGAATATAGAAATAATTCTAAGATGATTACTATGTCATGTCCAATACATGGTGGAGATAATAAATCTGCTATTAATCTTTATCCAGAGGGAGATACATACAGAGGCAATTGGAAATGCAGAACACACAATTGCGAACAAATTTTCAAGTCTTCTATTATAGGATTTATTAGAGGAATATTATCTCATAATAAATATGGTTGGTCTAAAGATGGAGATAAGTCTTGTTCATTTGATGAAGCTTTAAATTTTGCTCTAAATTTTCTTAAAAAAGATCTTGATAGTATAAAGATATCTAAATCATCAAAAGATAAACAGTTTTTCTCTAGCGCCGTCAATTATTTAACAAATAAACCGATATCGCAAAATGATGGACCAAAACCACTCAGAGAACAAATAAGAAGGTCTTTATCTATACCAGCCAACTATTATACTAACCGCAATTACTCTGCAGAAATATTAGATAAATATGATATAGGACTATGCTCTAAACCAAATAAGGAAATGTATAACAGGGTTGTTGTGCCAATTTATGATAACGACTATCATCATATGATAGGCTGTTCAGGTAGAAGCATATTTGAAAAATGTAACTCATGCTCATCTTATCATGACAATATACAGGAATGTCCACCAGAACATAATAGGTGGTTATTTTCTAAGTGGAAACATAGTTCAAATTTTAAGAGTCAAAATTGCTTATATAATTTTTGGTTTGCAAAATCATTTATACAAAAATCAGCTACAGCTATTATAGTTGAAAGCCCAGGCAATGTATGGAGATTGGAGGAAAATGGTATTCATAACAGCGTAGCTATGTTTGGATCATCATTAAGCGATAGGCAAAAAATTATTTTGGATTCTTCGGGAGCTATGACTCTTATAATACTAACTGATCAAGATGAAGCTGGTCGCAAAGCTTCTGAACAGATTAGTTCAAAATGTAAAAATACATATCGTATTTTTATACCTAAAATCAGTAAACCCGATGTTGGCGAAATGACATCTATAGAGATTAAAGAACAAATTCATGATTATATAGAAAGTATTGAATGACCAAAATTATAGCATTCTCTGGAAGAAAACAATCTGGCAAAAGTACTGGAGCAGAACATATACAAGCTTTATTAAACCATAGAAACATCAGCAATAAAATCTATAGTTTTGCTGACCCATTAAAACAAGACATATGTATAAATATGCTAGGGTTAACATATGACCAGTGCTATGGAACTGATACTGATAAGAATAGTTTAACAGATATACTATGGGAAAATATTCCTGGATATGATGGAGATTTTATTGGACCAATGTCTGCTAGGGAAGTAATGGAGATAATTGGTACCAATATTTTTCGTAAAATAAAGAATGATGTTTGGGTCCAAGCAACACTCAACAGTATCAAAAAACAAAATCCTGACATAGCTATAATTCCAGACTGTAGATTTCCTAATGAAGTTGATCAAATACTAAATTTAGGCGGCTATGTTATAAGGGTAACAAAAGATCCTTTCGCCTCGCAAGCTGATGCTGAAATTGCTTTGGATCCTACTAATTATAATTGGGAAAAATTTAGTATTGTTATAGATAATGATAATATGGATATGTCTGAAAAAAATAAACTTATAGAACAATTCCTAAATAAGACTGAAATTTTAAATTAATGATTATCACATACATACGCAGTTCCAGTTATGGTACACATAGCTTATGTCCTATGCAATATATGCTTGAATATGTTTTAGGAATAAGAAGTCCAAGCGGGCTAAAAGCTGCTAAAGGCACAGTTTTACATAAGGTAATGGAGATTCTTGCTATTATTAAAAAAGGTATCCAAGATGGATTACCCACGATAGAAGACGATATTATTGGAAAAATCAATACAAAGGACTATAATTTAAATACAATAATTGAAAAAGTATACAACCATTATTCATCTGCCGAAAAGCACCACTCTTGGACCCCAAAGGACTATAAAGATTGTCATAATTGGGTATATAAAGCATTAGAGTATAATAATGGTATGTTTGACCCTAGAAATCAAGATATAGTTCAGCCTGAACAACGTTTTGATATTGAAATTAATAAGCCATGGGCTAAATATAAATATGAAACGAAAGATGGAATATTAGAAGGCAATCTAGCCATAAAAGGAACAATAGACTTAATTACTAGGGTTAATGATAAAACATTAGAAATAGTTGACTATAAAACAGGGAGACGATTAGATTGGGCAACAGGTGAGGAAAAAACACAGGCGAAGTTACAAAATGATGCTCAGTTAAGAATATATCATTATGCTATACAGCATTTATATCCAGAGATAGAACATGTCATGGTTTCTATATATTTTATAAATGATGGTGGAGCATTCAGTATATGTTTTGATAAAAAAGATATATTCCAAACGGAAATGATGCTTAAGGCAAAATTTGAAACAATAAAAAATACATATAAGCCACAATTAAATAAAAGTTGGAAATGTACTAAATTCTGTCATTTTGGCAAAAGTACATTTGCAAATACTCATGTGTTACCAATAATTGAATACAGAGATAATCAAGTAACACCAAAAGATCAATGTATGACCAAATGTGAACAGGTCAAACATGATATGGATATAAAAGGCGTAGACGAGGTAGTTGACCAATACCAAGTTCCGGGTTATAGTATAGGACACTACAAGGCACCCGGCAGCGTTTAATATATATGGCAGTCAATTATATACCTCTTCATGTTCATTCTACATATTCTTTATTGGATGGATTATCTCAACCGTCTACTATTGCTGAGAGATGTTTAGAGATCGGAGCAACGTCATGTGCTATCACGGATCATGGTAATATAGCAGGATGTGTTAAGTTTTATACCGAAATGAAAAAACATGGAATAAAGCCTATATTGGGGTGTGAGCTATATATTTGTGATTTAGATCCATCAATACAAAAGCCGGAAAATAAAAAATTAAGTCATTTGGTAATTTTAGCAAAAAACTATAAAGGTTGGGAAAGTTTAATAAGAATAGTATCAGAATCAAATCGTCCAAATTTTTATTATCACAAGCCAAGACTAGCATTAAACAATCTAGCTCAATTTTGCAATAATAATATTATAGCCTTTTGTGGACATCTTGGATCAACATTAGCAGATAAAATAACTGATAACTATAACCTCAAACCAAATTGGATAGATATAGGAACACAAGAAATATCTCTTTACAAAGATATTTTTGGATCAGATAATTTCTTCTTGGAAGCGCAACTTATGGATAAAGAGAATACTCCTATGCAAGAGGTTTTAACTGAAGCAATCAGAAAATTATCCAAAATTACCAATACTAAGATTATATGCACACCGGATGCTCATTACTCCCGTAAAGAAGATGCAATAGATCAAAGAATATTATTATGTAATAATTTAAAAATGACATTTCCTGATATTAGCAGAAAAATAGCTAATGACGATGATGTGGCGTTAGGATGCTTTTTTACATCTGAAAATTTTCATATATTATCACAAGAAGAAATAGCACAATTACACACAGAAGAAGAAATAGTTAATACTAACTTAGTAGCAGATATGTGCGAAGAATATAATATCCTACATAAGCCAAGACTACCTCCTTTTCCATGTCCCAAAGGAATGGATGATGTTGAATATCTGAGAGAATTATGTCGCAAAGGTTGGAAAGCTAAAATTGCTAATATTATTCCGAAGGAAGAGCAACAAATTTATGTAGACAGAGTGAAATATGAACTAGATATATTACAGGGAGCAGGATTATCTAGTTATTTTTTAATAGTACAAGACATTGTAAACTATGTAAGGAAAAATGGCTGGCTGCCTGGACCCGGAAGAGGATCTGCTTCTGGTTGTTTAGTGTCATACTTGATAGGTATTACCAGTATTGATCCAATAAAATATGGTTTGTTATTTGAAAGATTCTATAATAGCGGAAGAAATTCTAAAGACCATATATCCATGCCAGATATTGATGTTGACGTTCCTATAGACAAAAGAGAAAACATTATAGAATATATTAAACAAACCTATGGTCATGACAAAGTATCTCAAATGATTACATTTAATACTATGAAAGGCAGAGGTGCTCTAAAAGATGTACTTAGAGTTTATGGAAATATTAGTTTTGATGAAATGAACAAAATAACCAAAAATATACCAGATGAATCTAAAATTGCTGACGATCTTCAGGAAATGAAGGACGAAACAGGAGAGGCCTCAATAATACGGTGGGCATTAGAAAATCAGCCAGAAAAACTCAAAGAGTGGTGCTATATAGATGAAAACAATGAACTACAAGGCCCACTTGCAAAAAGGTTTGAGCAGGCTATAAGATTAGAAGGCACTAAATCCAATCAATCCAAACACGCGGCAGGAATTGCAATAAGTTCAGAACCTTTGAACACTATTTGTCCGATGGTTTATGACAGCAAAAATGATCAAATGATAGCAGGTATGGAAATGCAAGATTTGGAAGCTCTTGGCGTTATCAAGTTTGATATTCTAGGTATTGCTATGTTGGATAAAATTATGACTATTCAAGACATTTTAAAAAATGGAGAATAATATTATGGTAAAATTTATGGATCTTACAGTTGGTCAAAAGTTTAAGGTTTCGATTAATGGTGGTCCCGTCAGTGAATATATAAAAATACCCGAAGAAAGAAAGAGCTGTTGTCATGTATTGACCGCAGCGTTACTCTCTGATCCTGCCCAAAAGGTTCAGGTCACGCCTCTAGTAGAAGTAGAATTAATTTAAGATACCCTATAATATAAAAACTAATGATTAACTATAATAAAATTTGTGTTTTTGATTTTGAAACAGATGGTTCCGATCCTAGGATCTGTAGTCCTGTACAAATAGCAGCTCTAATAATAGATCCTATAAAATTAGAGATTGTTCCCAAATCAGAGTTTAATGTTTTCTTTAAGCCCGAAACCTTAGCTAAAGATGAAAATTATGTATATACTACAGACATATTAGATTTTCATGCTAAGGTCAGGAGTTGTTCAAAAGAAGATATTTTATCTCAATGGAAAGAATATCCTCCGCAGGAACAGTCTTGGAAAATGTTTACAAATTATTTAGAAATGCATCATAGTAGGTCATCTAAAAAAAGTCAATTTAGTGCTCCAATAGCAGCTGGATACAACATTAATAGATTTGATCTGAATATTATAGACAGACTCAGTATAAAATATGGATTTACAAATAAAGAAGGTAGATCTGATATATTTTATCCACGAGATGTTATAGATCTGATGAATCTGGTATTTTATTGGTTTGAAAGTAATAGCGATCTTAAGAGCTATACTTTAGATTCCTTAAGAGACTATTTTGGAATATCTAAGGTTGGGGCACATGATGCTTTTAAGGACGTGCAAGACTGTGCTGAAATTCTGATCAGATTTTTGAGACTGCATCGTAATTTGAGTAACAAAATTAAGTTCAAAGATTCTTTTACAAATGTCTAAAAAATTCCAATATTCTTGTGGATGTGCTTTCGATATTGTCGGCGGAGACAATACAATAGATAATACTTTGATAAATTTTGATCCAAAAATTGAACATCTCCCCTTAGACTGTACAAAAACCTGGGAATTAATATCTTCTGGTAACACTAAGGGTTGTTTCCAGTTAGAGTCCAGGCTTGGTAAATCTATGGCTAAAAAACTTAAACCAGAAAATATCGAACAACTATCTGGGTTAATTAGCATCCTAAGACCGGGATGTTTGGAGGCCTATAGGGAAGGAAAAAATGTAAGTAACCACTACATTGACAAAAAGAATGCTCAAGAAAGTATTGATTATTATCATCCATCATTAGAGCCGATACTTCATACTACTTATGGAGAAATGATCTATCAAGAACAAGCTATGGAAATAGCAAAAGTTATTGCTGGTTTCGATCTTCAAGAAGCAGATATGTTAAGAAAAGCTATTGGAAAGAAAAAACCAGAAGAGATGGCTAAAATCAAACTTAAATTTCTAAATGGCTGTAAGGAAATTAATACGGTATCAATTGAACAAGCAGAAGAAATTTTTGGTTGGGTCGAAAAAAGCCAAAGATACTCCTTTAATAAAAGTCATGCTGTTTCATACGCCGTCAACGCTTATCTCTCAGCGTATGCCAAGGCACATTTCCCCAAAGTATTTTTTGCATCATATCTAAGATTTGCTAAAGATAAAATAGATCCTAAAGCTGAAATTAAAGAGTTAGTGCAAAATGCTAATGAAATGGATATTAATGTATGTATACCAGACATTAGACATCTAAATAGACACTTTGTGTTAAGGAATCAAAAGATTTATTTTGGATTAACAGACATCAAAGGATTTGGACAATCAATTTTTGATAAACTGAATAAACTCTTGAAGGATCGTAATCTTTACATAGATAATATGAGCTGGTTAGAGTTTTTGTTTAATATTCTTATAAATATTAATTCTAATGCTAGCAAAGCTCTGATACAATCTGGATCGCTATCTTTTTTGGGCAAAAGCAGAACTGCTATGCTGTTTGATTTTGGCATAGTATTAGAATTGACAAAAAGAGAATGTGATCATATAATAGCCAATTTTAGTAAATACAAAACACTGTCTGATAGTATGCACGACCTTTATCATAATGCCAAAATAAATAAAAATAGAAAAACTATTATACTAAGTCTTATAAACTCTATTAATAAGCCACCATATTCATTAGAAGACAATCCAGAATGGATAGCAGATACTGAGGACGAGATATTGGGATGTAATATTACATGTTCTAAAGTTGATATGTATGATATCACTATGACCAACACGACATGTAAAGATTTTAAAAATAGTATTCTAAAAGACAATATTATTTTATGTTCAGAAATAGAGAATATTGGAATAACAAAAACTAAAAAAGGTAAAAATCCAGGATTAGAAATGGCTTTTGTTACAGTTAGTGACGGAACCGGACTGCTAGACTCAGTTATATTTTTTCCTGAAGCATATAAAACTTACAGAAATTTATTATTCAGTGGTAATGTTATTATTATAAAAGGGTCTAGGGCAAAGGGCGGAGATTCACTAATTGTAGAAAAAGTTTATCTGCCTAGTACTTGACGCTGTCCCGTCAGTTCGTATTATAAAATGAGTTCGTTGGATTTGGTTATTTTCTTTAAAAGGAGATTTGATTATGAATTTGAATATCTTACGTGGTAATCTGGCCAGAGATCCTGAGCTAAGAGTAGTTAGTACCAATGGCAAGCAAACTTCTGTAGTTAATTTTACAGTTGCTGTTTCTCGTGAGTATACTAAGGCTAATGGAGAAAAGGATAAGATTACCACATTTGTTCCGTGTGAAGCTTGGGATACTGGAGCTGAAATTATTAGCCAGTCCTTTAAAAAGGGTGATTTGGTTTTGGTTGAGGGGTCTCTTAGGAATGATTCTTGGGAAAAGGATGGAGTTAAACATAATACTCTTAAGATAAGAGTTAATAATTTTTCTAAGATTACTAAGCTTTCTAATAACAACAAGAAGAGCACTAAGGAAATTTCAGAAGAGGAAGTTGTTAGTTTCTGAATTACTAATTACTAAATAACTTTTTATAAACCAATACGAGAAGGGGGGTTAATAGCCCCCTATCTATTTCTTATGTCTAATAAAAAACTCAAGATTCTCATGTGTTCCGAAGCTAGTTTTCTTAGTTCTGGTTTCGGTACATATGCTAAAGAAATTCTTAAAAGACTACACGATACTGGCAAATATGAAATAGCAGAATTTGCTTCATATGGCAAAGTAAATGATCCAAAAGATATTAATATAAGATGGAGATATTATGCTAATGCCGTAGACGATAAAGACCCAAGACATAAAGAATACAATAGTTCTGCGGAAAATCAATTTGGGCGGTGGAGATTTGAAAGAGTATTATTAGACTTTCGTCCTGATGTTGTGTTTGATGTTCGAGACTATTGGATGAATTCCTACCAACAGTTTTCGCCATTAAGACCATTTTATCATTGGATTCTAATGCCAACAGTAGACTCTGCTCCTCAGCAAGAAGAATGGATTGATACATTTCTTCATGCGGACGCAATATTTACATACTCTGATTTCGGCAGAGACACACTGTTGCAACAGAGTAATAATAAGATTAATTATATAGATACTACTTCTCCTGGAGTTGATCTTAAAACATTTAATATAATTAACAATAGAAACTTATTGAGAAATTCATTAGGTATAGATTCCTCTGCATTCATTGTTGGTTCGGTAATGAGGAATCAAAAACGTAAATTAATGCCGGAATTATTCTCTGCTTTTAAACAGCTACTAAATAAATTAGAAGCAGAAAATAACCCCATAGGAGAAAAAACATATTTGTATCTTCATACCAGCTATCCTGATGCTGGGTGGGATTTACCACAACTCTTAAAAGAATATAAGGTCGGTAACAGAGTATTATTCACCTATAATTGCAAGAACTGTTCTCATTTTTGTTCATCGTTATATCAACACCCAGTAGCATTTTGTCCAAGATGTGGTCAAAAGTCTATGAGTATGCCTAACGTCAGTTCTGGAGTTACGTCCCAAGTATTAGCTGCTATAATGAATACATTTGACATGTATGTACAATATGCCATATGTGAAGGTTTTGGTATGCCTCAAGTTGAGGCAGCTGCTTGTGGTGTTCCTATAGCTTCTGTAAACTATAGCGCAATGAACGACGTTGTACATAAGCTTAATGGCTATCCAATTCAAATTAAACAAGCTTTTAAGGAATTAGAAACTAAAGCTATTAGAGTTTATCCTGATAATGATCATCTGGTGAAAATACTTTATGACTATCTAAATATGCCAGAAGTACTAAAGAATCAAAAAAGATTTGAAACCAGAAAATTAACTGAAAATTATTATAATTGGGATTTGATTGCTAGCAAATGGGAAAAGTATTTTGATAATATACAACTAAAAGGACTGCAAGGAAAATGGGATGAAAATTTACCAACAATGACAACTATAGATAGTATTCCAGAAAATATTAATAACTATTATGATCTATTAACTCATATAGTATCAAAGCATATGCCCAACCATCAGATAGCTTCATCTATGGTCATGTTAAATATGATGAGGGATCTTGATTATGGATTTTCTATCAATGGAATGAGTACAGACTCATATAATATCAAAAAGACTTTAGATGTTCTAAATAATATGATCACCAATAACAATATAGTTCAAAAAGCTAAAGAAAATGATAGTAATCTAAAAAATGAAGATTTTATTGAATACGCAAACATGAAAGCTAGACTGCAATGAATATACTATTTATAGGACCATATAGACAAAACGATGGCTGGGGTTCGGCAACCAAAAATTATATCAAGTCACTTGCTACACAGTATAAAAATTTAACTATAAGGCCAGTCTTTTTAGCCCAAAGTTCTAATGATGAACTAGATAATGATCTACTAAAATATGAAAATACAATTTATGATAATTATGATGTTGTAATAGAAAAAACATTACCTCATTGTTTTTTTTATGATGGCAGATACAAAAAAAATATTGGATTAACAGAACTAGAAACTAATAATTTATCTAATTCCGAATGCATATCCAATATGAATAGAATGGATGAAATTTGGGTACCCAGTAGCCAAGAAAAGAAATGTTTGATGAAGTCAGGCGTTAATAAGCCTATCAAAGTTATATCTCAACCATTAGACACAGAATTTATAAAAAAATATTCTGATCATAAACTAGCCTTTAGTAATATTATTGATAAAACTTTTAAGTTTTACTTTATTGGTGAGTACACAGAGCGTAAAAATATTGAAGATTTAATTATTGCATTTAATTTGGCTTTTGATATAGATCAGCCAGTATCTATGATTTTAAAAACATCTATACCAGGAATATCTCCCTATGATAGTAATAAAATTATAGAAGATGAAATAGAAACAATAAAAAAGAAATTAAATATTAGAACAAAATATAAAAAAGAAATTATTATTACAGATAGGCTGTCATATAAAGATGTTATCGGATTACATAATTCTTGCGATTGTTTGATTGCTCCTTCTTATGGTGAAGCCTTTTGTCGCCCAGCTGCTGAAGCTTTGTGTTTAGGTAAAACCCCAATAGTTACAGATAATACCGGTATGAATGACTTTATTAATTATGATAACGGTTTCTTGATCAAGAGTCATAGAACACCAGTATATGTGAACAACAGACCATTGTCCAAAGATTTTGATATTTATACAGCTAATGAATATTGGTATAGGCCTGATATGTATGACTTAATAAATAAAATGCAAACAGTTTATAAAATGCATAAAGAAGACCGAAAGACTCTAGAACAAAAACGAGAAATCGGAAGAAATAATACGGATCAATTTAGCTATGAAAACATAGGAAAAAAAATATGTATCTAAGTTTCACAGTAGGAAATATACTTCAAAAATTTTCAAAAGATAAAAAAAATATTGTATATTACCAACAAAATAATCTTTTTGATCATAGTTTATTTGAATTAGAAAATAATTATTACTTATTTAATAGCAATCAAAATAATTACGAAATGCCAAATGTTATAGATCTTCCAGAGAAGATGACGAGTTTATATAATTATAATTTATCATTGACAAATAATATTATTGGACATTCAACATCTAGCATTCAAAATTTTCATATTAATAGTATTATATTTACACATTCATATAGGCCTAATTTTATTAAAAAAGAAGATGCCTCAATATTAAATAAGAATCTAGAAAGAGAACTAAAAGTTTTTTTTAGTGAAAACTCTAAAATCTCTTGGGGACTTAATCAAAGATCCGAGGTTATAAAATATGGTATCCCTAAATCTTTTAAAGTAATAAATAGAGATAGAGATAAAGATATATTGATATTAAACTTTAACAAGACCATTCACAACCAGCAATTACTGGCAGCTTTAAGGTCAAAAGGATACTCCTGTGATTCTTTAGATACTTGCTTCATGACTACGAGCGATATAAATGAGAAACTAAATGAATATAATATATGCATAGATTTAGCAGATCATAACGTAATAAATATGCTTTGCGCCATCTCTGCTGGATGTAAGGTGGCAACAATTAAAACAGAAATGCTAAATAATGACTACAATGACATTCCTGGACTCTATCTTTTAGAGTCTCCATCTGATATATTGGAGAATATTTCAACAATCATAAAAAATGATGAGAGCATAGAAAAGAAATCAGAAATAGTATCTAATATATATAGTTTTGACATTTTCTCAAATAATATAATAAGGCTTATTAATCAAATTAATCAGGAGGCATTTGTAAAATGATAGCACAAATAAATATAGTAGTTGATGGTAAAGAAGATATTGTACAAGGATATAACAATGTTCCGGTAGGAGATGTGTCCTCAATTACAAATGGATATGTTCAAAATATAACTTTGACAACTTTAGACAAGATAGAAGCAAATAATAGGACCCCGGTATTCATTGAGTGCTTAAAGAAATTAACAATCGGTGGTCAGATAACTGTAAAATTTTTGAATTTAATGTTGTTAGCATCTAGAATTAAGTCTAATTATATAGATGGTAATAAATTTTCAGAAATTATCTATGGATCTAAATCTTTTTGGACAGAATCAGATTTCATGGAGATCATGGCCGGTATTAGAGACTATAAGATTATTAAGATAATTAGTGAAGATCTAAATACAATAGCAGTTATTGAAAAAAATAAATGATTAATATTGAATGTTTTATACTCTCATATGAAATTACCAAAGGGATGAAGTCTTATGGGCCAATTGGATTATTAAAAGCAACAAACTCATCAAAAGAATTGATTTTGTGTCAAATAGAATGTCTGAATAAAATATTTCATAAACCATCAATAAATATTATATCTGGATTTGGAAACGAAAAACTGTATAAAAAATTATCAAAAAATATTGGGAAAATATATAACGATAAATTTGAAACGGCTAATCACGGATATGCTATGCAATTAATATTATCAAATTTTGACGAAACAAAATATGATGGATTGTTCATAATGGATCACGGCGTACTACTCAAAGATGTAGAAATCGCGCCAGCCTCGTCTTTTAAAAGCTCTTGGGTTCTGAATCGAAAAATTAAAAAAAATGACGTTAAGAATAAATATATCGGTTCTGTGATAGATTCGGACGGTGCGGTAGATTATATTTTCTATGATGTTGGACCATTTGCGTGGTTTAATGTCGTCTATTTATCCAAAAATGATATTGTTCAATTTAAAAAAAACATTAATTTATTTTATGAAAATATGTTCTTGTTTGAAATCATTAACAAATCCGTCAGTTCAAAGATTGTAAAATATAAAAATATTGTTATTCCAAATGATTCGTTTATAACTATAACTGGACTAAAGGACAAAAACAAAATAAAAGAATTAATATGAAAAAAATATTATTGCATTTATCTGACGAAAACTCTTACAAATCTTTTATTAGGTCATTAGTTAAAAATAATGATAATGAAAAATTTCAACTAATAGGAAACTCACTTCATGGCGTGTTATTTGACACCAGCCATAAAGCTGAACCTGACATTCTTATATTTCCTTCTAGTGAATATACACAAGAATTTCACGACTATATAACAGAATATCACAATAAAATCAGAATATTTATTTTTGCTAATAATCTTATAGTTAATACAAAGATTATTGACTTTTGGAATTCTACGAACATTACCGTTGTTTCAAAAATAGAATGGTTTCCAGAGAAAACTCCTGAAAAATGGATTAGTTATGAATCATTATATGATGATGATATATACAAAAACTTAAATCAGTCAAGAAATAATAAAATTGCTATTTATTTATCGTTAGATGATGAAAAAAATCATGCTTTATTATCTGAAGTTTTATATCCAAAAACTAATCTGCCGCTAGTGCTTTTTAATTCTCCAACATTTAAAAATGAGCAGAATGTTGGGATGCTAACTCCAGAAGATTCTTGTAAAGTATTAAATGTCTTTAGTAAATTGATAGATATAGATAATAGTTTTTCTCTAGAAGCTAGCGTATGTGGAATAGATATACTAGAAAATGGAGAAAATATACAAGAAATTATTAGCAATAATTTATTAAGATCAAAAAGTGTTTATGAAAATAAATCGTACTCCTCATTTGTAAAAGAAATATTTTTACCAACTTTATAGGAATTTAAATCTATGGATATCGGCTTTTACCTTTTGGACATAGCGTCAGATAACGAAAAACAAGATACTATCTTAAAAAGCATAAATGAATTTTGTTCATTAAATCCCTACTATAATGTAGTTCTTTTTAATAATCAATTTGCTAAAATTGATACAAAAAAATATTATACTTTGCATATACAACAGGCTAAATATTTTACTGGTTTATTATTTATATTTGATGTTCGTAGCGCAATGTTGACTCAAACATTTCCAGCTCCCAAAAAGCAAATTTTATATACTCCAGAAGCAGAATGGTCCAAGAAGCTAGCTTTGCCGTATTCTTTTTGGAAAAATATTTATATGAAAGACAATATTGAAATTATAACAGACAATAAAGATGCATATAACTTATGTGAGATTTGTTGGAAACAGCCACTATATCTATTAGATCAAATCAACGGTAAGGAAATTAATAATGTCGTCAATAAATTATGAGAATTTAAATGATTCCCAAAAAAAACATATATTAGATACTTTATATTTAGAAAAAAAATTAAGTTTCCAAGATATTGCAGAAAAATATGGAACTTATGCAAATAAGCTCAGAAGAGATGCAAAAAAATTTAATATAAAAATCAGAGATAAAAGCCAAGCTCAAAAAAATGCATTGAATACAGGAAAGCATAAGCATCCAACAAAGGGAACAAGTAGACCAACAGAAGTTAAAGAAAAGATAGGTCGAGGAGTTATGCAATCATGGGACGAGCTATCTGAAGAAGAACTTAAAATAAGAAAAGATAAGAGCAGGGATAATTGGCAAACAATGAATGAAGAGATAAAATCAGGAATACTCAAATCAGCTAATGAAGCAGCTAGACTTAGTAGTAAAACTGGTTCTAAGTTAGAAAAATTTTTACTCAATAAGCTCTTGCAAGATGGTTACAGAATTGATTTTCACAAAGAGCAAATGTTATCAAATACCAAGTTGCAAATAGACCTGTTCCTGCCTACAATGAATCTAGCGATAGAGGTTGATGGTCCTTCTCATTTTTCTCCAATATGGGGCCAAGAAGCTTTAGACAGAAATAAGAAGTATGATGAAAAGAAAAATGGGCTACTAACAGGCAAGGGATTAAGTTTAATTAGGATCAAGCAAACAAAAGATTTTTCAACAGCCAGAGCATTATCTATATATGAGAAACTATTAATCATTATAACAGATCAAACTTTTAAAAAACATACACTAATAGAAATTGAGGACAACTGAAATGGTCAAGGAAAAGAAAACTCCCGAAACTGAAGAACAGAAGCCTGTATCACCTAACGATACCGGGTGGACAGATCATGTTTTGAGTATGCTTTGTGATGATGAAAAAATAGCAGGAAATCCAACAACAGACGGATTACGTAGGATATTTGAAAAAGCTTTAAATTGCAGAATGATTCAATCCACTAGTGATGTTGTTCAGTCTCCGTCTCCAGATAATGAGAAAAGAGCAACAGTAGTTCATACTCTGGTTTATCTTATAGATCAAACCGATATTGGTATTACAGTGAGTGGTGCTGCTGATGTTTTTTGGGGCAATTGTGATAAGATATATCGTAATTATCCCGTTGCTGTTGCAGAGACTAGGGCTGAGGGTAGGGCCTTAAGAAGAGCATTAAAACTTCGTAAAGTGGTAGCAGCAGAAGAGTTAGCAGCAAATGTAGACGACCACCCAGACTCCGATTCTGTATCAAAGATCAGTATCAATCAAGTAAATTTTATTGATGTAATTGCTCAAAGACTAAATATTAATGTGATTTCTTTAATAAAATCGCTTGACGTATCAGAAGCTAACGTATATAATATAAGTCATGAGGATGCTGTGAAAGTAATTCAGCAATTGACATCTTATCAACAAGATATGTCAAGCATTCCTCAAGATTTAATGGGCTATGATAATAAGTGGAAATAATTTATGAAAATAACATACAAGGCTAGTGATAAGCTTCAATTTGAATTAGAGGGCTCTGGACAAAAAGAAGTATTTAAAGAATTAGCTATAATACAGGAAATTTTTTCTGAGGATAAATGCGGGTCATGTAAAAAGGATAATTTAAGATTTATTGTGAGAAATGTTGATAGTAATGACTACTATGAATTGAGATGCAATGATTGTGGTGCGGTGCTGGCATTTGGTCAGCATAAAAAGGGTGGCACACTTTTCCCAAAAAGAAAAGACGATGAAAATAATTGGTTACCAAATAACGGTTGGCACAAATGGCAAAAAAACAATGCGGAAAAAACATAACGGGTTGGAATCGAAGCATAATATATGGCTATGAGTGTGGTCTGTGGCAAAGTACACTGTATCATACTATTTTACTATTAATTCTATCATTAATAACTAGTACAGATAACATAACCAAGCCTATTAAGATAGTACTATCTTTCACCTCGAATAATGATAATGAAATTGTTTCTTTAGACAAAATTAGAGATCCTATAGAGATAGTTAAAGAAAAAGTAAGTTTAGTTGAAGAATATGAGAAAATAGACGTCAATAAAATAACATCTACTAATTTAGTTGACTTGTCTGTTAATCTGGAAGAAACTAGTGAGAATAATAGTGCAGAGCCAGAGATACATGAAAAAGATCTTTTAAGTTTTGTGGGGCCTGGATCTGATAAAAATGATGATGATTTTGTAGAGACAAATTCTTCTGGTAATATAAATAATCTTATTGATAATATTAGAACTTCAATAAATACTTCATTAGCAGAAAATAATGCTGGTATTGGAGATGAATTTAGCAGAAGACTGGCTGGCGCTGGTGCTAAGACTGGAGATGTTCAAATATCTATAATGTGGAATACCACAGATGATATAGATTTACATGTTGTATATACTCCAGGAAATGGATCTACAGACAATATAAATTGGACTAATAGAATTGGCAGAATATCTAATGGTATGTTAGATGTGGATAGAAATGCTAATGGTGGCATGTTAGTAAATAACCCTGTAGAAAATATATTCTGGCCCAAAGGATATGCTCCAAATGGTTTTTTTACTGTATATGTGCATTTTTATAGATCTTGGACAGGCAATAATAGAGTTCCTGTTCTGGTCAGGCTAAAAATAGGAAATAAATTTGAAGAAATAAAATGCTTAGCAATATTATATCAAAGCCCGCAGGAAATATCTAGATTTAAGTTTGAAAACTAATCTACGATAACGCCCCACTTATCTGCCGGACATTTTTGATCCTTATGGGCTAATTTGTTTTGATAGTTTGAGTCTCTAACAACGACACAGCCACATAATAAACAAGAGTCATCCCTATAATATTCACACCCTTTACAAATGCTCAGTCGCTGCTCAATTTGTTCCTGTGAACAAATATTCTTGTCATTTTCCTTTACCAGAGAGGTTTTTTCAATTTTTTCTAAAATACTATCCTTTAAAGATCCTTTATCATCAATATGAAAAATATCATTTTTATTTTGATTATTATGAACATTATGTATTAAGGTAGATATATCCTCCATTTTTTTGAAACATAAGATTTGTGTTTCTGGATTCTCTAACCCAACAGTTAGTCCACAATAGTCACACTTATATAATGGTTTATTATTATAATAACTATTTAATGGTTTTAGTTCGCAGTATGTGGAGTTTATCATAAAAATTCTATTTTATTAGCTCTACAGCAATATTGATCATCAGGACATTTAGTAGTACTAGTATCATAACATGATGGCGTATTATTGCAAGATATATTCTTATAATTAGAGGTTATTCTCAATGACGTATCGCATTGAGAAGATTTCTCATTACATTTTTTTGTTATCTCTTCTGTTTTTAAAATATCTTGAATATTTTTAGGACGTCTATAGTCATAGGTATAGTATGCCACTTCAACATAAACTTTAGTAGCTGCTGAAATAGCACCAGTATCAGTTGCTCTATACATAGTTGCATCGTATTCTAGTGTTGCAGAACCTAACTTGCATGTTCCTGGTACTATTCCTTCTACTATATCATTTACAGAATATACTCTAGGATCATTAAGCAAAAGTTCCTCATTGGGAATATTTCCAGGAATTGTATTCTTACATGCTGCTATATTATCAAATAGCTGCTTCATATTACTTCTCCATTGCGACCCAAGAAGAGCATTGACTTCCGCATTTGATGTTTCTACTGGAAAAGCTACTTCTGTTCTACCAATATAAACATGCCATGGTCTAGACCCATCCCCCGATGCTCCACAATTACCATAACCACACTCTCTGTCGCAAAGCGGAGCACACTGATCACCTGATTGAGACGAACCAGGACAACGAATACATCCTCCTATATTAGGCATTGGGCCATTTGAATTTGGATTACCTCCTATCAAAAAATATCCAAGTACACATGTTCTAGTTTCTGTAATTATTTCCCAATTAGGATGAAAATCACTAGTTGTAGCAGAATCTGATACTATACTATCATTAGAACATTCGCTATCAATAGAATCAACAACAGAGAAAGTATCATTAGGAATTTTAACAATAATAGACGGACAAGAATTTGTAATAGTAATTGGTATACAGACCTTTTTACCTCCTCCCATAATAACGGTTATTTTATTATTATCATATGTTATATCGCATAATTTTTGAGAACATGACGGAGTATAATTTGGATTATTTGTTGTTGTTATTGCTTTATGTATATAATAAGTTTTGGCTGGAGATGATTGATTGAAACTCCATATGCATTTTTCTGTAAAAGATACGCTACTCATAATTTATCTTTTTTTATATCCCATTAAAGTTATAGAATGTCTACAATATTCAAAAGAGTAAGGAAACGTTGAAATTCCTGCGCAACTACCACGTCTACAATATCCATATGTATAATCTTGACACTCACAAGCATCTGCAGTAGATCCTGGGTTTGGAGGATAAAAAACTCCAAAAGGACTAAATCGAGCGTCGTCAATTGAATGACAGGATGTGTCGCTGTCACCCGATGAAGAATCAAAACTTGGTGTATAATCCTTAACAGCGGTAGTTTTAGGAATATCTTCTATACCTCCAAGATTTGTATTTACTCCGCAATTAAGTAGAGACGTGGATCCATTAAAGCACCTATTAAAAACTCCTCTGCTCTTGTCGCCGTCACCAACCATAATAGTAGTTTCTGTACTAGTAAATTCTGTTCCAACAGCAACAGACGGACCAACTCCTCTATTGACCGGATAATCATAAGAAAAATCATTTCTGTCAGAACAAGCTTGATGACTTGAATAATATATTGGTAAACCCCTTTCGCAGATGCAACCTCTAGTTGGATCTCCAGGGTAATTAGTACCAGAACACGCATAATCACTTAATTCTATTGGAAACTCAGCTGTTGCGGTTAGTTGCGGTGGCTTACTACAATCAAGAGTATTAGTAACAGTAGCCGAAGTTATTGCTTTTGAAAGAGTCAAGCCAAACTGGCCTCTTTCTGTACAGGTTGCTACTTGGGTAATTCCAGGTCCACTTACAACACTATCTGCCACTATAAGACTAGTTCCAGTAGTTCTTTCTTCATAAATTTTTGAATCTATATATCCAGCAGATAATGACGAACAATATAGTCTAATATTAACTATTCCATTATCATCTTTTTCTATTCTAAATTGCATATCTACATTACCAATAGTAACATCAACCTGTTTATTTAATGCTAAAATACCATCTATAGATATAGATCCATTTATTTTACGATCAGAACAATCGGCTGTATTATCTAAATCATATGGTATATTTTTGTATATATCTTTAGCTTCAATTTCTGGCTCTATATACTTGTATAAATCTTTATTTTTAATATAATCACTTAAATTATCTATTCTTTCTAAATTAATTTTTTGTTGTTCTCCATATATTAGACGAAACAACATCTCATTAGCTAAAGTATCTGTATTATTTACAAGAGCTGTATGATCAGTAACTATACTAGAAGAAAGCATGCTTTGATATTCTTCATTTAAAACAGAAACTTTAGCATCATTTGGTCTTGGAATATTTGTAGAGTTACATAATGACTCTTGAAATAAGGTACTATCTGGATTAAGTTCAAATCTTTGAATATAATTAACTCCACTATTCCCTATTGGATTATAAAATCCTCCATCATATGATAAAATATATGGAATATCATTTTTTTTTGCAATATCTGATATTGATAATTGTTTAGGGGTATATGCTGTGTATGTTGATGAGAAACTATCCCAACCAACAGTACTAATGCCGCATGTTTTACTATCACAACCAGTAAGAGTATCAGAATCACAATAAACAGGATACCTTGCAAAAGTACCTCCTCCAGTAGACGAACTTGTAAAATGACTAAAATCGAATACAGAATTGTTAGGAATAGTAATATCACCCAAAGTAATACCTCCTGCCCTAAACATTTGTCTACATCCATCAGTGGGAGTACTTGGAAGATTACTTCCGCTATAAGTAATAGACGTCAATTGAAGAGGAGTATCATTAATTCTTAATGTATTAGAATAAAAACCTCCAACCGAACTTTGTAATGTTAAGGATGATTTTAGTTTATTTTGTGAATCTAAGTTAATCCAAAAATATTCTTTTTGATTTGCTCTTGGAGATAAATAACCCGCCCAATCATGATTACTTTCTAAATTTGTATATATTCCACTAATATTAATTATCCCAGACCATAATTTATTATTGGTAAAATTAAAAGAAGAATTTATAGTACTTCTAATAGTATTACTACTTTCACCAGGATTAGGCAAAATATTAATATCTATAAAGGGCAGATAATTATTTATAGGTAAATAGTCATATCTAGCTAAATCTTTATAGTAGTCTACATTATATTTTTGATGAATAGTATAGTAAACTAGCCCCGTCGTAGATAAATTAATATTACTATTTGAGGTTTTTAATAAAAAATTATGATTAGAATAATTAGCATTATTAATGATTGTTTTATAAAAATGATTAAGATATGGCGAAGAAGGATAGAATTGATTTAAATAATTATTATTATATATATAGCTAGTAATTTCATTAATCTGTTTTCGGTCATCAAAACCTATCAAGTCTCCCCACTTAGTTTCTATAATAGGATTATATAAAACATGATCTGTCTCTTTTTTAAGACCCAATGAAGACTTTAAATCCTTAAAAACAAGGAAAGAATCCATACCATCAGCGCTTTGGTCATTTTGGTATAGCCTATTAAAATCTAAATATGCAGTATCATATCGTAAATTATTCTCTAATACTAGTTCAGTATATATTTTGATATATTGATCTTTAGATGAACTACTTGATTTTATTCTATTGCCATATCGATCAACAACATGTGCATAAATATTTTTTTCTATTATTTTACCCACATATTGTTTACTAGGCTTTGAAGCATCAACTATTACTATCTCTTGGTTGCATAATTTTTTAGTATTATATACATATCCTAATTGATTAGCTGAAGTATAGTCAATATGTAGATCGCTAAAATTAGTATATAAATAATTATAATCAGAAAAAATATAAGAACTTGCTTGGTTTTTAGGACCATCAATATATCTATATCTTAATCCATCACCTAATTTAATTTCAGGATTGCTATACGTTATAGACTCTTGCTCATCAGAAGTCATATTTTCAATGGTAGAACTAGCAATAGTAGTAGCAGAATCTTTTTCGGCAATATAAAAATATGGTCTTACTCCCTCTAATATTATTTGTTTAGCATTATTTGTATTTTTGCTAATTTTTAGTAAGTACTTATTATTAATAAAAATTAAATTTGGATCATCAATATTTTTTATAGGATAATTGTAAATAAAATTAAAATCAATATTTTTTTTAGGAACTGCTGGCAACCAAGGACCTATTGCTGTTGTATCTTTTTCATTATTTAAATATTCAAATACAAATGGTGGACCTATACTTAAATTATTATTGTTATAAAATCCTCCTATATTTGGAATGCTGTATTCATACCATCCATTATTAATAAATAAATATAGTCTTAATTTTCTATGATTATCAAAATCATTAATCTGACTTATGGTTCTTCGTATAGTATCATTCATTTCTCCATATAATACAATTCCACTCGTGCTATATTGAGCACTTGGAGAAAAATTATCTTTATCATAGTCTATAATATAATTATATGTATCATATTGAATAATAGGGGTTTTATCTGTATAGCTAGAGTCAGAAGTTAGGCCTTTATTAGGATGAAAAAATCCCTTTTTCAAAACTCCAAGAGATTTTGGCTTTTTGATATAAAAATTTAAAATTTGTTTTCGTGGTATTTTATAAAACTTTATAGAAACAGAAGATGTCTCATCCCCTCTTGATGCAAAAATATTTTTTTGACAAAAACTACCAAAAGGAGGATATAGTTCGTATCTAGACGCTAATGCTTCAAGATATGGATTAGTTATAGATATAGATACAGTATTAGAAAAAGTATTTCCTTTTGAAGCTATATTTTTTTTCTGTTTAGAATATAATGTTGTATTATCAATTATAACTTCATTTGCAAATCTTTGGTAGCCCAGATTAGGAGAAGCTCCTCCTTCGATAATCGGAATTCCTTCTTCATTTCCAATTGGAATCATTCCTGTAATTTCAAAATACTCATTAAGTATAGTAGGTTTGAATAAATCTATATCTTCTATAATTTCAGCCCAAATATCTGAATGAACAGTATTATAAGATGGTAAAGTTATATTATAATATGTTGTAACATAATTATTTAATGTAGCTGTTACGGATCTACTTTTCCCATATGGGTAAATAGGATCAATATATTTACTTGCTGAAGATAAAATATTTTCTGGTTCAGGGTGGCCGGGAATTCTAAATTCAGCTAAGGCTTGAGTTAGGCCATTTAATGTACTTCTTTTTGATGTTCTATCATTTTTATATGACTCAAGAGTTGTTCCATCTTTATCTATTGATAATCCAGCTAATTCCATAAATTTTATAGTTTCGCTTAAATTATTAATTTCTTTTTTCAGAGCAGCAATTTGACTTGAAATTTCTCCTCCTCCTAACAATTTATTAATATCATTTAATGAATATCCGCCATAGGCTTTAACTGGTGGACTAAATTGTGTAGAAAGATTAGGGGTATATATACTACCAGCTCCATATGTTATTTGTGAAGAACCGCATCTATAAGGAAAATCAGTCACCTTTAACATATTAAAACATTTACATTTATTAGATATGGGGAATGCTCTACAACCAGCGCTATCTGATGAGCTACCTCTTAATTTTTCTATTTTTAAAGAATATATCTTAATACCAACATTACTAGTTGTAAATTCTAGCTTACAAATACCTCCATTGGTATCATTAAATAATGAGTTACTACCGAATGCTGTTGTTCCGCTAATGTTGTCACCAAATAAGTTATTTTTAAAAAATACTCCTCCTTGATGATGAAAAGCAACATAGTCAAGATGCGGATTAAATGCAGCAGCAGGATAAGACCGTTTATAATATAAGGTATTGTTTTGAATATTCCTAGCGGGCCTATCTCCAAAAGCAGATCTTTGATCGCACCAGCTGTCATTACCAGTATATTCTGTGCATATCTTATTTGCCTTGACATTTGGTAAATAATACGTACTATCTGGATCACAAAAATTACATGGATAGTTATCCGAATCATTATAGTTATTACAACAGCTATTTGCAGGAGTTTGTCCATTTACGAGTATTCTTGGATAATTATCTGAAAAAGTATAACAACCACTATTATAGGGAACCTCTTTTATTGTACTACTATTTAATAGTAACCCTGCTGTTTGAATACTATTTGTTTTTACCATAGCATTATTTTTACAAACAGCTTTATATTGGGTACCTGTATTTAAACGAGATTCAAATGTGACATTTCCTACAACAAACTTTTGAGAATAGCTAAAATTCTTTTGCAATGTATTAGCGGTACAGTCTGTTGTTGGCGTACAAGTATTTGAGCTCATTTTCACATCAGATATTGAAGCAACAACGTCGAAATCTAAATCTATTAAACATTGATGATTAATATTATTAGATAATTGTATAGTAGATGTGGTATTATGAGGACACCATAGATAGGCCCCATATTTATTTGCTAATGTATTAATTAAATCTCCAGAGTTTTTAATATAGTTAAGTTTACCGACTGATCCATACTCAGTACCAGATAACATATCTATATTTAATCCGGAAATTTGAAAATAATTATTAATTATATATGAATATGATGCATTCCTTTTTGTTAAATCAACTGTTATTTCATCATATTCTGGAGCTGTTGCCAACAAAGCCGCCAAATCAAATTTTTGTTGTACTGTTTTACTAGAGCCATCAGCGCTCACAGCTTTATTTATTCTATTATAAATAGACCTAAATTTAGAATATATATTAGCAGATATGTAGGTAAATGCTGATCCTGATGGAATAATTTCAGCTACTCCTGATGCTTTTATAATTTTTAATCCGGAGGGACATGGTTTAATTGCATTTGAAGCACTATCAAATTCTGTTATAGTATTATTTGGTTCTGGTCCGTCATTCGTTGCATAAAAAACATCTCCAGGAGAAATATATAAATCAACACCTTTTATTGGTCTAGTATCCGAAGTTTTATTTGTATCAAAATATCTATACCAGCATAAAACACCAGAATTATAATTCCATTTCCAATAAGATGCTACTTTTTTTGTTTTAATAAAAATATTATGGTAAGTATCTTTATCAAAACCATATGGAGTTATAAAGTTATCAACATCTGGTAGTAATTTATTAATATTTGATTCTGATTCATTTAAAGAACTTCTATGTATAAAATTACCACATGTTTGAGATAAATATTTGGCTTTATTATAAGCTTTGTCATGATCATACTGTGAATTATATTGAGAGGTTGATAAATCGTATGGTATTTCATCAATAGTTTCTTTTATTCTCCAATCTATTATTAGTTGTGGAGATTGGGAAAATATGCTAGTTAAAGAATTTTGAGGAAATGTTATAAATGAACCAAAACCTAATCCAGGATTTGATGCTGCTGGGAATTGTTTAAGATACTTGAAATCAAAAAATTTATTCAAATAATTTTGGTTCAGTATTGGTATTTTTTGTAAATAATCATCTTTCCTCATTCTTGTATCACAGGCCCCACTTGAACAATCAGATGTAAAAGGACCCTTGGAGGCACCATCGGCATCTGTCAGATTCCAAGTTGCCTTATAATCTGGTGTCAAAAAATTATTACAATATGAACAATTAAAAGAAGCATCTAATTGTAATGTGTCATAATCATAGCTACTAGCATCTGTACAGTTTGTGGGATCGAATGATACTTGTGAAGGATTACTTTTTGGTTGTATTAAAAAATCAACATCTGATAATGTTGAAGAAGATATAATGATAGGTAACCAAAGTCCACTAGTACTGCTATCAAAAGCAGGTATTAGTGCAGATAACGCTGTGGTATTAATAGTAGCTTGACTATAATTAACACTTTCTAATAATGATTTATTGAATATGTAACAACTACTCATTGATAACCTAACTATGTGACTGTAAAACCCACGCACTATCTATATAAACAAAAACTCCTTTATTTCCCTGAGATACACTAAAGCCTATAGGGTTATCAAATGCTGTAGTGTAAGTGATCTGGCCACTACTAAATACTTGATATAATTGTACAGTAGTTCCTCCCTGTATAATTCCTGATGTTATAAATGGTCTATTATAAATAGGTTGATAAAAACCACTATCACTATCATATTTACAATAAATTTGAGCTCCTCTTGGGGCGGGATTAATTTGCAATTCATCTTTTACAAAAACTAATTTTCTAAGACCACTAGGCAAAGGGTTATTATTTAGATCACTTATTATTTCTCCTCTAGACGGTTGTTTATTTACTAAATCATTTTCTATTTTAATCCATACATTTTTATAATTAGCTCCAACAGTCCATACTTTGGCCTTAGCATCCCATCTAAGATCTATTGGACCAACAGGCCAAGTTCCTGGCATTTGACCCCAACCTTTAAAAAATTTATGTTCTCTATAAGGTTTCGTCCAAGAGCCATCAACATTTTGTGTTTGGTTTTTATACAGGGGCTTGTTGTCTGAGTCTTTTTTAATAGCTCCATTACTATCTAGTAAAAATTCTCCAGAAGCATTCGGTACAGGATATCCTTCGGTATCATAACCCCAACCATGAACCATTACTGGCCCCCGTAAGCCAAAAAATCTCATATTATTAGCCGGTAAATTCTCGGTATTAGAATAACCAGCTACTGCAGTATAGCTTGGTTTTGTTATACCTCGTTGAGAGCAGTAATTATTATAATTATAGTCTATAGGATTATAAAAATGATTAATATTAGCACTATAGGATAGTTTTAAACTGTCATCACCAAATGGAGGAGCTATTCCATTTGATACCATATCTATACAATGAGGAACAGTATCCCCGCTTTGTCTATTTTGTTCACAACCAAATTCTCCACTCATTAATAAAACTGGATTTAGTGTTGAATAATTGATAATAGGATTACCACTAATTCCGCTCAAAGCAGACATACTATTTCTAGAAATAATTTCCAGATCATTACCACTCGCTATAACAAATGGAGGAGTAGTTTCTTTTGGAGAGGCCCCAATATATTTATTTTTAGTTTTTTCATCGTCTAGTTCACAAAATCCACAAGCTACGCTTGATACAACTTCAATGCTATTAGTTACTGTGCTAAATGAGCTTGAGTTATTAATTGTTGGGTTATTTAATTTTTTATAAGAATACGTTCCTGCTCCTAAACATATAGGACATCTACTTCTAGGATATTTAGTAATATTATATGTTGATCCATAAGGACTAGGATAAAAAGAAATAGGAGATAATATACCATCTAAGCTCATAATAGATTTTCTATCATAGTCTGTTAAAAGTTCTCTTGGAGCTTCATCAGTTTCATATAGCCCAATATCTCCTACATATCTTGGCAAATCAACTGGATTAGTATTTGCTTGCCCATAAGGAGCCATATGCCAATCTGGACTATAGCCGGCTATTACAGCTGAAGAATCCGGATGAATATGAGTCCTGTTTGCCCCAAATAGAATTTTACCAGGACTCCATTTTAATTGTTTAGGAATATCACTACTACTAATAGTCTCCATAGTTTTTGCAAAATTAGCCTTTAATACATTTTGTGCTGTATTAATAGAATCATTCAAAGCTTTTTTTTGTTTAAAATTATCTAGTGCAAGCTGCTTGAACCTATCGGTGTTGTCTTTATTAAAAAATCCTAATTTTCTAGTATATGTTCTTAGCGTATAATTAGATGTTATACCATCTTCAGCAATATTAACAACAATATTAGATATTAAAGGACCACCAGCGACCAACACATCTCCTACCAATCCTAAACTAGTATCTATTCCTACTATCCCTAATTCTCCATTTTCATGAACTTGTTGATAAGCAGCATCATTATCTATTGTTTTACAAACATACGAATCCAAATTCTCCATACCTCCAAAATTCCATGGAACCAATTCAGGATCTTCCTTAACATTAACAGGTCCGGCTAAGTTATTAATAGTACCTGCTCCGTATAAACCAGCTTTTCCAGGATTGTCTATCCATGGTCCATAAGTAGCCAAATTAAATTGAATAGGAATAGCAGCAAATGCTGGACATGTTGCTTTAGGTTCTATTGGAATGTTAGGCCCACTATCATTAACACTAACTGTAGTATTTATATCATTAGAAATCCTAGCATTTCCGCACAAAAACCAAGATAATAATGCTCCATCACGAATTTTAGTAGAGTCAAAACCAGATTTAAATGTTCTATTATATTTGCTTGCTAAAATAGCATCATGTAACATAGTAAAAACTAAGGATCTTTCACATTCATTTTTACCACCTCCTAATTTAATTGGTTGATCTATAGACATTACTACCCTAGGAGTACCATCTATATAAACTAATTGCTCCTGAGCTGATGCTGCTACATACATTTTGTAAGAATAGCCCTGTGGAATACTGTCTCCTTTTGGAGTTGTAAAACTTCCATCGTTAACAGAAGGAAAACTATATCCTTGATTTTGTACTGATGGACTAGCATATTGTATATAGGTATAATCACTTGGACTCAAGTTATGTTCTAATGGAAAATAAAAGAATTTATTTTGTTCTGCTCTTGATGTAAATTTTCTATATTCTTTTTGAATTACAGCATGCATAGCTCCCATGCCCCCAGCTGCAGATGCTTGAAGTTGAGTATCTAGCCAATCATCCTTTGTTGATTTATCTGCATTAGCATTAAAGCCTAAAATAGGTTTTATCTTTCCTACCTCATCCCTAAAAGTATCAGCTACTGTAGAACCAATAACCATAGTGTCATCAATAAATGTACCATTTTCTTCCCAAGCTCCATCTGTTGATATTTGCCAATTATAAAAATATTGACCAGACTCTGGGTCTTGATAATATAGAACTGATGGAGTCCTAACCATATATGATTTACCATAATATGTATCATGAACTTTTTTCATAATTTCCCAAACTTTATTTAGATCTTGATAGAAAGCTCTAACGTATGCATTAGCATTATCAATATTTATATTTCCAGGATGATTATTAAAACTCATGGATCCGCTCTGTTTTCCTATGCTATTCCATTTAATAATCGATATTGCTTTAAAGTAAGAATTTCCACCATATGTACTACTAAAATATCCTTTCATTAGAGATTCTATATTTGTTGAGAAGAAATTATCAAAACAATAAGTAAACCATGATTCAAAACCTGCTCCTGCTGCTCGTAATTCATTTTCAATAACTATAAATGAACTAGCATCATAATATGGATTAGATAAAACTCTAGTTATGTCATTTTTAATAAATACTATCATTAATTGATTTGTTTCTTTATCCCAGTATACTTTTCTGGCATCAGAATAAGAATAATTATTTTCTGTGCCGCTAAAATTACCAGCTCCACTATCACTATAAGTATCTCCATTCATACCAAAATAAGGACTTATAATATCATTGTATATAGCATAATTAGAATTGGAAGTTGAAGAATTTGAACTACTATCCACTCCTTCATAATTATTCTTCCATCTTGAATAGACGCTGCCCAAATTTACAGTCGAATAAAAGTCTGTGGCTGTTGCCTGTTGTCCAACATATCCTACTCCTTCAGTCCAAGAATTAAAACGTCTTGTAAATTTACGATCTGGAACCATATATTGATTTACTGTAGCAGCTGGCAAACCCATAAAAACACCTTTATATGGATCATATACCATTGTTGTTTGAGTTTGAGATAAATTAGTAGACAAAGCTTGATAAAGTCTTTTTTGCTTTCCTCCTATATACATTAATCTTAATGGATTATCTGAAATTTCTTGACCGTAAGAATAGCTAGATATCTTAGAACTATTTTGATTTATTAAATTATTGATCTGAATTTTTAATGCATTCGGTGATGGTATGCTTCTTCTCGAAACAGTTTTTATTTTAATTGTTCCTGTGAAATTTCCAGATGTGCTATTAATAAAAATCACAGAATAATCACACCCGGCGCCTTCGCATAATATTCTTATAAATTCTCCAATACTTATAACGGAATTAGGGATATATAAAGTATCAGGAGGTATTGGAATATCTGATATATCAATAGAAAATAAACTTCTTTGTATAGAATCAGCGCATGATATATCTCGACATAGTCCTTGATCCTGAAGTGAAGATGTACCAATTATTGATCCACCAAAATTAGCGACTGTTTTAGTAACTAGTCCACCATAAGGATTATATTGATTTTGAGAAGAGAATGAATTTCTTAAAAAATTATATATTTGTTTAGCTGACATTCCTCTGTCATTTTTTAATGAACTACCAAAAACAGCAGATTCATAGGAACCATAAACATTAAAGACATTTGGTATATTTCCTTGATACAAAGTTGGGGTTCCACCACCAACGGTATCAACTATCATAGGAGACGCCCAATCACTATCAACAAAATCTGAAATAGATCCTATATAATTATTAATTATTAAATAGCTATTATTTAGTAATGTAGAGTATCCTTGTAAAGTAACTTCATACATATCTTTTCCAGATACTGATCCTACTGTTTTCCAACTTTTGATCAATCCACCAAATTCTAAATTAGTATCATATTTAAATCTAGCTGGACATCCTATTATATCATAGTTTAGTCCTATGAAATTAGGATCAGCCTCTTCGCTTGTTGTAGAAACTGTACTATTAGTAGGCCACCTTCTTTTTTTAGCCGATACAGACATATCTGATGGTATGCTTTGAGATATAATATAACTATTTTGAGTAGGAATATCTCCATTAGATGACATTCTATTTATTAAACTAGTTTTAACGCTATCAGCTTGGTTAGCTACACTAGAACTACTTTTAGAATCATCATAAACTACTGTTATATTAGCTTGGCTATTGTCCTCCCCCCATGCTAAATTAAAGTTAAATTTTGTTATACTACATCCTAAAAACTGTGTCTGTACTAAACTCATTATTATTTTCCTTTAAAGACCCATTCATAAGTAGCATTACATGATACAGAATTATTAGCCACATCTATCTTGGCACTACTATCCTTTAAAAAGCTTTTTATTTCTAAGTTAGGAGATGATATATTTTTTAATACATTTCCAGGATCAAGACTGGTTACTAAACTCCTAACGCTATCTTTTTTAGTTTTTAATGTATTATAATAAGTTATAGTACTTTGTACAGTAGGGTCGTTTGCAAATTTAGCATCTATAGAAATTGTTCTAGTATTAGATGCTTTTGTTCCCAAGTCTTGCAAAACCGGAGGACCATACATTACTAGTTGAGTTATGATTTTTGACATACCAATAGAATCTTGAACATTAATATTTTCTGATATTCCATTAAAATAATTTATTGGCCTATTATTAAACGTAATATTAAATTTTACAGATCCTTCTGTTTTATTATGAGTAGTTCCACTAGACAATGGAATAGGATTTATTACGTTGGACTCATTTCTATTAAATTCAGTTTTAAATCTAAAATTATTATCATATACCATATTACTAGTATTTCTAGAGGTCTCAACTAACATGCTAGTAGCCATACCAGTAAAAGTATTTGATATTGCATCATATCTAGCAAGAGCATTATTATATTTGACAGCCGCGTCGGCAACTGCTGGAATAATAAGTCCACTAGCACCAGGGTCTGTCCAGGTTTTATTGGCGTTGGATAATCCTTTAATTTCTCCATCAATAGTAACTGTTCTAAGGGCGTCTCTGTCTAATGAGCTCTGTATATTTAATGTTTGTATATAGTTTTCACCACCACGACTAGCTACCCAAGTATCAGTAATGATATACGAGCCCTCTGTAACGCTTTTAGATATATTTCTAACATGATTATATATGTTACTAAAATTTGTTAAAAATGAGCTAGGAGTAGAATCACTTTGAGTTATATAATTATCAACCCAATTTTTTGCATTATTTAATACATTAGGATTATTTGTTTCATATCTTCCAACTGCTCCTATGGTTCTGGTAATTTTAAAAAAGGGATAGTCTGGTAAAGAATAAAGATCGCTGGCTAGATGTTGAGTATATAATTTTGTATCAAAATTTGGCTCTGTAATATATTTAAAATTTTCATCTAATGGATCAATTGACCAATCATCCTGTATCTTACTTACCAGCCAATTTGTTGAAGTATTAAAAGCTGGATTTTCATCTGTTCTTACTCCTTCAAAACTCATGGAATAACGAATTGTGGTACTCCAATTATCATTAGTTGGTTCTAAACTAGAACTAAGGGTTTTAACAGCATAGCTACTACTATTAATATTTAAAATGCCGGTAGCATTAGGTGTCTCTATGCCAGATATTAAACCAGTTATTCCACTACAAAATAATAAACCATTTAGATTAATTGTATGTATTTTAGAAATACCACTACCAACAGTTAAATATTCTGTATTAATACTAACTGCTGGAGTAGGGACTAAAGATAAATTATTAAAAGATATTGTTATATTACTCATTGTGAACATACTCTATTGTCATAGATAATCTATTTTCGTTCATATTCCAAGAAAATCCGCTATTTTGTACATATAAATAATTGTCAGGAGCAAAATCTTTAATAGGTATACTATTATAAATTGTTATTGGAAATTTAAGATTTGCTATTCCTGAAGATGGTAAAACGCATTCATAATTGACAGTAGTAGAACTATATGTTCCATTTGAGTTAATTTCTTGTAATATTGGACCTAATTTTCGTCCTAGAACAAAAATAGAAGCATATAATTTTTTTTGTCCATAGTTAGTATCTACGGTTATATTTTCGCTGATTGCTTCTGGCACTATAGTTTTTGGTCTACTATCATAAGAAAAGCTATATGTTATCAATCCAGCAGCCGAATCAAATCCTTCTACTATAGACAGTGGTTTAGGATTTAATGTTGCTCCAGCTAAAGCGCTAGCTCTACTATTTATTTGATTTCTAACATCAATATATGTTTTTAAAGCATTAGCAAATCTCCCAGTAGTAGGAATAAAATTTGTTGAATCAGTAGCAGGTTTATCATAACCTGGAATTCCAGTATTATTTTTACTAAACAATTCTATTCCCTGAACCGACCCCTTAACATTTGCTACAATATTTTTAGATTCATCAATACTAATTTCTACTTCAAAATTTTCTATAGAATGTTTTGAAATATCTTCTAAATTATCAACAGCTAACCAAGTGTCATCAAAACCATAAGAACCCTCAAATTTATTAATATTTACTTTTCTAATATGATTAAATAACACTAAATTATTATTTATATTTATATTACCATCAAAATTTAAGTTTCCACTATTAACCCACTGCTTAGCATTTTGCAACGGAGTTGTTCCTGGATAATACTTTCCGACAGCTCCTACAGAATGAGTAATTCTATACAGAGGACCCTTAGTTCCAGCTCCTTCGGCATTTGTTTTCCAATATTCTTCTAGTGATTCTATAGTCCAAGAGTCTTTGGTACTATTAACTAAATATAAATTTCCAGAGGGCTCATTTCTTTCGCAGATTAGTTCTATGCTATATGGGATAGTATTAACCCATCTATTTTCATTTTCGTCTACAGAATATTTTTTAATATAACAATTAGTGAATAAGCCATATGAATTAGGCAGTGTTAGATCTATAGGCGTGGAATCTCTAAATAAATTATTTAATTTTTGTCTTATGCCAGTTGCTGCTTGTAGAGCGGTGTTTAATAATGCATCTGTATACTGCTGTGTTGGATTATTATTATCATTTCCTCCAAATTGTATTCCGGAGGGATATATTTCTCCCTTCAATGTAATATTGGTTGTGCACCCTATGGGTTTTCCTGCTCCGTCCCTTTGTATTTCATTGCTTATTGTGACCAATGGAATTGGTGTTAATTTTAAGCTAGGTCCTATTGATAATGATCCCATTATTTGTCCTTACTAACTAATACTTATTATACACTACCATATAAATTATATCCGAATGGAGATCCGTCAACTGACCCTGCCGGATGATTTAATTGGTGAATTTGTGCAGTTGCTGTCCATAGGGCTGTTTTTCCATCAACTCCTGTTGCTCGTATGCTTAATCTAGGAACATTAGTTTGACCATCATTATCTAAATATGTTCCAACTCCCATTCCCGCAGGCATTCCAACCACACCAACTCCTGTAGCAAATATATTTATTTTTTCTTGACCAAGTTTTGTAAATATCGTTCCATCAGCTGATCTATAAATACATCCTTGAATACTCATACCAGCAGCTTGTCTATCACCCACAGCAGGATTACTGCTATTAGTTCCATTTTGCCATAATACGGACACAAAAATATTATATGTCCAAACATTATCATAATTATATCCATTCACATTAGAAAGACTTATAGTATTGTACTGATTTTCAGTAGTCACGCTGTCTTTTGCAAAATTAGTTGTTAATGCAACAATGTTTCCTCCAGAAGCAGGAGTTCGACATCTTAGATAGTGTTGAGTAAATTGTGATGATCCATCATATAAATTAGATCCATGTAAAAAAGAACCAGCAGCAAATGCATGAGTATGGTACGTATAATTTACCTTGGACTTATAACCAAACTGCAAACCCTTTAATGTTTTGTCATCATTAGATAACCATGAGCTTTGTGGAGCTATAATGCCTTTATTTAAGTTCCATTTGGCTCCATCCCATATTAAAGACTGACCATCGTTATTAACTCCCAAAGAATTACCTGCTCTATCAACATTTTGTAAACCTATATCAACTCTAAAAGCATTATTTTGACCAAGTGATGTATAAGTGGTAGTAATAGGATAATTACCACTAAATTGTGTTGTTAGATCTAAAGTGCTAGGGATCACATTACCAGCATTATCTACTCTTAGATATAAGCCAGATGTTGTAATACCTGGACCTATTCTTAAACTATTAGTCCATGTTTTACCTTCAACATATAAATGAGCCTGATTAATAACACTATTAAAAGTATCTGGAATAACATTAATAGCTACTTGGCCACTAGCGGGGCTAATATGTAACCCTCTTCTGGTATTTAGTGCTCCAGAATTAATAACTGAAAATTTATTACCTAATCCTCGATTATTAAATATTGTATCAATTTGATTATTAGAACTTAATAATATGTTATAATTTGTATCATTAGTATTAGTTGCTAATAGATCATAACTAACAATGCCAGTAGCTCCTAGGGCTAAGGTTGATTGATTATTAAACCATCTGAAAGAAGTATCTCCAGTAGCCCAAGAATTACTACTGGCATATAGTACAGAGCATGCTCTAGAAGGATAGGACAATAGTTTACCACTAGAATTCACATAAAGGAATGTACCAGTAAGACTTATTGGCAAACTCAAACCACTAGCTAAGCTTAAATTATTAAAGACTCCAGAATTTCCACTTACATTAAAGAAATCTATTCTATTATTACCAAGATTAGTATTAAATAATACTTTAGCAAAATCATCACCACCGCTCCCTCTGATTCTCATTGTATAAAGATTGCCACCATCATTAACAAAAATCCCTGTTGGATTTATTATTAATCCATTATTATTATCTAGATTAAAATTTAATGATTCACCATTAGGATCAAAATAAATATTAGAAATACCACTACCGACTTTATTATTAATTTTAACCATTAGGCCAGTATCTAATCCTGATAACCTTACTGGTAATTGCCATGTTCCATAGCCATTTACATTAGAAGTTAAAACATACTGATCAGGTGAAGAAAAACCTACTCTAATTGTACTAGTGCTAGTTAATCCACTTACAGATAAATCAGCTGTTGGTCTATCGGTATTAATTCCAAATCTATTATTATTCAGATCAATATTAACGATTGAAGTATTATTATCTGTTGATTTAACAATAAAATTACTTTGAACTTTACCAGAATTAAATACTATTAAATCATTATCTAAAATAACTTTATTTAAATTATTTGTACCAATATATAATGTATTATCTGTTATTCCGCTAATACCATAACCAACAACAACATTTTTAACACCAGATACATTATTGTTAAAGCCAATCACTGTACCACTACTATATATATATTTATTATTTGATCCTATTATAATATTATTACAACCATATGATGGATTAAGTTCTGGACCTCCAGCACCTCCACCAACCATGTATGGCATAATCAAGCCACTAACAACAGTATTATTTGGACTATTATTATCATCAAAATTAGAATTAATAGAATAATAACCATTAGAAGCATCAACACCAATAGAAGTGCTAAACTGAACGACAGTAGTATTATCTATAGTGTTCTCTGTAATATTTAATATTTCTCTTATAAATGTATTGCCAGTAGAAGCTGGACTTTGGATAGAAATTAGAGCTAAATCGCCCACAGTATATTTATTAGAAACATTTAATGACGGAATAGATATGCTGAATGAAGATAAACCATTCATCAGAAAAGGATGAGCAATAGATCCAAGAGTATTATTTCTTCCATAAATAGTATTATTTAGTCCATATATTTTATTATTGGTACCTACTACCAACCCGCTAGTTGCTAATTGATTATAACCCAAAACTATATTACCACTACCAAAAACATCCATACGTTTATCTGAGTTATTAAAAACAAGAGAGTCTTTACCAACGATTAATGAATTGCTCCCTGCTGCACCAATATTATCTCCAATAATGTAGTTAGAATTACCTATACTATAGGATTTTGAAGAATGACGCAGATCATTGAATGAGCCTATTACAGTGTCGTTCGAGCCGGATACTGAGTTTTTATTTCCAACTATATTATTAGATAATCCACCATATTGAGCATTATTAATACCAGCAATAACACTGTTATTAAGAGGAATATTCATAACCTTAGCAATACCACTAATATTACCAGCAGTATTTATATATGCGCCAGTTTGATTGTTGAGAATACCTATAATAATATTATTATTACTATTAGATCCTGCTGAATTAGTATTGCCAAGGAATACTGTATTATTTATTGAACCACTAGCATTGTTCTGGTTTCCAACCAATAAAGAATTAGTTATGTCTTTTATAATATTATTTTGACCAACTAATAAAAGCTTGTCTGGTACCCCTCCACTATTTATGGTATTATTAATACCAAGTAATATGCTATCAGACAGTCCTTGTTGATTAGGATTATTATTGTTGCCGATACCTATAATCATGGATCTAACAGCATCGTTGGAACCTATTCTATTGCCTATAAAAATTCCGCTATTAATATTAGATGCTGTTTGATAAGACCCAATACATATTAGATTATTTCCGCTAACTATATTTTGATTACCATAAGAAAGATTATTATTACCAGTTAAATATACTAATGAACCTATGAGATTATTATTACTGCCAGATACTGAAGTGTCGTTCCCTATATAAATATTAAAATCGCCAATATTAGAAGCATTAGAGCCCAAAACTATTCCTGAGATTCCAGAAGCGGTTAGCCCTTGAGCCAAGCCAACGGTTGATGAAATACTAGCATTATTATTACTACCCAATAAAATATTATGCAGTCCTGTGATATTAACAAAATTACCTAATAATGTATTATTAGATCCACTGGTAACAATTGAGTTTCCTACGTTTATACCAGAAACTCCAGAAAATACTGAATTATTAGCAAATAGAAATACTCCGTCTCCGTTTACAATATTACTATTGCCAATAATTATTCCACTATTAATTTTACCAGTATTGAGAGACCCAATATTATTATATAAAGTTCCACTTAATTCATTATAGTTACCAACAATATTATAAGAAAAACCAGAAACAGAATTATTACCCCCTAAAGTAACATTAGCTAAATTAGCTACAAAAACAGGTTTATTTATACCAGTTTGATCAACTGTAAAAATAATTTCCCCACTTGTTGATCCTGTATTTGGGTCTAAGATTTTAGATAATATTTGACCATAATATATTTCATTATAATTAGTATCTCTACCAGCAAGATTTATAATAGATGGATAACTGCCACTTACTGGCTGTGTTTGTGGATTGTGTACCAGTAACAAAGTGACTCCGGTAGGACAGTTAGTAATGCTCTCTATAATTAGGCCATCTTTTGAGCATGGAGTAACTATGTGTAAGACAGCGTCTGGCAAACCAGTATTAATTCCCAGTCTTCCGGTAGAAGCATCATAAGTGAGACTAGAATTACCAGTAGAAGATATTTGAAAATCAATATTTTGCTTATTAGCATTAAAAACTGTGCTAATTCCCGATGTTTGTGATAATGTTATATCAGGATTAATGCCGCTACCAATAACCAAATTATCTGTAATATTATAGCTCATGCTATTGCTCCATCTGTTTGTTTGCTTATGCTACTCATGGCTTTATTAACTTCTCCCACAATCATGTTTCTAATACCTTCTTGCATACCTTGTAATGCTCCGGCTCCGTTAATGACAACATCAACTTTATGATTTCCTTGAATATTAATAACTTCTGGTAATTTTAGGCTATTTAGTTGTTGAATAAACTTGCCAAATGTTGCTGTAAACTGACTTAATCCATCAAAATTTAGGCCCATATCTTTATTATTAGATACACCACCGCCTCCTCCAGAAGTTTCATCGGTCATGCCCCCATTAGCTCTATATATTGGTTTTTTAAGTTGTATTGGCCCTCCAGCTTCTTTATAGACTACATGGCCTCCTTGATTATATTTCTTACTATTAATTTGTTGTAATAAATCTAAATTATTTTGAGCTGCCTGTTTATTGACTACAAACTCTCCGGGCGTTAACATGGCGGGGACAGTATCACTACCCCTTGGTTGATAAGGAATTAGCATTCCATTATTAGCATAAATTATTCCTCCAGAGGCATGGCCAGCAGCATTTTGACGATTGCTATTTTGGGCTAAAAATTCTGGATGTTTTTGACCTAAAATTTTCCAAGCATTATCTAATACTAAGCCCTGAGCATGTGCTGCTTCAACTTGCTTGGAAAGTATTGCTAAGGCAGTTTTACCACTTGTGCCAACTATTCTACCTCCTATTGCAGGATATCTACTAAATTGAAATAATGCTTGTTTAGATCTATTATAAATACCTTCTAAATATTTAAATTGTCTTTGATCTTTTAAGTACATCTCCTTAGCGGCCTTATATACATCTTCTGGAGACAAAGACATAAAATGCTGTTCATAGAATTCTGATTTTGCTTTCGCATCTTTATCCTCATCAAGAGCTGATCTAACAGAGCCAGGCATAACTAGTTCAAATTTATCTGGATTAGCATTTACTTGTTTTTCTAGTTCCTCGAAGATTTTTACTAATGGAGATCTATTATTATCTGCCCTAGCGTCTACGTTGGCTCTGTAAGCCTCTTCCCTAGCGTTTAACATTTGATCATATGAAGTAGTTTTATTTTTTCTAGCTGTTGCTCTATCTTCACGAGCAGTTTTTTCAGCTGCTCTACGATCTTGGTATGCTTGTTGTCTTTGTTCTAATGTTTGTTTTGGTGGTCTTGGTGGGGTATATCCACCCCTTGGCCTATAGATAGGATCAATCACTCCTCCATTAGAATATCCCTGGACTCCATTATTTATAGATTGTAGTAATGATAAATTTTTAGACGTAGCCTTAGCATTAACAACAAATTCTCCTGGTGTTAGCATAGCAGGAACAGTATCGGTGCCGCGAGGCTGATAGTTTACTAGTGTTCCTTGTGAAGCATAAATTATACCACCTTTATTTTTATTAATAGGCAGCTTTGATGCATCAAATCCATCTTGAGCATAAACAACGCCACCTCTATTAAATCTCATTGGGATAGGTGTTGTCTCATCATATAATACTTCTGGCGGTCTAGGCATTTGAGCTAAATTAGCTCTTTGTTCTGGAGTTGAGAGAGTCATAATCTCCTCACGAACAGCTTTTATATAATCTAATTCTTTTTTTGCCCAATCATTTTGAGATTGTAAGACTTGTGTCCCTTGCTTATTTGTCGTATTAGATATTCCAATGGCTGCTGGGTCAAACTGTGATGTTCCGTCTACAGTTGTTCCATCAAAAATATTTCTTTTTTCGTTATTAGCTTGATTATGGCCTAAGACATCTATCGCATTTTGTGTATTATTTACAATTTGTTTTAAATAACTTGTTCTTTCCCAAATTCTATCACTAACTCTCTGAGTTTGTAAGAGTTGTGTGTTGGTTAGCTGCAAATTAGCATTTGGAACAGCTCCGGGAGGCACTGCTCCTCCAGTTCCATTGATTTCCTCCATTATCTTTTTTGCTTTCGCAAGAACGGTATCATCGGCATCTGAACTATAGCTATTTTTATCAAATCTTTTAGGTTCAAAAGCTATTTGATATATTAGCTCGTCTAAGACAATATCACTATCACTTTTGCGATTATTATTTTCATCTAAGTTTAATTTTTGTTTTCGCCATAAGACTGAGGCTTTTTGTACTGTATCTTTTACCTTATCAAAGTTAGTATTTGCTTGGATATCTTCCAAAGCTTTTTCCCTAGACTGAGCATTAACCAACATAATATCAGAAGGATAAATATCCATTAAATTATCTATAGGCATGCCAAATTTATCCATAGGCTTCCCATCACCATTAACACCTATCCAAGAATTGCTTTCATTAGTACTTTGTGCTTTGTTTTCCATCCTATTAACATTTTTTCGTCTTAGTAATCCTACTAAACCTCCATTAGCAGAATAAATTACCCCTCCTTTGCTTTTATTGATGCTTTGTAATAGTGGTAGATTTTGTCTTGTTGCTTGAGCATTAACAACAAATTCTCCCGGAGTCAGCATCGCTGGCACTGTATCGGTACCACGAGGTTGATAGTTGACTAGTGTTCCTTGTGAAGCATATATCATGCCTCCTTTTTGTTTCGCCTGTATTGGTCTAACATCTCCATCAATAACCTGTAATGATCCCATAGGTGTTGGTATACCAAACCGCGGATCTGTAGCGTATCCAACATTACCCTGATGAGCGTCTTTCCATTCGTACCCCTTTTCTCGTAAATATTTTTGCATTTCAGCACCGACATTGCCGGTTTGAAATTGTTTTTGAGCTTCTGGATCAAGCGTTTGAGTTCTTTGTTGAAAGCCTACAGTATATGGTCCTATATTTTGTCTTCCTGTATATCCTGCTACGCCTGGAACATCGGAAGGTAAAGACAAAGCTTCTAAATCAGGAGACTTTAAAATATTTTGAACATCACGATTTTGTGTATATCCAAGTTTAAATACTTTTCCATTACCAGCATCAAAAACCATCGATTCTCTACCAGATCCAACAAATTTCATAGAAGATGGATCTATACCAGCATCTCGCAGATATTTGTCTACTTCTTTTAACATTCCGGGTTTTGCATTTCTACCTGCTAATAACGAACTGCCAGTATATCCTACCTGCCTATCTGAAAGTAATTTCTGTATATTTCCTTCAGTTACAGAATCTGGTTTCTTTGTCATAAATACTGGCATCCGTGGATCTTCATCAGTTTGTTGCTTTACAAAAGGTTTTTTGATATACTCTAAAATTTTACCAAGAATACCTTTGGATGAGGAACTAGATGGTACAGCAGGCTGTGACACATTGGAGTTTGATGTGGTTCCTCCCAAACTAGATGATAAAGGAGCTAATTGTAGCTTTGGGTTTGATCCAGCATTAGTGGATTCGTTACCAAAACTATCCTGATTTGATATTGGCTTAGGTCTAGACATACTGTTTGTAGACGCATTCTGAAGAGCATCTTTTGGCGACGAGACTCTGCGTCTTAAACCAGCATCAGTAGTAGCATTATCTAAAGTATCTCCAGTCCTAACCATTGGTCTAGTAACATTTGATGTTGTTAAATCATTAAGAGTATTAGGGTTAGAAGCTCCATAACCAGGAACAGGAATGTTCGGTCTTTGTCCAGTTAGTGGTGTTCGTGATCCTTTTACTCGTTGCATTAATCTAGGCTGCTGATGACCTGCTCCTCCGGTACCCGCCCAACCTTGCGCAATATTTTCGACCATTTGCCAAGCCATTCCAGCATTTTTATACCATTCAGGTAGATTTTCGTTCAAGCCGTACTCAATTACTCTTTGTTGTCTTTCAGTTTCTGATTCTTTTCTTGTTCCAAACCAATAGGGAATGTCTTGAGGTGTCTGTTCCCAAACCTTACTATCGATAGCTCTCTGTGTGGTAGCACTAACTTTTTCTGGTGCTCCTATTGATGCTCCAGCTAATCCTGGTTTTGGCTTAACATCTGGCTTATATGGTTTATGTGGTTTTCTAAAATCTTGGGGCAAATCGAATAAAGTAGGCATTCTTTGTTTTGATGGATCAAATCCATCTTGAGCATAAACTACTCCGCCATTATTAAAAAAAGAAGGTGGGCGAGATGGGTTGATTCCTTCGATAACGTCTTGTAACCTATAGTTTTCCCCTTGAGCATTGCGCCATTGTGTAGTTAAAATCTCTTTTAGTTCTATTCCAAATAATGTATACCTAAGCTCACGATCTCTCCCGCCAAAACTTATTTCATCAAGGGTAAAACGATTAGCTGTAAATATTTGGTCTAAATAACGCTGTCTCTGCCTTATTCTTTGTTTAACTAGCTCTCTAGCAGCTATTTTTGACCTATCTGTTATATGACTGTCGATATATCTCTTACTCTCAACTATTTTTGCATCAACGTCCAAGTCTTCATGAAACATATTATTATTAAAAATATCATACATATCTTTATGATTTATGATATCTCTAGCTGCTTTTAATCCAATACGACTTGTAAATCTTTGTAAATCTCTATTATTTTCTAAAAAATCTCTATTATTAGGAAGACCTCCTTGTTGTAAATAAGCAATGCCTCCCTTGCTCTTATTTATGGTCTGTAATAATGGAAGATTTGCACTAGTAGCCCGAGCATTAACTACGAATTCTCCTGGGGTCAACATTGCTGGAATAGTATCTGTTCCTTGTGGTTGATAATTTACTAACTTCCCATTCGCAGCATAAACTATTCCCCCATGATTCAATCCATATGATGAACTTCTTGATAAATTATTTGAAAAATAATTAGGAATATTTGACAAATAATTATCAGTAGGAATATTTTCTTGAATATCTCCTAATCCCATATCAATTTTATTATTTAATAAACTTATTTTATCGTTTAATATTTTGCCTTGTTTATGATTTAATATAACGTTATTATTAATAGTATCGAGATTAGATTTAATCTTATCAGAATCTTTTACTTTACTTAAGATTTTAGGAACTAAAGATGCTACTGCTGAGATTTTAGATAGATCACTATTTGAGGAGCTATTGGATGATCCTATCAAATCTCCATTAGCAGCATATACAATTCCACCACTACTATAAGTTTTAGCTCCACTATTAATAGCATGTAGCAGTGGTAAATTTTGTTGGGTGGCCGCTCTATTGATAACAAACTCTCCGGGAGTCAACATTGCAGGAACAGTATCAGTTCCTCTGGGTTGGTAAGGGATAAGCATTCCTTTATTAGCATAAATTGGATTTTTACTAATATCTTTTAATCTATTTCTATACTCCTTCTCTTGATCTGCGGATGGCTTTGATAAACGACCAGTTTCGCCGGAAGGTATCAGGGTGTTATACATATCAACGTGTCGAGCAAGAGTTGGATCAGGCACATCGTAATAGTCTTTATACTGCCCACGCCATAACTTGTTATAAACATCTGGTTCAAAGTATTTCGCTTTAACGAGAAGTTGTTCTATTAAAGTATTTTTTGTTAATTCTTTTTTAGCTGATCTTTTTTTAGCGTTTGATTTTTGACTTAATGCTGCTGCTGTAGTTCTTTCTTTGTCTTCGCCTATTTCCTGAGAATTAAGCTCATTATTTAATTTATATATTTTGTCTAAGGAGTCTTTGCTATTCGGATTATCAAACTTAGAAACTGGCTTATAGTCTTGCCATATGGTTTTAAATATGTCTTCTGGAATTCCTGACCTTTTAAGGGTCTTCTCGTAATTAATATCAGGGTTATGCAGCAGATCTTGAGGAGTAGCAAGACCTTGAGTATATGCCTTATTAACCACTCCTGGAAATAGCAAAGAATCTTGCTTAATTTTAACCATAACATTACCAAGATTTTCCTCAACTTTGGGAGAGAGACCCCAATCACTATTATCCTTATTTAAGGAAGACCCTATATTTGCTAAGATTGTTCTTTTATTTATCTTATCTAGCTCAGAAACCCCTGTGATTTTTCTAAGAGCATCTATCTGTGGTTGTATTACTTCTCTTTCTGAGAAGTGCGAAGCCTTAGAGAAAGAAACTGGGTATAATTCCTTAAAATCTTGTTTTAATAAATTTTTTACTGATGAGATGGTAGTTCTATCTATTTTATCATAGGCTAATTTCTGAGCGCCTCTAGGATCTCTTTGTGTTCCTAGTGTATCTCCTAGTTCTTTTGCTTCTCGATCTGTTTCTATATCAAGATATTCTAGTGGTTTACCAACCATATCTGAGAATTCATGTTGTTCGATATATCCGGTGTTGTCTTTATCAATATTTTTAAAATAGTCTTTTAGAGTTCTAGGTTTGAAATTATCTGTGGCATTTTTATCCCTAAGACCCAAGCCTTTTAATGCTGAAGAATAAGCTCCCATTAATGCGTCAAATGTGGAAGCCCCAAAAAATCTTTGCAGTTCGGGTTCTTTCTCAGGACGAAATTGATTCCATTCTTCAAAAGAGATTTTACCATCCCTATTAGTATCCCATAGTTCAATGCCACGAATAGCAGAGTTTCCACGGCCATTAGCCATCCTGGCCCTATTGGAAGTTTCTCTTCGCTCATCTGAAGTTTGCTCTCCGTTTGGTCCAGACCCAGGTATTGCAGAATTATCTGCTGGCGTTAATGTTTTTACTTGTCCTGATCTTGATACGTTATTTTCTCTTTCTTCAAAATTTTCAGGAGTTCTGGTCTGGTCTTTATATACTAAGTTACGATCTCTTCTTGCCATATCTCCGGTAAAGTTAGTTTCTCCTTTTCTGACTGAAGTCTCAGATCCAGAAAATAATGATCTAGCTTTGATAAGATTATTAATACCTTGGATTCTAGCAGACTGAGCTAGTAGAGAATAAATAAGAGACTTGCTTTTACCCTCTTTGGTTTCTCCCTTTAATCCAGTCATAAAGGCTTCTGGACCATTCTTAATAAGGTCCAAAATAACACGCGGCCTCTCTGCATCAGCAGCATCCCATTCCTCACTAGCCTTTGGAACAGGTACCAAATCAGCTACTTTTTCAGATACTGTTTTTACATTATTTTCGAGCCAAGATACTAGATTTTCCGTATATGGGGTCTTTTTCTTAGCAAGAATATCTTTTACAACATCAGCAACATTAATTTCATCAAAATTCATATTGAGATGAGGAGGCATCGTGATTTGACGACCATCTTTACTTTCTGTTAACTCTTCTTGTCTTAGATTTACTCTGTTTTTTTGTTGCTGTCTCTGTTTTTTCCATTCGCTCACGGTGCTGTTTAGTAATGCTGCTGGTGACTCATAATGATTTCTATTTTTAAACTCTGGATTATTATTTTTCCCCATAGGCTTCTGATCAGAAAGAATATCTCTTAGATTTTCTAGATCAGGAGTTAAATTTTTAACAACTCTTGCAGCAGATGATTTTGCCTGGAGCTTGGCTTTTGTTGTTGTCCATTTGACCAAATCTTTCGGCTGAAGGTCTCCTCCAACATCAGGATCTATTAATCCTAAAATTCCGTCCGTTTTTGAAAGATGGCTAGTAAAATCAAATCCAGTAAGACGATTATCTTTATTATAATCTCTATATTTAAAACCTTTAACAAAATTATATGATAGACTTTGGAGACTCCTTAAATCATTAGCTTCTCTTATTTGAGTTAAGGTCTTATAAAAAGAAGCGTCGCTAAAAAAGCGCATACTATTATCATCGAAGCTTAAATTATTTAACGAAGTTAACCAGTCTGGCATCGTGGTTCTTAGGGTCAAATAGTCATATATACCAGAGTTAATCCTATATTTTTTATCAAGATCATCACCATTCTCAGGAGTTCTATTTCCCGTTAATGGATTGATTGATCTATGAGAAAATTGTGCTTGGTCATCAGATAATTCAAACCTACCGTATGAAACATCATTTGGTTGTCCTCCCCTACTAAGATAAGCCACTCCCCCACTACTTAATCCTTGAACTCCTCCATTATTAATAGACTTTAGTAGAGGTAAATTTTTAGCAGTTGATCTTGCGTTAACGACAAATTCACCAGGAGTTAACATTGCCGGAACAGTATCCGTGCCCTTGGGAGCATAAGGAATTAAAGCCCCAGTAGATGCATATACTATGCCACCACTAGCTAAAGTTCTAGCAACAGTAGCTGTGGTTTTATATCCTTTTATATATCTATCTAATTTTCCAATATTTTTATGATAATTATATTCTCCTAGTATTCTTCTATAATAAGAATATGCAGACTTATACTGTGAATTAATTCCTTTAGCTCCAGTTATTCTGGTTCTAAATGGGAATTTATCATTTTCTCTAGCCGTGTCACTAACTTCACGTCCTGTAAATTTTTTCCCGTTATCTGGAACAGCATCTGGTCTTGTTTCTGTTATAGGAGCAAACTTTCGGCCAAATAAATCAAGTATAGAATCGTCTATTACTACAGATCTTTGAGTTCTCTTATTAGCATCTTCTGGAGTTTCGCCTTCTTTGGGCTCAGCGTCTTCATTAACTAAACTTGGTACTATATCATTTTTATAGCCTTTACGAACAGCTTTCAAGGTATCTATAATATCTCCAAGTTTCTTATTTGAAGATTGTCCAGGTAGCGGCTTATCAAGTTTAAAGTTGATTGTTCCAAATTTATCTAAATTAGTGATACTCATCAATTCATGCATACTCTCAATAGACTGTCTATAATTATCTATTAGATCGCCCTTTATAATATCTCCGAGAGGAATATTTTTATTTTTTCCGGTAACTAATCTAGAGTATGAATCATATGCTATTTCAGAAGATGTATATAATTTTTGACCAATATTATTAATTTGTGCGTCTAATTTAGCTTTTTCTTTGGGGTCTTTTGGTAAAGAAACTCTATTTCCACCAACTATGCCTGTGGTATCTCGCGAATCCAATGCTGTTGTTCGTTTGCCTTTTGTATAAATAGCTGATGTGGTAAATAGCTTCTTATCTGGAATTTCTGGATTCTTACCACTTTTAATTAAAGTATCTAAATATTCTTTATAACTAAGCTCATCCCAATATTTTGGTAGATTACCTACATCCTTAGGTTTCACAACTTGTGGTTTTGGTGGAGTAGTTTCAGCAGTTTTAGGTTCATCTTTATTGGGAGAAGCTGCCGCCTCTGCTTTATCTGCGACAGCAGGAACAGTCTGAGCTTCTGGCATATCATATGGTTGAGCTTTCTTTTGTTCTATTTTTCTATCTTTTATCATTCTAGCTATCATGATAGCAGTTTTTGTTAATCCATAAATAGTTTTAAATCCTGGTCTTCTAGGACGAACAGCAATATCATCTAGTTTATCTTTTAGTCGCTTAAAATCTGATGGGTCTATATCATATTTTTGTGCTATTTCATCCAGAATAGATTGTTTTTGTCTAGCAGCTGCTTCATTTAGTGGGTTTTTACTAAGAATATCATATTCTTTATTAAAATATTCATCAAACATTTTATTAGCGTCTAGTTTACCAAAATCATCGCTAACATCTATTCCTAGTCTAGAAAAAGTTTCTTTAGCCTGCGACTGTGCAGCAATGTATATGGGTGAATTATCTGTTAGTTTTGTTAAAAGAGATGGATCAACATAGTCTGGACTAGATTTCAATAAATCGTCAAAATGAAATTTAGCTGCTTGGTTTCGCACGTCTCCTGTTTTTTGTATGGCAGAGGCGATATCTCCGGCAGCCAATGAATCATATTTTCTTAATATTCCTTTATTATAAGCCTCTCCAATTTTACTATTATATTCATCTCCAATAATTTTCATATTTTTTAATAAACTATCTATCTTGGCTTTGTTCTCAGCCTTCTCAGATTTTTTGCTTTTTGATTTGTTAACCTTCTTAGAGTTAGAAGCAGCTTCTTTACCTGTTGATTCAGCAAGATCATCAACTGTTTTTTCGATGGGTATAGTATCATTACCTACTTGTATAAGTTTATTCAGCGAAGATCCGGATTTAATGGCTTCGTCTATTGCTTGTCTTGTTAATTTTTTCTTTACTAGTCCACTTGCTGATTTTGTTATAAAATCATCAGCAAATCCACCCATTGCTATATCTGCTGCAAATCCTGTCCACTGACCTATTTCGTAAGATTCGGGATATTTTTCAATTTTTTTATTTATATCTTTTTTCCACGATGAAGGAAATCCATTGTATATCATTTCATTAATAACTTGTCCTATTTGATCTCCAACTATTGCTCCACCAATAGTACCTCCTATTTGTGCTGCTGGAGTAAATGGCGCAGTGAGAGCAAATCCCACTCCTCCACCTGCCAAGCTTAATAATGCAGGTATAATTTGTTGTGCTACTCCATAACCAAAAGCCTTACTATTAAACGGTCCGACACCCAAGCGTAATTTATTATTATGTGCTTCGAGGTCATATGTTGCCTGACTAAAAGGATAATTAGGATCTCCACTATAAAAGTTTTCTTCTAAAGTATTACGAGCTCCCCATTTGCTTTTTTGTTTACCAATCTTATTAGCTGCCTCATAAGTTTGAATAAATTGTATTTGTGATATCCTGTCTCCATTATTTAATTGGAACGACCCATTTAGTTTTTGTTTCTGAGGATTAATATTATTATATTTTTTCTGAGCATCAAGAGATAAATAATTATCAATATGACTATCATAGTCTGTGTTATATTCTTCTAATTCTTTCTTTGTTAATTTATTATCTGCTCCTTTCCTATAGTCTGCCATATATCTGAGAATACTATTTTTAGGCATCTCATTATCTTCTAAAATACTATTTTTATCAATATCTAAACTATCAAATATATTTGTATCTAAAGGCTTAAAATGTTCTTTTACAGTTAAACCGCCACGAGCTAAATAAACAGGTCCCCCATTACTATATGCTTTAGCTCCACCATTATTAATAGCATGTAGTAGTGGCAAGTTACTTTGTGTTGCGGCTTTATTGATAACAAATTCACCGGGGGTCAGCATTGCTGGAACAGTATCAGTACCACGAGGCTGGAAATTGATGTGTTGACCTTCTTGAGCATATACTACGCCACCGGTAGCAAATCTTAACGGGTCTTTAGATGCATTTGGGTCTGTGACAGCTCGGGCCTCTGCATTTAAACCAGCTTCTCGTCGTTGAACAAACCACTTGTCTGTTGGTAAACTTCCATAACGAGAAGCAAAACCTAATGTAGTATGAGCAATATTACCCTTAGTATATGCATCTTGACCATCCTGACCGCTAAAAGAATCTATAACTTGCTGAGTACGTTTAGCATTATCAGGATCAACATTCTTATCAAAAAAATAATCTTGACCTTCCCATGCTCCATTTCCACCATACCAATTATACAACGATGTCATATTCCCATATAAGAATCTTTGTGTATTAGGATCAAAATATGACATACCTACCTGATCTGTTGCATTGATCATATCCGTAGTAAGTTTTTCAATAATGTCCTTACGAGTATCCTTACTTGGAAATTCATTATATGGATTAAATGCAATATTAACTAAATCATTATATTTTTCTGGTATGGCTTTATCTGCCGATACCAGACTTAGCGTACCATTAGCACCAACAGTTTTTATCTTGGCTCCTTCTAATTGCTGGCCTAAAATAGCCTTATAATCCCCAGATAATGCCGTTGAAGAAATTCTACCAAATAATGATGCTCCTCCAAGAGATCTAAATAGATCTTCTGCATTCAAGTTTAATTTTTGAAACTGACCTATCATTCGTGTATCACCACTGGCCAAACCTGTAAATGCCATAGCAGCACCAGATCCCAATGTGAATAATTCTTTTAGCTGCTGATAAATATTGGGATTCCTTGTCATAGGAGCCAATTTGCTCAAATAGCCTCCAAAATTATTAAATATTCCACTAGTATATCCTGCTGCTTGTTGAGCTACGCCAGAATTTTTAAATGGTTTTTGTATTATTCCACGGATACTGTTATATAGCCAATTTCCAGGTAATCCTGGAACTCTTTTTCTTCCAAAAACACCCAATGATAATCTAGCTAAATTTTTAACAGCATCGGGTAATTTATTATCCTTAATAGTATCATCAGCTAATTGACCCTTGTCATCAATTTCTCCAACAGATTTTATTGCTGCATTGTCTCTGTCTGTAAATACTTTATCTGCTACTGTACTTAAATACTCCCCTATATTGAAAACATATGATTGTTTATTTGGTGGACTATCTTCAAATAATGGAATATTTTTTAGTATCGGATGATTGGTATGATCAATTAAAGAATCTAAATCAATACTATACTGAACACCTTTAAGGTTTTGTTTGAGTTGATCTCTTTGATTTCTGTCAATATTACCCTTAGCAAGGGTGGTGAAATCGGGAATTTTGTCAAGCTCAATATGAGACTTATCAAATATTTCATCCCCAGTTAATATTTTGTCTACATAAGCTGTTGATTGGGCATATTTTTTAAATTGAGAATATGGACTGAGGGGATTTTTATTATTTGGAGTAATTAATAAAGCTTTATTTAAATTAGCTCCTAAATTAAAACCATTAGGATCAGCTTTACTAGGATCTGTAGCAATTTGTGGCCCTGTATACTCTGTATACTGCATATGATACGGTAAGTCAACGTCTCCTATAGGATTAGGCAGCTTTAACTTATATGAACCAAAATCAGATACTGGCTTTGTGCTAATTCCATATTTTGTTTTTAATTGTTCAGCTTGATTATCTATAGCAGCTTGAATATCTTGAGATATTACTGATGGGTCTTCATTAGCTACCCATGGAAAAGTTTTCATTTTACCCATGTCAGCTACGTCATATATTCCAAATTCATATCCTCTAGCCCATTTATAATCAGCGTCTGGTAAATTATTTAATCCTGCTCCTCCAACCATCAATTTTGGAAAAGTTGTCTTTATTTTATCTGCTTGTTGTTTACTGTTTAAAGATTTATCTAAAATAGGTTTATATTTACTATTTAAAACATGTAATAATGTTATATTATTTTCTTTATCTTCTGAAAGGGCACTAGGATTAAAAAAGTTTAATTCATTGCCCGTTAATGATATTCCCTCAGCTCCACTATATAATATCTCTAATTTTTGTCTTAAATTACTAAGATTCGGATCTTCTGCCTTAAAAAGATTATTAAATACAGGATTTGTGGGGTCAGGATCAACCGATGTAAATGTCTGAGTTTGTTTAAGATCTTTAAGGTTTAATTCTTGAGTTTTAATAATATTTTTAATATTATCTTTTTCTGTTATCCATGAATTATCTCCTGTCAATATTTTAATACGATCTTGCGCGCTAGAATCTGACATTTTAAGATCTGATTTGATCTTGTAGTATCCCTGATCCTCATTAGATACGACGCTAACATCGGCATAATCAGATGCTAGTCTATATATTTTTAATACCTTAGCATGTTCTGTGCTCTCTTTATTCCAAGATAATGCTCCTAGAGTTTTATTTCTTGTTACAATCATACCTACTGGGAGATTAGATATAACATTGGGACTATAAAATTGATCAGAAATTAAAGATTCGGGAATATCTTTTATGTCATTGACTGCTGGCATACTTGATACTATTGTAGATGAATCTAAATCACTATTAATTAATTTTTGATTAAAACTATTTTTATATTCGATGAATTTATTTTTGGTAATATTTTTGGTGTCAAATGGCTTATCGACTACAGAGCCTAGGGGATCTAATAAGTGTGCACGAGGCCTATTAATGACACCATAGTTAAATACATCTTGATTATGTGCATTTTTTTCCACTAATATAGCTGGGGCCTCGCCTAAATATAAATTATTGATACCATCTTCGCTTTTAATCGAATCCAGGCTTGCTCTGCCACTAGAGGCAGTAGCCACGGGAGCCATAATCGTTTTAGGTTGAGCACCCCTAACAAATTTATCTGGTCCGGCATAGACAGATTTAACTTCTCTAAAAGCTGCTGATCTTGGGTCAATATATTTTTCTTTAGATTGAACTAGATCATCACTATTTTTTTTGTATTCTTCCTTAAAATTTTGACTAACATATCCACCAGAACTATAGTATCTAACAGCTCCACCACTACTATATTTATTACTATTAATGGCATTTAAAAGAGGCAAGTGGCTTTGAGTAGCTGCTCTATTAACCACAAATTCGCCAGGGGTTAACATTGCTGGCACAGTATCTGTACCTTGACTCTTAAAATCAATAGCACGTCCAGCAGCAGCGTATATGACACCTCCAGAGGCTTTACCCGCAGCAGGAGCAGCGCCTAGTGGTAGTTTACCATTGATTTGTTGTACTAAATTAACTAAATCTTTTAGTTCCGAACCTTCAAAATTTATCTTAACATCACTAAGAGCATTAGCCAAAGCTTTAGCTGATTGGTTTGCAATATCGCGAGCTAAATTAGAATCTAGTTGGGCCAATAAAGAATTAGCTCGTGCTTGTAAATTATTACCTTCTCTGTATTCTGCAATAGCTGCTTGAGTTGCTGGATCTAATTCTGGATTTCTAAGAGTATTTAATATTTGCTGAAATACAGGAGATACTCCCATACCAGATTCTTGAAGCATACTCTCTAATACATTTGCCTTAATATTACCAGCCTGTTGATTATTTCCTAAAAATGGCAATATATCATTTAAGGCGCCTAGTGTTTCTTTACGCTCATTAACAAAAGCAGCTTGAGCAGCTTTCATAGCCTCCATCATACTTGCTCCATTTTGTAAAGCCTCATAGTAGGCTCGTTGAGCACCAGTAGATCTGTTGATAGTATTTATCTGTCCATTAGCATTATTCTGCAATCTTTGAAAAGCACTAGAAAGACCATTTAATTCTTCGGGCGTACTAGTAACTAATTTTTCAATAAATGAGGCTCTTCCAGAAGATTTTTGTTGAGCTTCTTGAATTTTTTCCATAGCAGAAGCTGCAATATCGGTATTGTCAGCTAAGTATTTTAATGCATCAATATTTTCTCTTAAACCAATATTAGTATCTGATAAGTTTTTAGTGAATTTAATAAAGTCTGCTTGACCAGATAGTCCTCTTTCTCCTGCACTTCTTTGTTCAGCTTGTTGAACTACTCTGGTATTTTCTAGTTTATTTATGCTATCAAATATATCATTAGGATTAGTAGCTCCTCCTGTTTTGGCTGATACTTTAGAGTTTACCATTGTTCTAGCATTTTCTAAGCTAATATTTTTACCCAAAGTTTTTGCCAAAGAAAGTTCAGAATCAGCAACTATATCAGTAGCTTTTCTTAGTCTTTGATTAGCAGAAATCTGTAGATCAATAGTTTTATTAATATTTTGAGTATATACATTAAGGGCGTTTTGATAGTGTTCTAATGCTTTGATTGCTACTTCTTGTGCTCTCCTAGAACTATCAACTACCTTATTTAGCTGACCAAGTTTTTCGCTAAGCTGAGTATAATCTAGTTTTTCGTCTCCAGATTTCTTAAAGTCTTTAAGAACATTACCAACTTCTCCAGATAACTTTTCAACTAAGTCTGGAGGCAATGACAAGTTAGCTAGTGCCTCTTTAACATCGCGACCAACAATGGATCCTAATGCTTCTTCTGTTATTCCAGGATTTTTATTAACAGATTTATTAATGGTGCTCATTACAGTAGATTCTATCTTTTCTCCAACTCCTAATAATGAAACCATTTCTGGTGATCGTATGCCAAAAGATTCAGCAGCAACATTTCTGGAATTTGATACTGTTTGATCAGAATATGCTCTTGGATTTTGTAAAGCGTTAATCGCAGTTAAAGCAATATTACCAACCTTGGCTTGACCTTGCAATGAATCTGATGCGAGATCGATATCTTTGCTCATTTGTTCTAATGAGAAGCTGGCACGACCAATGCTTTGTTCCATATTTTGGAACATTCTCTCAAGAGATCTAGTATAAACATTTATTGTATTGTCTAAAGACTTGAGTTGTTGTTGTCTTTCAATAACAGAAGCTTGTTGCCTAATGGTTTGTTCTGCATTTATAGCTATAATATTATTAATTCGTGCTTCTTTTTCAACATCACTAATGTTAGCATTATTTTTTATAGATAAAATTTCTTGTTCTACAGCAGCATTCGCCCTTGCTATAACTTCTGCTTGTTTTTTCCATGCTGGATCTTTAAATATATCTTCAACACTTGAACCGCTCTGAATCTTAGCTCCAATAAGATCAGTAGTAAGCTTAGAGGTTTCAGCAAAACTTTTAGAATTTTCTCTTGCTTTTTCAGGAATTAAAGACTGATATTCTTTACTTCGTCCTTTGTCTCCTCCACCAAAAAGATCAGTAGATCTAAAATATGCCATTATTCCTTTCTTATCCAAAATCTCACTACGTTGAGATGCTGCTCCTTGATCAGCTGAGCCAAAAGCATCAAATAGATTAACCCAAAATGCCTTAGCAAGTTTATTATTAGCTTCTATACCAGCTTTAGCAGCTTCTCCTGCTTCTGCTAATTTAGAAGCTAACGATCTTTGGATATCTACATTCTTAATGTTAGTATTTAGTTTTTCAAATAATTGTTGACTATCACTAATAGCTGTTTCTAATTTCTTTTGCTGGAAATTTTTCTCAAATTCTATAGCAGCATTTCTGGCTTCTATAAAAGCTTGTCCAACAGAGGCCGCTAATGTAGCAAGAAGACCAAATCCTCCTAAAAGTTTAGACACTGCTGGACTAAGTCTGCTTCCTAGCATATCTTGCAAGCCGCCAACGAGCATGCCACCAGTAGCTAATCCTGTAACTCCGCCCTGAATAGCGCCCGCTGTGCTAGCATTTGAAGAGCTGGCACTAGCATTAATTTGCTGAGCAAGCAATGATCCTATTCCTTGTAGTCCAAAAGATAAGCCCAACATTCCTCCAAAATTACCTCGCTGATCACCGCCAGGAGCCTGTTGTCCCCTTTGTCTAGCTAATTTATTAACAATATCTTTTCTTGTACGAATTTCTTCTTCAACAGACTGGCTCATTTGTCTTTGCTGGGTTCTACTGGCAGTTGTATATGCAGTACTACTTCTTAACTGCTGTCTTAGTTGATCATCCATCTGTCTTAGTATACGAGGATCTCCCATACTTTGACGAACAAATCTTTGAGCATCATCTCCTGTTAAACCATTAGCTCTAAGATTAACTCCTGCTCTACTACTTGCTCTAGAATATGCTTGTCTATCAATAGCTCCAGCATTTTCCTGCAATCTGGTATTAATATCTTCCTGACTCATACCTCTAGCTGCTAATCTATTTCTGGTATTTGTGCGTATTCTGTCTCTTTCTTCTTGAGCATTAGATTCTATGCTCTGTAATTGATTTCCTGATAAGCCTCCTAAAGTACGTCTAGTTTGAATATCCTGCTGAGCTTGTCTACGAATATCTGCTAATTGATTTTCAGCCTGAGATATCTGTTCTGCACTAGCTCCGGCTAATCTGGCTCGTCGAATATCAGCTTCTGTTGCTCGTATAGCTTGTTGGTATGTTGCTTGTATGCCGCTCTGAATAATTCTAGCAGAATCACCTGATCTAACACCTAATTCTTGTAATACCGTAGCTAAATTTTCTAGTTGACCAGTAACATTATCTGTAACTCCAACTACTGATAATGCTCTAGCATCGCTCATGCCGCTAATATTTGGTACTGCTCTAGGACTTCCTCCAAAAGCAAATCTTTGAACGGCTCCGCCCTTACTTAATCCTAAAGCTTTGGTAGCAGCTGCTCTTATAACAAATCCGCCCACAGGCAATCCTACAGGTCCTATGCTGTCGCTTGTTCCGCTACCGGGTCCCTTAAATAAACTAATTCCACCACCAGCAAATGACCTCATACCATTACGATCTGCTTGGTTCATTTCTCTTAATTTGTCATATCCTATATTTTTTGCTGTTTCTGGTGGTACAAAAGCTTCTCCATTGCTAACTAATGCTGGTACAGTATCCTGTGTGGATCCTCCTATTGCATATCCTCGCATTTTCTTGAACGCCTTTTGATCACTGCTAACCTCGTAATCTCTCAAAGTGCGTCCGTCTCTCCTTACCGCATCTGCCATTCTATTTTGAACATTTGATCGAGCAAGATCAACCCGATCCTGAACAACAGATGGTGGAGCTTTATATGGTTGTAGGGATGGAGGCATAGGTATTGAGCCTTCTCCATAACCACCAATTTGCCACTGTTCACCATAGCCACCAGGAGCAGGTATTTGCTTCATGAACTGAGCTTCAGTAAAACCGGCTTTAATAATATCTTCTAGACTATACTTGAATCCTCCTCTTTGAATTAATTTAGGAGCAGGTACTAATCCAGCATCAGCAAATCTTCTAATGTTTCCACCATTTTTAAAACTTTTAACTTCAGCTTCTAGAAAATTTGGAGCACCCCAATCTGATCTCCATCCTAGTGGTCCAGTAGTATCTAATACTCTATTGATTTTAAATCTAGAATTTCTTGGTAATAGATATTCTGCTTCCATATCATAAAGAGCACTCTTTCCTTTATTACCGGTTCTTTCTAAAACATTAGCACCCTTACCTGTTGGTCTTATGTGTAATACCCCTCCATTTGATCCAGCAAATCTTTTAGCACTATCATAGTTTATAGAAGTAGACAAAAATGACGGAAAAGAAAAAGTCTTATTCATTAACTGAGATTTATAGTCTTTATTAGGATCTATATCTTGATCAATAATTTTTCTACGATTTTCTTTAAATCCACTATAAAGTATTTTTGGCAAAGAATCAATCATTGAACTGTCAAGATCTTTTATCTGATTACTTTTAGTTTTGTCTGGTTTGTTTGAAATAACAGCAGAATGAAGATCTTTAGATCGCAATTGGTATTGTCTAAGACTATCTGTTGCTCCACCAGTTTCAAATTTTTGAATTATTCCACCGCTATTATAACCTCGAACTTTTAGATAATTAGTGATATTATCTTTTGCTGTTGATGGACCATTCAATGTTCTTTTGGCATCTGTTGGTATGTTTGGTTTTAGACCAAATAATGCTGCTCGTTTTCCTAATCCAAGCGGAAAGTCAATGCTCTTTCCTCCTGTTTCAGCAAATGCTGCCATTGCTCTTTTGTCTGAAAGAAGTCCTCTTAATGATTCTTGAAATGCAAGACCAGCAGCAGTATCTTCACCCGGTTGATCTAACGGATTTCTGGCACTTTTATATCTAAATACTTTAATACCAGCTTCACCTTTAGCCTTTAGTGATTTAGATTTAAGTTCTGCTTCTTTTGTATTTTTTCCATTATCATCAACAAAAACTGATCCGGGAGGTAATTCCGCAGCTTTTAATTTTGCAATTGCAGATTCGTTTAAATTATTACCACCAACCCCGGTAAATTGAGAACGAGGTATATTAAGATTTTGTCGTTTAAGGAAAGCTTGTAAAAGACCAACTGTGGAGGGTGGTCGCGCTGTTAGTACATTTACATATGGTGACAGCTGAGGCTTAACTAGCAATAAATCTCTTAATTTTTGACCAAGAGTGCTAAGTCTAGCTTTTTCTGATAATAATTGTCTACCTACCTGTCTCTTGTTGTTAAAAGACTGTAGATCAGGAAGATTATCAGCCCCAAATACTAATGTTTTGTCAAAGTCAGCATAAAGCGCTTTACCTAAACCTAGTTGACTAAGAATATCCGATACTAATAGTCTTTTAGCTCCTTTTTTAACAGATTTTCTAAAATCTTTACCATAAGCATCTAGATCATCAATACCTATGCCAGCCTTATCCATTAATTTTTTACGAGGAACACCACCCATCACCTGAACAGTTGTGATGTTTTTAAGTTCTCCTTTATCTCCAACAACCATATCAGTTGGCTTAAATGGAGAGCCGTACAAACCAGCAATACCAAATAGTAATCCTGCTGCTTGTTTCTGATTAGTAATTCCGAGACGTTGATCTACTTCACCGTTTATTCTTCTGGTATAAGCTTTTAGAATCTCATCTTTTTTGCGTTGAATATCTGGTGTTGTATTTCGTTTACCAAGAATAGTCCTCATCATTCCAACATCCATACCCTCTACTCTAACGGGGCCGGTCTGTCCAGTAGTAAGGCCTGTTATAATTTGAGAAGCTGTTAATTTAGCAGCATCGGACTCTGTTATTTTTTTAAACCGTTCTTTTTTTGTTCTTCTGACCATCTCTCCGGCCATGAATCGCTGAATAGATCCACCAGAAGCTAGTTGTTGAACATTAAGACTAGCTTTTGATCTCATTAAAGAACTTCCGGGTCGAGCAGAACTTCGCTCTTCTTTTGCGCTTAAGATTTTGAATTTAGAGTTTGGTGGTAATATAAATTCTTTTTCTAAATCATAATCTGTACTAACTCGTTTATTAGTATTAATACCCTTTTTCTTGGGGTTGGTCAAAATACTCAAAAGTCCTTGACGAGCAAATTCCATTGCTATAGAGCTATCTAAACTAGTAGATAAAAATCCAGGTAATGTAAATGATTTGCCAACCGATTTTGGTAGCTTATCGCCAACTTGATTTTTAATCAGATTGAGTCTATTTTCTCCAATACCAGAATATAATTGTTTTGGTAATTTATCTGTGGTTTGTTTTTTTAAATCTTTAACATTTTTTTGTTCTTCTTTAGTTAATGGAGTTCCAAGCATTAGACTTCTATTAAGTTTCATAGAAGTTGCTTTATATGTTGATATAGCGTCAGTACTTCCACCAATACCGAATTTTTGTATAGATCCACCATTATTACGTTCTAAACCAAGTTTATCAATTTTTAATAAACTCTTCTGAGCTCTTTCTTCTCTTCCTCTTTTTTGGCTTTCACTTGAGTTTGGAGTAAAGATTTTGTTTTTTAATCCAGGTCCCATTTCATATACAATTGTTGGACCCAATTGAATATTGTCGGGTTTCTGCTTCCTGGTTAAAGGAGATATTTTTTCGTTATTACGACGCAATAAGTTATATCTTAATCGTTTGTTTAAAATAAATGCATCAGGAACTTGCTCGTAAGTAAATTTAGCTTCAACTGGAGGTAATCCGGGAGTCTTTGGTATAAAATCTAAAGGATAGTTGTTTTTGGGTGCTTTTTCATATTGTTTTCCCTCAAGAATATGTTGAAATAAAAACTCCTCAAAAGCTACGCCTTGAGCAGCATAGAACTCTCTACTCTTATCTTTGGCTGCTCTACTATTAATATAGCGTCTAAAATTCGCATTGTTTGCAACAGCTTCTTTTATTTCTGATTCCCCAATAACTCTTCTCTCTATATCGGAATTAACATTATCTTTGAGCTGAAAACCTCTAAGCATTTTCGGTGATTGTCTGTTTAATTTATTTTTTCTTCCTGTTTTTTGTTTGCTGGTCTTGCTTGTTTCATTCTCGTAATAATCTATATAGTCTGAGATTCTATTTCCACTTTCTCCTGGAGACAGTGATTTTAAAGCTGCAACCCCACCCTGATAATAATTTTTGGGGAATATAGATCCTCCACGACTCCTATTCAAAGAATGTAAATTACCAACTCCTATGCTTTGTGCTGCTGGCTTGCTCATCACAAACTCACCAGGAGTTAATTTTGCCGATACAGTATCACCATTTCCATATCCTGGTACTAATCCACCACTAGCAAAAGCATATATACGACCACCTTCATTAGCTCTTCTGGCTCCTCCACCATTTCCTCTGATTCCTTGACTAAAACCACCTATATATTGAGTGGCCGCAGTGATTCCTTTAAATGCAGCAAACAGAGTTAATAATGGTAAAACTCCCTTAGTGGCATCAGCCACCTTTATTAAAGCGCTGGCTAAATCTAAACCAACTTTTACAATATTTTGAAAACTACTAGTATCTCCAATGCTACGAATAAGAGCAAGAAATTCTTCTCTCACTTTCTGAATCTGAATAGCTAAAGCTAATTGTCCTTTTGCCGCGTCGGTTGCTAATGATCCTTGGCCCTGTTGAGCAACCTTTAATGCGTCTTGAGCAGTTGCGAACTGTTGAATAAGTGGTAGCACCTTGCCGATCTGACGGAAGCCGCCCAATTCTTCAACTATCTGTGAGAATTTAAGATCTCGTGGATCTAATCTGCTTAGTCCTTCACTAAGTCTTTGAACCGCAATATAGGGACCTACGAATTTACCTTCTAAATCAGTTAATGTAACTCCAAATTCTTGTAATGCTTCGATAGTTCCTGCTCTTTGAATTCTAGTAAAAATAGTTCTTAAACCAGTAGCAATAGTTTCTGCACTTTCACGAGTTGTAGCTCGGATACTGGTAAATACAGCAATAAATTCATTTAATGCTTCTGTGCCTGTGCTTACTCCTCTACTAGCAGCAGCAAACACACCACCAGTACGCTGAATAGCAGTAATAATATCACTAGCTTCAACAGCAAACTTAGCAGACACAGCATTAACACTACCTAGTGCCATTTCTAATTGATTTGCTCCTATACCAAACTGTCTCATTAAAGCAATAGATCCTTCTACAGTTTGATTCATATCATCAAATGATGGAGCTAATGCACTAAGAGCCAAAGCTTTGAGCGCCGTAGCAGTATCTTTAGCCGTTAAACCAGCCTGTGCAAGAGTTACTGTGGTAGTTGTTAGCTCATTAGAAGAAACACCAAGTTTAGTAGATAAATCTGTAATAGTATTTGCCACATCAGCTAATTTATTTCTTGAATCACCAGTTACCTGAGATATGCGAGTCATTTGCAAATCAAAATCTATAAAAGATTTAACACCCTGACTAACAGCATTTGTTAATCCATATATAACACTTGTAACAGTTGTAATAGCTGAAAATCTTCTAAATGCTAAGCCGGATTGACGACCAAACTCTACCATTTCATTGGATGCTAGAGTAATGCTATTTCTAGTATTATTCGCAGCCCTGCTAACATTTCCAACATTTATAGCAGTATTATTAATAGCCGATCCAGCAGCTGATGCACTTCTCATTGCAGCAGCTAAAGCATTGATGGCTCCTGTAGCATTGGTGGCTGAGGTTATTATCTGATTAAGATTAGCATTTAATCCTCTTAAATTGTTACTATATGTTGTAACAGCAGTAGTATTGAATCTAACATTAACATTAGCATTAATTGATCCTAATTGTCTTCTGATGTCAGCCGCCATTGTTCTTATTGATGACTGATTGGCCCTAACGTTAATATTAGCACTAACCCCACTTAACTGTCTTCTTATATCTGATCCAATACTTCTTAATGATGATGTATTGGCTTTGATCTTAACATCACATATTATATTAGACAGCTGACTTCTTATTACACTAGCAACATTACGGACAGATTGTCTAGTAACTACCGGAGTAATATCTGCGGATACAGATCCAATTTGCCTGCGAATATCCGCAACAACAGTCCTTATATTTGAAGGACCGCGCAAGTTGATTTCTGCTGTAAGATTAAATCCTTTGCTCATATTTTAAGTCCTAAAAAAAGAACACCATGCAAGCTAAATGCCGCATGGTGCTCAAGGTTATAAAACCAATATTAATTATTAAGAAATCACTCTGCTTTAGGAGTTTCTGGAGTTGCTTCTGGTACAGTTGTGGTTTTGTTGGTATCATCAGTTTTATTCTCTTCCGTAACTGGTTTTTCTTTTTCCAAAACAACTGGTTTTCCTTCATCGTCTAGGAATGGTTCTGAATCTACAACATAATCTCCATCAACGTCCACCCTATTTCCATACTTATCGACATAATTACCCTGCTCATCAATATATCGTCCTCGTTCATCAATAAGCTTTCCGTCAACATCAACTAGTCTGCCCTTCTTATCAATTAAACGAAGTTTTTCATCAACAAACTTATACTTATGCAAAAACTTATTTTCTGGCAAGCCTTTTTCAAAGTTATTATCCAATCCATAAACCATATTAGCCAATTTTTGAGCACCCAATAAAGACACAGGATCATCTGACTTATTTAGGTAATCTTCCAAATTCTTAAAATAAGGCTCATTAGTATCTTTATACACCACGCAAGCTGATACTAAATAGTTAAATCTGGCATTATCTGCTTGACCTTCTGCGCTATGATTATCTAAACTGGTTCTTACACTAATGAGATCTCTTATTTCTGATCTAATCTCTTTCATTTGTAGAGCTAGTTTCTTAGCGTCGCTCAGACTAAAACCACCCTTAGCAAGTCTTTTTTCTCCGTCTAGTAATTCCTGTTGCAGAGATGTGAACTTGGCCTGTTTTTCATTATTCCATAAGCCCTGTTCTTCTAGAAGATCATCCATTTTAGCTCGTACTATGCTCTTACTCTTGATAGCATCAGTAAAAGCCTGATTGTATGCCTTTTGAGCTTCTCTTTGGTCATTTAAAGAGGGAGAACGAACAACATAATGATTTTCAACGCCATCTACAACAACACTAAAATTTTCTGTTTTCATATTGATATCCTTTTCCTTTATTTATGATTTTCATGATTATTATTATTATTATTATTATTATTTTTATTCACTTTAAAAGTATAGTGGTAGTTACTCTTAAAAACTCCACCATAGCGATTAAAATCAATATCCAAATTTCTTATTTGTTTGTTTCCATGATTTAATATATCGTTTCTTGTAAAATCCCAAATATCGGCAAACTTTTCTTCTTCCTCTGTGAGTTCTCCATCTTTATTATGTCCCCACAAAAATCCAAAATTTTGTTCTATTCTTGCAAGAGTACCTATCATTGTGGTCTCGATTCTACGTTCCATATAAAATTTTAGTCGCTCTGGTTCATACATAAATTATCTTCCTTTACTCTGAAGTTGTTGCATAATTCTTTGTTTAACATCCGGCAATTCTCCGTCCCTTACTCTTCCTTTTGACATAACAGTATCAACTTTGGTTTTTATAATACCCAAAGAGTCCTGAGCATTTAGTCCCAAAATATCTTCTGCTTGATCCTTATTTCCAGCCATCAAGAATATTTCGCTAGAGTTCTTAATTTTTCCTGACAACATACTATCTACACCCTTTTCTTTCTTTTGTAGATCATTTTTTTGTTTTTGAAACATCATCCAACCATCCAAAGCATCGTCATCATTAATAATATCATCCTGTGGACATTCTGGATGCTCATATATTTTATCATACATACAAGAGATATTAATCAAACTTTTTTGTTCTTCTGACCAATCCCTAATAGGACTATCTATAACATTTGTTTTATTATTACTCCAATAATTTTTCCAATAATCACATCGTGCTATCATTTTATATGTTGTTACATCTATCATATTTTTAGAAATTACAGATATAATATTATTAAAATTTACATAATCAATATTATTTTTTTTAAATACTAAATCATTACTTTTATTATACAATGTATTACTAATAATAAATTCATGCCTAATATTATCACAATAGTTTTCTAATGTTAAAAAATCTAAACTATGTTGTTTTGAGTATATGTTTTCAATATCATTTTTAAGATTAGATATGCGAGTTTTTATTTTAGATCTTTTAGTAATATCAAAATAGTTTTTAAATAAATCTATCTTAGCATTCTCTAAGCTTTTTTCAATTTTTTGCAATATTTTTTTACTATCATAGTACAGAATATTTAATTCTATTAATAAATTATCTATATCTTCAGCTAACCAAAAATTTTCATTATATAAATTATCTTCGTATGTTGAAGCATATAGAAAATCTGCTTCCATCTTAATATCTAAAGATGATTTCCTAAGCTCATAATAATTACTATCAAGAAAAAATATTAATTTACCTGATAGTATTCTATGCACTAATTTTTCAGTATTCCTGGATTCATTCACATTATGCTATCTTTAGAAATAATAGAAGCCTGCAAGCTAGAAAGATCCTTTTGTTGATCTTCTAGTTTTTTTTGCAGGCTTTCTATAATTTTTTGACTCTGTACAAGATCCAGATACATTTTGCCAATTACAGCAAATATATCATCCATATTATTTATCCTCTTAATTATATATTAATAGTCCGTACCCGGTACTGGTAGACCAGCTTCAACAGTATCGCTAAATGTACTACCTGGTGAGCCTGTTGGTGGAGTATAATCAAAATCATTATAGGTTCTATAACTATAAGTGATTGTAGCATTTCCGCCACCGGTATCCCCACCAGTAAAATTAACTGTTGTTAGTTTGTTCTTACTTCCAAGATCGATTATTGTACCATCACAAAGAGCAATCTTAATTGCTTTATTAGTTAAAGCTTTGGTATTACTACAAGATGAACTACTACTTGTTGCTCCTACCATATCTCCAGTGTTAGCCGTTACTTCAATTTCTGTTGAAATTTCAACAGGAAATTTTATATAACGATAGTAAGGAGTTTTACTGCCTAATTCACGAATTTGTTCACGACCAAGGTTCATGCTAACCTTTACGCTATTAATCTTGGAACCTGCTGGAATACCTCCGCCATCTCCAATTGGTAGCACTGTTGTGTCCTTATTCCATAAGCCACGACGTAGTATGCCAAGTCCAGTTGCTGTTGGCAAGGTGGGCTGTGTGGATCCGGGGAGTGATGTTAACCATTCTTTGTCGTTACTAACTAGTGTAACTTCTTCTGTAAAATTACCTTCTGTTGGAAAGTTGTAGCTAACAGAAGAGAGATAGGCAGGATTGCATTGTACACTAGCTAATGGTGTTCCTGTTGCACTATCGTTGGTATCTGGGTATAGACTAAGTCTGACACCACATCGATTATTAGCTAAAGAAACAAGCTTTCCAGAGCCCATTGACATAGCATAAATAGTTTGTTGACTATCTAATACTTTGTTTAGTGTAATTTCTACTTCTGGAATTTCTTCATAATTATCATATAATTCTAACTGACCAAGCTGATAAACTGGTTCAAGATTGAAATTGGTATTCATTCCAACACTTTGCAAACCTTGAACAGTATCGAAATCTGGATTTTTAGCTACTTTTGTACCAGATGGTCCAGCAATTTGTACTGATTGAACAGCATAGAATAAACGATTGGCCATGTTAGTGCTCCCTGTCGAATATGATTATAAAATAACTTCTGCGGTTAATCTTAATGTACACCAATATAAATTTTTATTTACGGTTTCCATGTCCAAAAGTGAAATTTCTTTGAAAAAGCATTTATTCCAGAAAAAATTAGAATCATTAACTAAATTAGTATAGTTTTTACCATTAATATTTAAGCTTCCTTTATGATCTAATGAGTTAACTCCACTTTTGACCACTTTTGAGATATCATATAATTTAATAACTTTTTCTTTTTGAAATCTAATAATATCAGTAATTTTAATTTGATCTTTATAGTTTTCAGCAAAAACATGCAATAAAATATCTTGATCAACAGCAAAATCATGTGCTCCAATTTGCCATGGTTTTGAATAGCTTCTAGCGATTGGCTCTATTATTATGCATGGCATTTGAACTCTGTGATTGGATGATATCTGGTAGTCTCCTTTATTCTTAAGATTAATGTCTGGAGAAGGAGAGAAGGATCTGCTCTGTAGTTCTGTCAGAAACTCGTTGGAGCCTCCTTTTAAAACTTGGCACCAGCGGTATGAATATTCTAATTTGACTGTGGTCGAGGATGCTAGGGGCTTATTGAATATTATCTGACCTAATGGGTAGTTAATATTATAGCCAATTGACCCTGATCCTGTTGGGGCTGGATAAAATGTACTTGAGACCATAACGCCAGAAATTTGAGTCGGAGATGTTCCATTATAAGATACTCCGGTTTCCCAAACCCACTCTTTTTTGGGAGATTGCCATACTTGACCGGAAGAATATCCTGGTTGATCACTACTCTTAAGATCACTAAAATTTCCTCCAAATAATCCACTATTTGGTATATGAACATTGATAAATCCTCCAATATTCAGAAATCCCCAGTCTAAAAAAGTCTTTAAATTTTCTTCTAGTTGATTGATTAACTGATGATCATTTAGAGATTCTATATTATTAAATTTTGTATAATCTTCACAACTCATATATTATTCTCTATTTCTTTTTGTATAAGATCTGGTATGATAATATCTAATCTAGTTAGTGCTCGTGATATCCAGTTATTATTCTTGGTCCCAGCAAATTCTGGTGGTACTCTCCAGTTTTCTTTAGAGCTTACCATGATAGCCATTCCTGTTCTTGAATTTGCATTTGGTCCCATTTGTACTTTATAATTTTTAATTATAATTTGTCCACCATATAGTAGTAGCCACTCTAACCATGGTAATAGCGCCCCACTCTTTGAGTCTTTTACTACTGAGCCTGCTAAATTTAATACATCACTATAATCATCTTTTATCATATTAATACTAAAACCACCTTTCAGACCATTACCAGAGATAACTATTGGAATAGTTTCTATATTAATATTATTAGCCCAAGCATCAACTACGGAATTAACTGAATTAGCAGCATCTGGTATTCCAAATTCATATCTCAATTTACCATTAACAAGAGATCCATACTCAGGCTCTGCCATAATAGCGTTTTTAACATGAGTTGGGATAGTATTCCTTAAGTTATTGAGAGCTTTACCGAAGGCGTTATTCAATATTTCTTTTATTGTATATAATATCATATTAGATATTTCACTATCTGATTCTAATAATTTTAAATTTATATTCATGCTCTTGACCACATAGATATTATATATTTGTTATTCCCTAATCCACACGGAGTTGGATCCCCTGCCAAAGAATAGGTATAGCTAGTATAAGACTGTATATTAGTATCCATAGTCATATATTGGGCATTCCTAATTTTAGGCAATAACTCAATTTTACATAATGTTTGAACCATGCCATCTTGAATCTTAACAGCTTTAGAATCCCAATTTAACCAATATTTACTATCAAAAATTACTGCTAAATATATTATTTCTGATTTAGACTTTTCAATTTTTCCATATCCATTGCAAATTGAGCAAATGCTATTCTCTGGAAAAGGAGCCGGTCCAGTTGAGTTATAAATATTTAATGACCTATTATTAATAGGATCAAATAAACAGTTATTACAAAAAGAATCATTAGGAGTATCATAAAAAACAGAACATGGTACCGTTAAAGAGTTGTCTGCTAATATAGCATCAATAGCTTGATTATATAAATTTTTAAAATCAGCATTAATAATATTACTAAATATATTAGTCATTTTTACTCCATATTTACCATGAATTATGAACTGATCTATGCCATAGATTTACACCCACACATAAATACATATATGAAGCGTCCCAACAAAGATCTCCAGGATTACCAGAATCTCTTGAAGATAATGGAGTTCTTCTGTCTATGTTGGTAATTATTGGATAATCAAATTTCCATGAATTGGTTGTGTTGTTAAATGTCCATCCTAATTTATCAAGATCAACTATTTGGTCTATACTATGATAATGTCCGCTCACAGCATAATTTCCGGTAGGTTGAGGAACGTATCTTAGTGCTCCTGTTATATCAGTATAATTTAAGTTAACGGTGCCACTTCTATTATTAAAACTTAAAACTCCACTATTTCCTAATGAACTAATAATTAATGTATTTGTATAGTCATCAATATTAACATTGGTATAACCACTACCGGTTATATTTAGAAATTCATTTGTAGTATAGTTTAATACTCTTCCATCTCCTACACTTATTCTTAAATTATGATTATGATTAGGAGCAGCATAGTTACCTGTAGGTTGTTTATTGTCAAGAATTTCCTGTAAACCACCAACATCTCCGATAAGATGAGTATGCCCTATTAAGCTATATCTGCCAGTAATTTGTGGAACATAACCTAATGCATTAATAACATTAGATCTTGTAACATAAGACAAACCAGCCTGAGTATTAAATGATAGTGTTTTTGTGCTATCATCATAAGATAATACAGTATCACCCGAAGCCCTAATATTTAACATTTCATTGTTTGATAAATTGATGCCCACTCTTTGATCATAACCATCACCAATTTTCAAATTGATCGTTGGAAAAGATAGTGAAGATGGGTGGATTCTAATATAGTCTAATCCTGACCAAGCTGTTATTCCATCTCCAATTTTAAGTCTCAAAGAGTCCGTTTCATATCCTGCCTCTCCAATATCTAATATAGGATTAATATTATTCCACTCATTTGATAAAGATCTTCTAAGTTTTATTCGAGTATAGTCACTCATAATTTTTTAACCCCAAAAATCATTCCCGTAATTTGAGGTACTGTCCAATTTTGTTGAGTAGCAGGATTATGATTAGCGTAGTATTGATATGTTTGATAAGCTGTTTTCTTAACTAAATGTTCAGGGCCAATTGTAACATAGTCATCTCTTTGAGTTTTAAACTGTCCTGTTGGAGGAGTAAAATTAGAATTATATCTAGCCAAACCAAGAGAAATTCTATAATCATCTAAATAACCCGCTTTCCCTATCGTAAGCAATGAAGGTATAACACTGTATCCATCATTATTATTAAATAAACTTATTAATCTATTTTGACTACAATTACTCGATAATATATGAAGACTATTTGTAAATACTCCAGTATTCTCGCATCCACCATCCCCATATGTTCTATAAACAGTATGATTAACTCCTGATTGTCCATCAAGATAGCATATAAGATGATCACTAGAATCTCTTGTTATCGCAATATGATGCCATGTCCCGGTTGTTGCATTACTTGGAAAGTATAAAACTTTTGTTGAACGACCCAAACCATAAAATGTAATTCCACTAATATTCATTAAAAAATTATAGTTAAAAAATTGAACAGTATTAGTTGGTACTGATGTTGTTGATTTATCAAATAAAGCAATATTATTTGATTCATTAGTAAAATAAACCCAACACTCTATTGTGAACGGATTTGTTTCAAAGTCTGGATGAGAGCAATAAATATATGAATTATTATCTGGAAAACGTAAACTACTATTACCAAATTTAGCAGTAGCTGATGACAGTGAAACATCTCCATGTGTTGCTAATGACTTAGGACTATCAGAACTATCTATGATTGAATTATCGTTGTGTAGTAGCAATGAGACATATCCTGAATATGGGTCGCTAGCTACTCCACCATAAAATACATTAATAAATTTAGTATCTAAATAATTTTTCTTAGCAACATTATATACTTTCATTCCGCCTACAGCATCATTAAGTCCGTATCTCCATAGAGAATATGTATCAAAGCTAATATAATAATTTGAATTAGTTGGTTGAATAACAGAAAGAGCTATAGCATCTATATTTCCACTATTTACTGTTTCTATTTTTCCTATATCTCCATCAAATATAGCCAAAGCTTTTCTGTGACTATTGCTTGGTGTACTAGTCCAATCTTTTAATCCATCCGATCTTAATCCAGCTCCATCATTTAAATTATTTGTAACACCAGGAGTTAATGGTAATACTTTGGATGTTGGACCAAGCCAAAAAGAAGGCTTATCAACATTATCTATTAAAGTGATATCGTCTAATAGCCAAACTTGTCCATGCATATAGTATCTACTTTTTGTGTCTTCATATAACATTGGATAAACGCCACCATAACTATTGAAATCACCAAGACTCATATTTTGCAATATAGATGACGAATATGTCCTATTATAGAATCTGATATTATTAAATTTAAACCCACTAATTGGCAAACTAATTTCCCAATCTAATCTTTCTAATTCAGGATCATCATTTACAACAGACAGATCGACTCCTTCTGCTTTAATGCTTAAATATGATTGAGAAATATCAGAATCATCTATTAAAAATTCTGAATGAGTCCATCTAGAGACAAAAGAGGCACCATCATAATTTCCTATTCCATATCTAGCCTCATAATTACTGGCAGCAGTATCTGCTATTGTTAATATTTTATTACCAGTAGAAAATAAAGAAGCCACTCTATATCTATCAAGAGATGATGATATGTCTAAATCAAAATATCCCAAAATCTGATTATTTTGTTCAATTTCTAATGCCATTGTGGTTTTTTCATTATTTAAAACATTTAAGGCATTTCCTGTAATTTTTACAATATTAACTGATAAACAAGAAATATCTCCACTACAAAAAGAAAATAATTTATGTCTATGAGGATAGCTCGAATAGTCAGTACTACTAGTTTCTAAACCTAATGACCTAAAACCAAAATATGTTTGATCTCCGCTCGGTAAAGGAAATCCACTAAGTTTTAAATAGGTAGGAAATTCAACTGATGAAGGATTTTCTATTTGAATATTAGTTATTGCTAAAAATCCTGGAGGACTACCTAATCCAGGATAAGGGTTTCCTTGACGATAAACGCCTCTATTATCATAATTTGGAATATAAACAGCACTTGGAAGTATTCCATTATTTGGAGAAGAATATTTATATACAGCATCAAAAATTGGACTTTGTTGAAATAAATAACTAGTCGGGGCACATCCTCCAAAACTATACTTAGGATATTGTTTAAATTGAGTAGACCAATAATTATTGTCTAATTTATTTAGAATTACTCCTTTTTCAAAACCTTCAAAAAATAAAGTAGACATATTATCTCCTAGATAGACTAAGTTTAATAAATAAAATGGCCATTACATAGTCCTAATATACTAATACACCGAGTAAAAAAGTTGAAATATTCTTGTCATTATAGCCTATTTATTACTAATTAAGTATGAAATTAAGATTACTAAATAATCGTAGCAGTAAGGGTAGGACCGGCACCAGTAACACTGCCGTATGAACTCCAAAATCCATCGTCCCCTGACGGAGGGCTGCCACTTGCGCCACCAGACGTATATCCATTAAATTCTCCATAAAAATCTGACCCTAATGTGTCAGAAATCATCCAAACTTGATACCCAAATGCCTGAGTCCAATATAAATATCTTGATTGGCCCGCAATGCGATAGTAGTTAGAAGTTACCCCACCATATACAGTGGTTCCAGCAAGAACATATGTCCCATTGTATGATGGGTCAGATGCTCCGGTTACCAAATAGGCTGGCGTGGACGGAGCGGTTGTTGTTGTTGTTGGTTCTGCCGTGGTGGTTGTTGTTGGCTCTGCCGTGGTGGTTGTTGTTGGCTCTGCCGTGGTGGTTGTTGTTGGCTCTGCCGTGGTGGTTGTTATTGGTTCGGCTGTTGTTGTAGTAGTTGTATCTGTTGGTTCGGCTGTTGTTGTGGTAGTTGTAGTGGTGGCTGTGGAATAAATAGAATCAAGATCAGAACAATTATAAATAGCATTATATTTTGATGGAATAAAATTAGAACGATATTTAGCAGACTGAGAAATTATGAGCTGGTCGATATATCCTGAAAAACCGTCTGTGGATCTTGTTTCTGCCCAAGCATAATTTATATCTGCTCCTATAGAAATAAACATATCTGACACGTTGGGGATTGTATTAGTAGTGATAATATTACCAACATTATTGCCATTGATAAACATTTTCATTCTGCTATTGGACCGACAGACAGCTATGTGTGTCCAAGAACCAGTTGGAAAATTTACATTTGTTGCTGTTATTAAGTTGGGCTCATATCGGTATTCTCCATTATTATACCAATCTAAATTAAAATGAAAATATAAATTATTAGATTCTCGGCGTAAATATATAGAACTATAGTTATTGCTAAAATCAGTAGGCTTGATAGAGAATAGGGTGTCTCTACGAATGCTAGTTGATGGTTTTATAAACATCTCTATTGTAAAATCTTTACTAAAAGGCCAATTAATATGCTGCCCAGATCCTGCTATAAGTCGTGGGAATTCTGATGTTACTGGATCAGGGTTACCGTCTAAATAAAGACTAGCTCCACCATATTTATAGTCATCGACAGATATTATTGCTTGATCAATTTTTTGTATGTTTATATCATAGCATGATTTATTTTTTTCTAGATCATTATCAAATGGTAAAAATAATATTAATTTATTATATGAGTTATCTCCTCCAGATGGGGTTATAGTGTTACTATAGCCATAATCTCCTGTTCCTATTGAATTAACTGCTGCCACCCTAAATTGATAACCAACATTATTAAATAGCCCTGTTATTTGTATATTTGTAGTAGTATTTATACTATCCGGATATGTGCTCCATATAGAATTTCCTGTAGAATACTGTATAATATAGTCTGTTAGTGGAGATCTATTATTATATGGACTTTGCCAAAATAAATAGACTGATGAGTCCTCATCATAGCCACTTATACCAATAACCATATCGGGTGGCTCTGGCGGAGGATTATAAGACAATAAATCACAAGACAGATATGAGTATTGCAGTAACAAAGATGGGAGACTGTATGATAAAATATCTGTAGCAAGATAGCTGTTGGTTATAGTTTCTGGTTGCTCAATATAGGTTAATATATCAGAACTTAGATATGTTATTTGGGCAGTTTTTGTAGGAGGATTGTATGTTAAGAGATCCTGAGAAACATAAGTGTGATATAGCCTGTATATTTCTGAATCTTTAGATGGAATTGGAAATCCAAAAAATGGAGGTAAAATCATTAATTTCCTCCTTCTGCGTCCGTCGTATCTCCAGATAGTATTATTTTATCATCAGATACCTTAACTAAGGTTGCGACTGAGTATCTTCCGACTAGTTTATTATGATTAAGCCTATTTACAATCTGTGTTCCTGATAATCTAACCTGTCCCGATCCTATTTGCGAAACTAAACAATTAAAACCGACATTTAAATTATTGTTAAAGCTAACATTAATTGCCGTAGGATTATTAAAGCTAATAACTTTTCCATTATCTGACTGATTAATAACATATGAATTCCCGGTTCTTTCATTAACAAAAGCTGAAAATCTTGTTAATTGACCATCCCCTAATGTTTGAGTTCCAGTAAAACTATTTCCACCATTAAGTTTTGCGAATTCTTCATAATCATATGACACTACGCTACCCAGCTGTAAAGTTAGTCTCATAGCTTCTGGACTAGCGTCATTAATAAGACTTTTACCTAAAGCTGATATTTCTGTAGTTCCATACTCATCAAGACCAGTACCTACTATAAGACTATTGCCATAAACTGGAACTTGTGATAGTCTATCGAGTCTCTGACTATATGGCTGTATATCTAATCCAATTTCTAGTCCAGAAGTACTAATGCTTAACTGGTTTAAATCTTGGTCATTATATTGCAAATTAATATGATCCCCAGCCTGCAATAAGCTAGCAACTCTATCATCAACACTTTCATTAAAGTCAGTTATATTTTGTGATATGTGAGTATGATTTTTATTAGCATAATCTTGATTAATAATACTAGAGGATATTTTAATGGTTTTTGTGAGTGGGTAAAATACAACCTCTGTTCCTCCATCACCTTCTATATTAAGGGTTTCATTTTCTTTGATATCAAAATTACCAACTAATAGTTTTGTTAAACCACTACCTGGAATTCCCTGTAAGCCTCGCAAGCCAGAAGGCCCTATTGGCCCAGGAGGCCCTATCTCTCCCCTAATTCCCTGGAAACCTTGCAATCCCTGCAAGCCCCTCTCAATATGAACAACCCCAATAGTATTATCAAAACCATCATTGATTATTAGATTTGTAGTAATAACATTTTTAGTATCGGATCCTGGTATAGACTGATTAATAACTAAATATTTTGGTGCTGGATTAGTAATATTGATTGTTGCCATAGTTATTAACCGTTATTAAAAATAATAGTTTTGGTATCAAAGCCAGTATCATCAAAAAGTTTAAGCTCAAATGATGTATCGTATCTCCAATTATAATTATTATTACTAGCAATTGTAATATTCCATCTATCATTTATTTCGTCGTATGAATCTTTCATAAACATAGGATCTAGGGCTCTAGAAAAATTACATATTTGATTATTTACCATAACTTCTGGAGTATAATTCTGTATTGGCCTATTGCCTCCGTCAACACTAAATGTTAATGTCCAAGATCCATTATTATTTGGTATACTATAATTATTAGTTAGTAAAATTTTAATAGGTTTATTAATATATAAATTATATACTGATGAATATTTTTTAGGAGACAGATCTGTTCCTTGGAATACTGGCAACCCAGTATTTTCACAAGTGACTATTTTATATCTATAATCTTTATATAGCCCCGTAGGAATACCAGATAAATTAAATGTCCAGTATCCTTCTTTAGAAAAATTTAAACTACTAATATTAATTTGATTATGATAATTTTTATATATGTCTATGTTACTATTAATTACTAAATTATTTGAAAATGTTGAGTCAGAACCGCTATAAGAGATTATTGCCGATGTAGAGTCATATTCAGCTACTGTCATTAGACCATTTAATGGATAAATATTATTTAGTGTGCTAGTAGAGCCAGAAACAATATCCACGCTATCTCCTGTAGACAAGGGTAGATTTTTATGTTTTATAGCAATAGTGTCAGACGTTATTCCTGTAATGCTAGATAAGAATGAGAAGGTTGCTATTCCATTTATTATCTGTTGAGAACCAGGTCTAGAATAAGGTATTAATAAAGTATTGTCAATAATATTACCACTAGTTAATGTTATGTTTTGTGTAGGTATATCTGTATTGCTAAAACTAATTGATATTGCATCCCCGACGGATATATTATAAGGATTATCAGATAATTCTGATTTAATATACTGGTAATTTATATTTGATGATCCAGAATGACTGTAAACTATATTACGAGCATTAGAGACTCTTCTCTGAATAAGACCAGAAATGAAGGGAGCATACTGCTGAGTTGACCAATTCTCATTAAAAGGAACATATCCTCCTACTGCCACCCCATTATATCCACTGATAGATTGACCGCTAACACAATAAATGTTTTGAATACCTCCTATCACAACAGGAGGAAAGCTATTTTGAGTAATAGTTTCATTTTTTGTACCGGCTTTATGTATCCAAAAGTATTCATTTTCGGCATATCTAATAGCGCCAACATCATATGTTGGAAATACTGATGGATTATTATTAATAAATAATGAAAAAACAGTACCAGTACTTTCTGTATGATTAAAAGAAATTGCTTGATTACTTGTAACAAAACTATTAGCATATACAGAATTACTAATTATATTTTTAAGACGATAATTAATATTTACGTCTCTTTTATTTGCCAATAAATTTCTTTCATCTTGATTATTTCCATAGACACAACGGCTTCCCACGTAATATTGTTGACCATTGTATGCAAAATATGCTTCTGAAGCTGGGGCTGGGTCTGTTAATTCAACAATCGGAGCTGGTAGCATTATTCCACTAATTCTTAAATAGCCAGTTTGCCAACAATCAGAAGTTTTTATTGTATATATATTATTATCAGTATCTTGAACATAATTATTATTAAGTCTTAAAATATTCATTCCTAATAAAGGAGGAGAGTTATTATTTTGTGCAGAGTATGGGACTCCTGATGGAATTTGTACTTTAACACTAGGATACATTCTGCCAAAAAGACCATAACCTCCTTCATTAAGTATACTTTTTGATAGAAAACTACCGCAGCCTAATAGTGAATTAGTCGTTGTTATATCCACATTTCCTATAAATTTTTGTAAATCTGACGTTCCAAAATTTGTAGTTCTTTCTTGAACTAATCTACCGACTCCAGTAGATAAAGTAGATAAACCATTAGGATTTATTGTTATAAAGTATTGTGAATTCTGATAAGATAAATTATATTTACCATTAAATGAATTACTTGGATTATTATCAAATTCTATATAAACTGGTTTAGCTGTATTAATATTATTTCCTAAAGGATTAATAAATACTCTGAAATCAAAACTTTGGAAATCTCCACCACTATAAGAAAAAGAAGTAATTGGACATTGATTGTGTGGTAAAATAGTGTCACATTGTAGCGCATAATTTGCTGCTGGTGGCCAGTAAACATATTCAATATTAGGATATGAACGATAACCTATAGGAGCGCTACCTAGTTCTGGCCTATCGTTTAAAGTTCTTGCATCTCTTCTAGGAGTATAAATTGGTTTTTCACTATCAAAATAAACAGGAAGCTCAACAGGAGAAGGAGGATTAGGTGCTGAAATATCCATGAATTTAATAATTTTTTGAGCCGACTTACCTCTAGCATCATATACTGTCAATATTAATTTTTCATTATATTCCCCTCCATTTGCAAAAGTTCTAGGATTACCTTGTATGGTAAGTAATCCGCTACCAAGATTACTCCATGGTCTTTTAGGATTGCCTCCTGGAAAAGTAATTGTATATGATAGTCCAGAAGGCAATAAATTATATGAGCCCGTAGAAACTACTGTCCATCCAGTAATTCCGGTTGGTATTGAACACAACTCTCGACCTGTTGTTCCAAATCTATATGATAAACTTATTGGACTATTACACAATGGAGATAATTGATTTGTTTCTGAGGCAGTGCCTACTGTGATGATCTGTGGCCCTGGATGATCAAACCCTCCCTCATTCAATGACTTATATTTAATATATCCGTTTATAGTATCATAACCAAATGAGATATTTTGAATTGTATCAGTATCTATTGCAGAGATGCTAAAAGACTTAAGTCCTTCTATTCCACATAGTGGGAATCCGGTAAAAGAAAAATTCCATGACTTATCAGAGGGATTCCATACCCTAGACTCTAAACATCCATTTTGTAGTTCTAAAGGTCTTTGCGGATAGTACCCTGAGCATACTGTAGGTAAGCCAGACAATAATATTGTTGGTGGAAAATTTGGATTTTCTAAACCATATAATGTTTTGAAAGTAATTCTCCAAGGAGAGCCCTCATTCGCCATATAATATGGTTTATTTACTCCAGTGATCATGATTGGTAAACCGGGTAAAGTGAAACTATCTAATTCTATTAAATTTAACTTTCCAATAGCATATATTTTATCATCAGATATACCCTTGCATTGTACTATTAAAGAAGATATCTGGTTATCAGTTAAAGAATTATTAATATTATTAAAACTAATATTAGCATCCCATTTGCTATAAATAGGAGCTCCATAATATGATAATTCATACAATGATAAATTATTATCATATTTTTTATTGATTAGACTTAATGAAATATCGTTATTTTTAAGACTTGGTGGGATATTAATAATAATATCTTCATTCATAGAAGCTTGTTTGATATCGAATACGGTTTGGTAAGACTCATTTGGTATACTATAAGTTATTGATTGTAAATTAGTTAAGTATTTATTTTGCGTAAAAGTTAGATTAACATTGTCAGATACCGTATTGATAGAGTCTTCAACAAAAATTTTAATATTTTTTATACCTAGATTTTCTACCATCCTAGCGAAAGAATCAGAACGGCCTGTGGCAATAATTTTCCATCTTTTGCCTATATTATCATATTCATAATCAATATTATATTCTAAGGGTTGTGTCTGATATGAACCATTATTAGGCAAATTAGATAATTTTACAGATGGATGCAGATCCTGTCTGTCGGCATAGATACCTCCTAGAACATAAAACTGTAAGAACCACGTATCTTGTTTATCGAAAGATAGTGGTTGAGGCATTGTATATCTATCTATAGATAAATTTTTATAAAGAGTTATATTAAGAAGTCTTGTAAAAGAGTATTCTATCCATTCTTCCTCATCATTATTAGGGCTGGGTTGAGATAAAGATATACTAATTGATTTATTCGGATAATATCCTTCGAGACCAACAAGATTTACTGTAATTTTAAATCTATTATAAAAACTATTGTGTTCTATATTAATATTTCTAGAATATCCTTCATCTCCATTTAAATTGACCCTAATATTTGTTTTGCTTTGATTTATAGCATCAATATAAAAAGCAAAAGATGATGAATTATTATCATTATCTACATTTAAGTATATGTTATCAGACAGCCCGATAGGATCAAGAGAATATTCTGGTTTAATTTCATTCATTGGTAGAATCTTAATCATACCAGTTTGTGAAGCCAAGTCTTCTCCTGTCACATAATCTTTAACAGTAAGGACTGTATTAAAAGTTCCAGTAACAGACCCGGCGTATCCATAAAGATTTTTAGTACCATTGCTATTATCAAATATCTCATTATTAATACTAAAACTTGGACCAGGATAATTAGACATAACTATCAAGGCTGGGTCTGGTAAATCTTTAATGTCATAATTTACTGACCATGGAATAGGACTATTTACATAAGAGTATATTGTTTTGGGAATATTAATAATTGGTACTTTGAATACATTTAGTAAGAAATTTTTATCAATACTACCAGTTTCATCTGAAATAGTAACTACAAATTCTCTATTTTCTTTAATATAGGTTTGAATATCATCAATAATTATATTTATAGTCCATATTTTATTATATGAGTCATATGATATAGTATTTGTATCTATAAAGTATGAACTAAGTCCATATATATTTATTTTTGGAGCCGAAGATAATAGAGGCTGCGACCATTTTTGAGATCCATCTTTTGTTTTTATCTTTAAATAAATTGGTCCTTCATCTGTAGTTTTAATGTTTATGATATTATCATTTAGTTTTAGATATGATAAACCATAATTCATAGAATATTCAATATCAAGAATATTAATTTTATCAGGATTAAGGTATAAAAGTTGGGATACCGTTTGCTGTGAAGAATCAAACGAAATATTATATCCACTATAAGCTATACTAGTAGGATTATTAAAATGAACCAAATGCTTCCATCTTTTTGACATCAAATTAAAAGAATTAATTTTTGAATCTATCAGATTAACAGATAGAGACGGTAAGGAATCTGTTGTTACAGAAGCATTGGATTCGGAAACTAAGAAAGAATTATCTATATTAGGATTTAAATTAGATTTAATATTGTATTCGCTATCAATTATATAAACCAATCCACTTCTGCCAATATAACTAGAATTGTAAGGAATATTGATAGTAATGTTATAAGAATCAACTTTATCATTAATATAATAGGATCCGTTTAATTCTGGCGCCCCATCAGAAAAATCGAAATAATATTTTTTATTTGATATGCCCCAAGGTCTGACATATCCATCAACAAAGTCTGTATCAATACTACTGGGCTGCTTGCCTATTAGGGATCGATTTGTAAGATCCGGGATGCTATCAAAATTAGTAGTACTAAAACCTTTTATATTTAAACACATGGTGCCAGAAGAACACTGCGAGTAATTACCTTGTATAGAGAATACTCCTGTTAATGGAGATACTACAGTTTTCCCATAAGGATCTTTAGGCCAGTTAGCCGTATAACCTCCATAGGTATGATGATATAAATTATTGTAATAAGGAATAGAGCATAATCCTGAAACTGCTCCTATATAAGATAGATTGCCACTACTTGGTAATTCTTGATCAGCTTTTATTCCAAAACAGTATGGGTAAAAACTGTTTGGTTGTATTTTTAAACCATTAACTGGAATACCAGAGATTAATGTATTATTATCTAAAGTTGATGTTATTTTAGCGTATCTGCTAACTTCTGACTCAGAAAAATTACTACTATTATTTAGTGTTAAAAGTTTAATTTGATCATTGGTATTGACATAAGACCTTGGAGTAGATAAGTTATTTATAGTTAATTTATTGCCATTAAAAAATACTCTATTATTTAATTTACGATGCTCTTGATTCTCTAAACAAATTTTTTGGTCTAAGGTAATAATTGGTTTAAAATAAAATCTTGCATCAGTATAATCAGAATTTATAGTATTGATGGAATTTAAAAGCTCTAATCTTTTTCCAATATTTATAGAATTAAATACAGAATAAGCATTTAGCGACAAAGAAGAAAGAACTCTATCTCCACTAGTTTTAATTGATGTTATAGTAATAATTTCTTTGGGAAATCCTGTAACAGTAACATTTATAGATGATGAGGTGTTTGAGCTGAATAGTGTTGTTGTTGTATTATCATTATTTAGCTTTACTATCCCTAATATTTCTCCACTAACAGAACTAAATTGTCCACTTAAATTAATTTCTTGATAATCATAGCCTAAACATAATAAATTTATACTAGCAATATTAAAATTATGTAATAGGCCATTAGAAGATATGAAGTATGGATTATTTATTGTTCCACTGCCTTCATAGCTAAATGCTGGGCTATCCATATAAGAAATATTCAGAGGAGCATAGTTATATTCATTATAATTTACAGCAATACCTGTTGCTGGCCAAAATGAACCACTAGCAAAAACAGACATTACATAACCAGAGTATACTGTAGATGGAAAAGAACCGTTATAGGCTATATGATTACCACTTCTTGGTATAGTCCCATCAAAATAAAAACCTTGTGTAAAATTTAATAATTTGGAATTTGGAACAAAACTTCTGCTAGAAGAACCTAGAAAACTATTAATATCTATAATTTTTTCAGATGGCCATATAGCAGAACCTCCGTAGTCTAGATCATAAATTTTGTAGTCATTGTGAATAAAGGTAGAATTAAATCCAAACCCATTAGTGGTATATGAAGCATTTATTGCTTGTTCAAAATAATCTGGCCTATTATTTTCTTTTAATAAGTAATTCTTATCATCTTTAACATAAATACTATTTCCTTTAATATCTATTATATCGAATAAATTATTTTTAGGTTGTCTATTAGCATTATTTTCTATAGTATTTAAAAATTTAACTGGAATCTGATTAATTATAATATTATCTAATATTTTATATTCATGATTTTTTTCAACATTTATTAGAACAGAGCCAGCTGAATCTGGCTGTATATTGGGGAAAAAATATCCATTATCAATTTTAAATTGTTTTACGCCTAAGTCACTTATAATTGGATACCACTGATTTTTAGGCTTTATTCCGTTATTTGTTGATAAAAAGTTTAAATATATACTATCTTCATTATTCTCAAAATTTAGGTCCTCTGGACTATTTATAGATATAGAACTATAGCCAGCATCTGTATAAAAAGAAACAAGACCTGTTGAATAGTGACCAGTAATATTTATATATTCGTTGGTTTCTGTATCAAATCCTTTAATATTATTATTTTTTGATAAGATAATTGGACATCTTTCTGAAGATAAATAATTACTAGTAAAAGACTTTAATCCATTTATATAGTATGATCCAGAATTATTGATTGGTGTATTAAAAATACCTAAAATATTGTCTGAAAATATAATATTTGTATCTAAAAGAAGATTATATCCGCTAGTAAAACATATTAGTCCTGTAGATGAACTACTCATGTTTATGAAATTTCTATTCAGAAAAATACCTGTACTAGTTACTTTTGTAGCATAATAATTATCATCCCACTCTGGCATATCACTAAAAATTTGATTACCACTAAAAACAATATTTGTATAATTTATACTTGGCTCATTAAAAAGTAAAAAATTACTATTATAAGATATGGTAGCACTAAAATTTACAGGAGATAAAATTCCCGTTACTGTTTTGTTTGATTGACTACCAATACCGCTAACTATTATATCTTGATTTAGCAAATAATTTATATTTCCAGATATTGTTATGGTAGGATAACTATATGAAGTAGAAGAGCACTCAGTTAAAGTGTTAGAGCCAGAGTGTGATCGACCGATAAAATTATTAGATGCTGTTTGAAATATTATATATGGATTATATCCGCCATCTGTTGATAATTTACCTACATTAGTATCATATGATGTATTTTTAGGAACAGATATATTAGATAGATTTATATTATTTATATTAAATGATTGGATAGGGTCTGTGATATAATTTAATGAAGATATTGAATTATCTGTAATCTTAAGATTAAAATTGTCAGAAATTAATAAATTTTCTCCTGTAGATTTAACTAAAATATTTAATGTTCCAGAATTTTGCATTAATGGTATTCCACTAAATGTTTGGATACCGGTATTAAAAATTAACCATGTTGGTAAAGGTCTACCATCCGATAAACCAATACTATAAATAGAAGTTTCAGCTGGGAAAGTGTTATTAGGAATAGTAAATTCAAATAATTCATTTATTATAGCATTTTGATCGGGAATATAATTTCTAACATGATTTCTTTTTTCTATTGGATCTATATCGATAGTAAAATATTTTTCATAATTTCTACCAGACATATCTGACGTTTTAATTCGAATTTTATAAGAGTCTTTGTGATATATATCACGGACTCTTGGAAAAATTGTGTATGCTAAATTAGAATTTTCATCACACATTAAAGATACTGGGGGGCCACCTGAAGACTCACTGAAATTAAATGAGTATAAATTACTATTAATTTCTTCTATATTAATTGGAAAATAAGTAATATCTGGATTTATTCCTGATGGCAATCTAGAAACATCAGAATTAACCTCTTGAGAAGGATAAAATATATACCCTGTACCGCTGCCAATATTTCTTGATGCTAGAAAATAGCAACTGTTTTCTTGTAAATCATAACTAATATCTATTCCAGTATTTTTAAATTTTAAATAACTATATAGGCCAGATTTATAAATCTCAAAAAGATTATTATCATCATCTCCGTATCCACAGATAAAATCATAAGAAAATGGAACAGATGGTGTCTCTACTGGCTCTAGATTTTTGTTATAAATAGATATTCTACTATTACCATTCGTTGACGGCTCTCTAATATAAATACCATCATATCTATGATATCTTGTTTGATCTCTTGAGTATGTTCCTGAAATATTTTTATGTGATACCAAAGACACAGTACCGCTATTATTAGAGGCAGGAGTTATGGAGCAAATATTATCTATAAAAATATTATTTGGTAAACCTGTAACTTTCATAGAATATGTCGGCAGATTGCAATATGTCGATGGATATGCTCCTGAGATGATTGTCACTGACTGTTGTCCATAACCAGAAATATTAATATGTATGATCCTTGATGAGTCAAAGACATGCTTTGTGTAGCTTATAAGCTCTAGCGAGGCTAACGTATTGATAGATTGTCCGAATAGAGTTAATCCAGTAAACGGAGAATCAAGAGTTATAGAACTATTCGTCTTGGTGATAATTTTACCAGTCTGGGGAGCTATATGAGAATACTCTGCTCCATAAGGATTGTATTTTATATACATGCCAGTATGTAAAATATTTATGATATCTTGGGGGATATTATATATGTCTGGTGAGTTTGTATATATATATCCAGTATTAATTTGTATTTTATTTTTAAAATCTATATCAGATAATATTTTTGGATCTAAAATAATTTCATTATTTGTTAATCTACCAGTCCAAGAAGTTTCTTTAATGGTAAAATTTGTATTATCTATTATTTGATTAACTTCATATGATCTAGATGAAGGATTGTGTTCTGTAGCAGAAAGGAATGAGACCTTGGCTATGGACCCCGACACCATACCGTGAAAATATGATTTAATTGTAATCTCTGGGTTTCCAGAATTTTGATAAAACCAACCATAGTTTATCGGTTTAGAAATATTTAATTCTAAACTACCATCATGTGTTTTTTTATATGTTCCATCACATGTTATGTACTGTGGTATATATTTATATAAAGTTTGTGTATTATAAGCTTTTAAAGTTGGTGATTTTATATTAGGATCTGTTACATCTAAATTTTGAATAAAATTATTATTATCTAATCTAAAATGATAGTAATATCTTCTTTTTTGAGAGTCATTATAAATTTCATTTTTCTTATGATCTTTAAGAACTGATGTAATGTTAGTTATAAAAGAGGGGTTTTCTGGATTTCTAAAAGTGGAATTTTTTATTATTCCGCTCTCAAATTTGAATAAAGCAGCACCTGTTCCAGCTGCTTTGTTCATTAGTAATTCTAAAGTGTATGCTAGTGTTTTATTTTTAGGGATATTAATTATTGGGCTCATGTTAGTCCAGGAACCATCAGTATTAACTCCGCTTATCCCAAGAGCGATAGTAGAATACTGTCCTTGAGCAATAGACAGTCCGTTGTTATCAAATTCTCTGAAAGAACCCAAACTTAATTGATTACTAGACCATGTATAACCATAGTTTCCAGCTGCTATAGAATTGTCTGCTAAACTTTGAGATTGAGAATTTAGAGCTATGCTATTATTACCACTAACTAAGTTATAGGACCCAACAGCTAATGAATTATTACCTAGTATTTTATTATTTGATCCTATTAGTGTGGATCTATTGGCGCTATATAATCCAGTATTATCTTGTCCAACTGAAAAATTAAAATTATTTGTAACTTTTACTATTTGTCCAGTTTGTTGAATTGCCGAATCACTAATGGTTCTGCTGGGATTATTTGTTCTATTATCGAATTTAGGTATAAATCCTACTGTGCCCTCTAGATTATTAAACTCAACTTTTTCATAATCAAAAAGCCCAGTCATATTAAAAGCATTATTATAGTAATCTAAATTTTTTCCATGTAATAAATCAACATTAAGATTCTCAACCATTCCAGTATTAGAACCAACATTGAATGGAGGATAACTTTGTGGAATAATAGTAAGCTGTCCTCTAACCGTTAAAGGTTGGGCAAAAGTTTTATTCCCACTTATTGTTTGATCAGAAAAAGAACTAACATACAAGCTATCCGCTACAGACCTCAGAAGAACTATATTCATATCTCCAGTAATATTTCCTACAACATAAATTGAATTAGCATTTCCACCATCTACTTCGTTATTAAAATTATTCCCACTACCAGCATCAATTAGTCCTGTTGCTCCAATATTTGTTATCAGTCGTAATTCTCTTTCTGCTGGATAGTATGCCAATATTCCTGTTTGTTTTGTCATCCCTCCATACATAAAGCTAAAACCTCTTGGTTCGCTTGGTAATATATAAGGAGAATTTGTTGCAAGTAGTGGTAGGTTATCATTTATCGTTAATTCATCACCATTAAGATTAACAGAGCCATTAACATCAAGAGGCCCATAGATTATGTCTCCTGTTGAAGATACTGGTCTGTATCCTAGTGAATTAACTATATCTCCATAATTAATATCTTGACCATTTATTACTATTCCTTTATCATTAACTTGTACTTTACTATATAAACCAGGAGTTGATTGTACTGGCAAACTATTGGTATTCAAAATTCCTGTAGAGTTAGCAAGATCTAAATAATACGATCCCTGTTGACCATCTAATAAATCAGCATCAAGACCAGAATCTATTCCGTCATTACCAGCATGCCAAGGAGTATAAGTTAATATGTTAACAATATCTGTTTCTGTGAGATTTGATCCTGAGACAATTCTTCCTTTGATATCGGTAGTAACTTTGCTATAGGTTCCAGGAATACCAGTACTTGATAATGATATAGAATTAGTTTCTACTAGAATATCAGAAGAACCCCCAATATTAAGAACCACAGAACCTGATGGTAAAGAGGTTAATCCTCCTCCTATTAATCCTGATCCAGCAACTATATCTATGGTTGTTCCACTAAGCAGTATTCTTCCTGTAGCGAGCGGGAAGGATGATATTTTGAACCCATCGAAATACAACAATCTATTAGTATTAAATAATTGATTATTAGTACCTCCTTTATCTATGGGGACTATTCCATCTATTGAACCTAAGTTTAGTTCTACTTTTCTAACTATGGTATCATCAATTATTAAAGTATTTTGATCATCTATAGTTAGTCCTGCTCCAGTATTAATACCTATCTTAGCATTGTTATTGTCAAGATTAACATATAAACCAGAGTCTGCTATTATTCCAGTTAAATTACTATTATTACTAACACCATTTAAAATATCTTGTATACTATAATTAGAGCTAGTTAATTTATTTCCATCATAATAAATTACTGATCCACTACTAAAAACGGAATTATTAGTTCCGCCACTATTTATAGGTAATATATCAAATATGATACCATCTTTACCGGGATCGCCCTTTGGACCAACTGCGCCAATATTTCCTTGTAATCCTCTTTCAATAGATACTAAATTAATCTTATTATTTCGAGTATCTGATATGACTACATTGGTAGTCATTAGACTTTCTGAGTCCTTTTGTTGTGTTACTATTAAATATTTAAGAGGCTGTATATTTTCTTCTACTCTAACAATACTCATGTGTTACATGTTCCACAGTCATTTTGAATATTAGTATCGCAAATGAAAGCGTCGCTTCCTGGTACATTCCTTGACACCAGCGATACTGATCCTTGTAAAATTCTAAAAACTTTCTTACCTCCACCAGAATATAAATCATTTGGTTCTTGAAGCTCAAAATCATAACGAGCAGTACCAAAAGAATAAGAAGCAGTAACAGAAGCTGGTATTCTTAATATTATTTTTCCTAGTTTTGGGTCTATCACAAATGAATAATCACTGGTTTGAGTATTTGTGATGAAGGTTCTGATAATAGGGTTATTTGTCTGATCCTCTATCCATCGTATTCTAGCACACCAGTTAGTAATATCAATAGGTATTTGAGCATCATCTTTATATTCAAAAGCGATAACAAATGCCGTTCCTTTTTCTATACTAAAATTATATTCAGCAGCTGGCATAAAAACCTTCCTTTGTCATGAATAAAAATATCTTGAGCGATAGTCGTGATTTTGTAAATAGCGAGGATTAAATTTATTCCCAACAAAAGGACCAAGAATAGCAGCAATAGCACTAGCATCTTTAACATTCCAATTGGCTACCAAATCGCCATATACTGCACAAGGACCGCTCTCTAAAATGGTTCTCCAGGCAGCTGTTTGCCCAGCAACTTGTAAATTAGCTGGACCTAGCGCAGCTTTTATTCCTTCAGTAGCGGCTTTTGTTCTATATGTACTTTGATCTATTATGCAAGCGGACTTTAATGAGACCAAGCTAATAAAAATATCATCTTTATTTTCTGTTGGGTCGGGTGTAATATTTGGACTTACAACATCCACAGAATATTGATTATCTAATGTTACATCAATCTGAACGTATTTAGCTGCTACTGTTATAGCTTGAATTAGTCTGTCGTCGCTATAAACCGGCTGATCTGACCAATCATTGACCAGAGTACGTACAATAATTGGTATTTCTGTTTGCCAACTCATATTTTGATCCTTTTATGTAAGAGATTATATTATAATACACCTTATAGGTATTGGTGTATGATTTTAAATTAAATGGCCAATAATAAATTCTCTGTGGACAGGTCTCTTTCTATTCTTATTATATTCCATAAACCAAATAAGCGAATAGGAAAAACATGCCCATAGAATTGTCTCTCAAACAAATTTGCTCAATTTATGCTACCGATAAAAATTGTCTTCATTGTTATGTGGATGAAATTTATGAAGAATTATTTAAAGAATTTCGATACTCAGCCAATAAGGTTCTAGAAATTGGGGCCTATAATGGTGCTAGTATAATGATGTGGAAAGATTATTTTACTAAAGCTGAAATTTTTACTATAGATAATGTGCCATGTCATCAAATAACTGGACGAGAACGAATTCATTCTTTTCTTGGAGATGCCTATAGCTATGAGGCTCTAAAAGATTTACCAAATGATTTTGATATTATAATTGAGGATGGATCTCATAAAATTGAGGATATGAGTTTTGTGGTTGTTGAATATGTTAAAAAACTGAAACCAAATGGAATATTAATAATAGAAGATATTCCAGATTTTAACTGGACCAATATTTTAAAGAATCTAATACCAGACAATTATAAGGTTGAGATAAAAGATCTTAGAAGAGTTCGTGGTCGTTATGACGATATTGCTATGATTATTAGGTCTTAGGATACTTGGCTTTAACCGAGGCTATTTTAAGTTGCATATCTAAAAAGGCTTGTGAAGTCATGCCCTTCCACATAGCATCTAGTTGATCTCCTAATGATGGATATTCATTCCTTCGTAAAGCATAATAGTCAGGAATAGATGGTTTGACTATTTCTTCTTTACTAATAGGAACTTCCATAGACTCTCCGGTCATAGGATCAGGAATAGTTCTTGTTTTTGGTTCTAGCTCTGTCCAAGCTAATTCTTTCTGGTTGATGTCGTTAAGAATAGATTGTTGAGCAGACTGAAGGAATGTGTCTATATTCTCTATATTATTGGGAATAAATATTTGCCAATTATAAGTGGTCTCGTTGTGTTTAACTTCTATATAGGCTAGGGCCCTATTTTCATCTGGTAAGTTAGATGCTAATCCTACTAAATTAATACTAGACATTTTCTGTCTCCTTATGATTGGAACCCTTTGGTAGTCTTTCATGCCATCTCTTATCCAAGTAAGAGCGATCAGCTTCTGTTAATACTCCATTTACTGGAATATTAGTATGATAGTTTGTGAGGTCAACGTCTGGGTGGGCAGTATATTTTCCACTAGCTAAGTCGATATGTAAACATTGAACATTTGTATCTACTAGTATTGGAGTTCCCCTCCTATGAATTCGATGCATAAAGAAATTATCTTCTCCAATAAAAGGAATATCTTCGGCAACCCCGTTAGCAATACAACAGAATGGAAGCTCCGGCTCTTCCTCTTTCATCTGCTTCAAAATCTCAACAGGAATAAGCATAGCATCCATACCACACATGTGAGCCTTGAGCAATTGTCCTGGATCAACATTAGGAACAATTATCCAATTTTTTTCTTTGGTCATAATCATAGCATCACCAAGTTTAATATAATAAACTCCAACTACTATTGAACCTGGATTTTCTTCTGCTGTTTTATGGAGTGTCTTAAATGCATGATATGGAACTACCGTATCTTCTCCTATAAAAAACATATATTTAGCATTGCTCTCTAATACTTGCTCTATTAAATAGTTTCGAGCAACGTCCACCTTTTCTCCATAGACATCACAAAAGCCATGGGAAAATCCATGAAGATCAACATGCTCTTCGCCCAAGCCTTGGCGACCATTAAATTTCTGTGCTGGCTCTTCATTCTCGCATCGTCGTGGTTGAGCAATAACTACGTAAGGGGCAATATTTTTAGAGGTTTCCACAATATCTCTAAGAGTTTCCATTATCTTATCTTTACTATACATAATCTTAAGTTTCCTGATGAATAATAAATTCCTATTGATATATAATACAAGCTATCTTCGATTTAGGCAAGTTAAAATTTGTTGAAAAAAGGGCTTAGGGCAATATTTTTAAAATCAAAACCGGATAGTGTGGATATCTTTTGCCCTCTGTTTGCAGTGTATGGCACAAAATGAATGTCTCCGTTGGGTGCCAAGACTCCGCCCCAATATGCACTACTAGCAGTATAACCTAAACTATAAGTGCTTACCACTCCGCTACTACTTATTTTTTGTCCTCTGTTTGCACCGTATGGCACAAAATGAATATCTCCGTTGGGAGCTAAAACTCCGCCAGCATATGCACTACTAGCAGTATAAACTAAACTATAAGTGCTAACAACTCCATTAATATCTATTTTTTGTCCTCTGTTTGCACCGTATGGCACAAAATGAATATCTCCGTTGGGGGCTAAAACTCCGCCAACATATGCACTACTAGCAGTATAAACTAGACTATAAGTAATAACTACTCCGCTACTACTTATTTTTTGTCCTCTGTTTGCACTGGTTGGCACAAAATGAATGTCTCCATTGGGAGCTAAAACACCGCCCCAATATGCACCACTAACAGAGGTATAAACTAAACTATAAGTGCTTACCACTCCGCTACTACTTATTTTTTGTCCTCTGTCTGCAACGTATGGCACAAAATGAATGTCTCCATTGGGAGCTAAAACTCCGCCAGCATATGCACTACTAGCAGTATAAACTAAACTATAAGTGCTTACCACTCCGCTACTACTTATTTTTTGTCCTCTGTTTGCAACGTATGGCACAAAATGAATATCTCCGTTGGGAGCTAAAACTCCGCCAACATATGGACTACTAGCAGTAGCAGTATAAACTAAACTATAAGTGCTTACCACTCCGCTACTATCTATTTTCTGTCCTCTGTTTGCAGAGTTTGGCACAAAATGAATGTCGCCATTGGGGGCTAAAACTCCGCCAACATATGCACCAACAGTATAAACTAAACTATAAGTGCTCACAATGGTATTATTAAAAACTTGACTACCAGTAGTTGATTCGTCAAGTATCACTTTCATCTTGTTCCACGCCACAAGACCAGTATCAATAGAGCTATTGTCGCTAGATGGAACTGTTCCATTAACAAGACTTTGAACTTCTGAAATGAATGATGGTGAATTTAATCTTGTGCTCATATTAGAACTTATTTAAAAAGGGTGAACAACAAACTCCAATATTTAATGGTTTGGCTGGAAGGGTGGAGATTTTTTGACCAACAGCAGCTTGAAATAGAATAAAATGAATGTCTCCGTTAGAGGATAGGACTCCTCCTTGATATGGTAAGCCGGTATAAATTAAACTATAAGTACTTACTACTCCACTAGTGTTAATTTTTTGTCCTACTCTTGCGGAAGATGGCACGAAATGAATATCTCCGTTATGAGTTAAAACCCCGCCAGAGTAAGAACCGCCGGTATAAACTAAACTATAAGTGCTTACAACTCCTGATAAGCTAATTTTTTGTCCCACAGCCCCAATATTGGGAACAAAATGAATGTCTCCATTGGTAGCAAGCACTCCTCCTTGATATGCTCCGCTTGGGTTTGTGTAAATTAAACTATATGTACTAACAGTTCCAGAGCTACTTACTTTTTGTCCTCTGTTTGCGCTGTATGGTACGAAGTGTATATCTCCGTTTGGAGCCAATACCCCTCCAATATAAGCACTTGCTGTTGTATAAATTAAACTATATGTACTTACAACTCCAGAGCTACTGATTTTTTGCCCTCTGTCTGCTGACCTAGGAATTAAATATATATCTCCATTGGAAGCAAGAACACCTCCTGCATATGATAAAGCTGAGGTGTAAATTAAACTATAAGTGCTAACAACTCCGTTTATATCAATTTTCTGTCCTCTGTCGGCGCTTTGCGCAATAAAATGAATATCTCCATTCGATGCCAAAACACCACCATAGTAAGCACCACCAGTATAAACTAAACTATAAGTACTAACCACTCCGCTACTATTTATTTTTTGCCCTCTGTCTGCAGACCTTGGCACAAAATGTATATCTCCATTTGGTGCTAAAACTCCACCATTATATACTCCACCTCCAGCTCCTGTATAAACCAAACTATAAGTGCTAACTATTCCTTGACTAAATGCTGTTCCATTATTCTGAGATTTTTCCAACAGTGTTTTAAATTGATTCCAAGCAACCAAATCACTGCTAATACTACTGTTATCACAATTAGGAATAGCTCCCCTTACTTTGTTTTTAACTTCGGTCTGCCATGTTGGTGATATGTCGTATATTGCCATGATTTAAGATTTGTTTAAGAAAGGTGAACAACAAGTGCCAATGTCAAAAGGAAGAGCGGCTGTGGTGGATATTTTTTGACCAACAGCACCATTTAATGAAAAGAAATTAATATCAGCGTTTGTAGATAAAACACCACCAGAGTACCCACCAGTTGACAATGTATAAATTAGACTATATGTACTTACTACACCTGTAGAGCTTATTTTTTGACCTCTATTGGCAAATCTAGGTATAAAATAAATATCTCCATTTGGCGATAAAACACCTCCAGAATATGCAAATGTGGTCGTATAAATCAAACTATATGTGCTTACCGCTCCATTTGTATTTATTTTTTGTCCTACAGTCGCAGAATATGGAACGAAATTAATATTTCCATTGCTATCTAAAACACCACCATTATATCCGTTAGTAACAGAATATACTAAACTATATGTGCTTACAACTCCGCTACTACTGATTTTTTGTCCTACGCTCGCTGCAAAAGGGACAAAATATATGTCTCCGTTGGGAGCCAAAACCCCTCCATTATAAGCATTAGTTACGGTATAAATTAAACTATATGTACTAATAACATTACTACTATTTATCTTTTGTCCTACAGTAGCATTAAAAGGTATAAAATGAATATCACCATTAGCTCCAACAACACCTCCTGTGTACGCTCCTATAGAGGTTGTGTAAATCAAGCTGTATGTGCTTACCACTCCATTTTTATCTATTTTTTGTCCTCTATTAGCAAAATATGGAACAAAATGAACTTCTCCAGCAGAAGATAAAACTCCTCCTGAGTAAGCTGTTCCTGCGGTATAAACTAAACTATATGTGCTTACCGCTCCATTTTTATCTATTTTTTGTCCTCTATTAGCACTACAAGGCACAAAATTAATATCCCCATTAGGAGCAAGTACTCCACCGATATAAGCTGTTCCTGCGGTATAAATTAAGTTGTAGGTACTTACTATAGGATTGCTAAAAATACTACCAGCAGTAACGCTTTTGTTCAAAAGACTTTTGAAGTTATTCCAAGAATTTAAAAAAGAATCTATGCTGCCATCGTCACCAGAGGGTAAAAAACCATTGGCTGCTTTTTGAACATTTTCTGCAAATTTTGAAGATATAATATTTACATCTGGCATATATTATGTTCCTATTACAGACACTCTGTATTGGTTGGTAGTTGGAGCAGAAACAAATATCACATTCAAGCTATTTGCATTTACATATACTATATCTGGATAAACATAGTAGTTTGTAGTTGTATCTCTAATAACAACATATGTATCATTTGCTGTATTTAAATTATGTGTGACTGCGTATGTAGTGTTTGTTCCGTCGCCTATGAGGACTGAGTATGTGGATGCTGATCCTCTGGTGCCTTGCACACCCTGAGTACCTTGTAAGCCTTGAACTCCCTGACTTCCCGTAGTTCCCTGACTACCAACGGTACCTTGAACGCCTTGTAAGCCTTGAACGCCCTGTACACCTTGTGTTCCTTGTAAGCCTTGAGTGCCTTGAGATCCTTGCACTCCTTGTAGACCTTGAGTTCCTTGCACTCCTTGTGAACCTTGAGTACCTTGAACGCCTTGAGTGCCTTGAACGCCTTGAGTACCTTGAACGCCACGAACACCTGCGAGTGTTATCGTCCAGGATGTTGCTATGGTTGTGCCCAGATTATAATCAGCGGCGATAGCAAATGATGTGCCACCAGTAATTGTTACTATGCCTTCAAATAAATTAGACGCTGTGTTTATTGCACGAACACGATTTCCAGTTGCGAATGCTCCTTGGGCATTTGTTGTTAAAGTAATTGTGCCAGTAGAGGCTGGCGTTGCGGATGTTGTTGACGTTATTCCTGAATATCCAAGTCCTATTGTGCCTTGGACGCCTTGAGTGCCTTGAACGCCTTGTAAGCCCTGAACACCCTGAGTACCTTGTAAACCTTGAACGCCCTGAGTACCTTGAACGCCTTGGACGCCCTGTAAGCCTTGGATACCTTGGGTGCCTTGGGTGCCTTGGGTGCCTTGTACTCCTTGCAAACCTTGAACTCCCTGAGTACCCTGCACACCCTGTAAGCCTTGAATGCCCTGGGTTCCTTGTGTCCCTTGTAATCCTTGGACTCCTTGACTGCCTGTGCTGCCAACGGCGCCTTGACTTCCCACGGCACCTTGAGTTCCTTGAGTGCCTTGCAGACCTTGAACGCCTTGAACACCTTGAACACCTTGAGTTCCTTGTAAACCTTGTGTTCCCTGCGAGCCTTGAGTACCTTGAACACCTTGAGTGCCTTGGTTGCCAGTTCTGTCAAATCGTATCCATGCTGTTCCTCCATTTGAGTATGAATTTAAACCTGATAACCAAGAAACAGGAATGGAATACCATGTTGTATTATTAGTAGGTGTGCCTGTTACCGTAAATTGCTGGGGTCCAGAACCAAAAACATTAGATAATGTAATTACAGCTTTGCTAGTGGGATCATTTGAAGAACCTAATATAGATAAAACTCCATTGCGATTAGTGCTTGTGGCGTCAGTTAGTGAAATAGAAATAATAGTAACAGAGGTTAGTGTCGCACTATTATATTTAATATTCCCAGCACCCGGATCCGAAACTGTGGTATCAGTGGAAAATACCCAATTTAATCCAGCACTAGCTCCGATTGTTCCTTGAGTTCCTTGTAGTCCTTGCGCTCCTTGTAAACCTTGAACGCCTTGTAAGCCTTGAACTCCTTGACTACCTTGACTGCCGGTAATGCCAACGGTGCCTTGACTTCCCACGGTACCCTGACTACCAACTGTACCTTGCGTACCTTGAGAACCTTGAATATCCTGCGCAAGTCCATTTATATTAGCAAAACTTTCTACACTAGTTGCTCCGACTGTAGATCCTATTGATGCTGTGACAAAAACACCATTACCATAGACTAAAGCAGTAAAAGAAGTTTGGCCGCTAATAATAGTCCTAGATGTCCAATTAATACCGTCAGGACTTATCGCCCCAGTGTCTGAAATAGAATTTAGAGCAACAAAAGTTCCATTTCCGTAAGAAACATACCAATCGCCACTAGCAGGAAGAGTTCTCTGAGTCCATGTGACTCCATCTGGACTCGTTGCTGCAATGTTTGAAGAAGACTTAGAAACAGCTACAAAGGTGCCGTTTCCATAGGTAACAGAACACCAACCAGCACTCGTTGGGAGAGTTGTTTGATTCCATGTAATACCATCATAGCTAGTGGCTACTTTGTTTGAAGAATTAGCAACTGCAACAAAAACACCATTGCCATATGTGATTGAAATCCAAACGGAACTACTAGGCATAGTTCTTTGAGTCCACGTAATTCCATCTATGCTAGTCGCACAAACACTTGACGAGTCTATGACAATAAAAACACCATTTCCATAGGCAATATCCAGCCAATTAGTACTAACAGGAAGAGTTCTCTGGGTCCATGTGACTCCATCTGGACTTGTTGCTGCAATGTCCGTGAAGTTACCGATGGCAACAAAATTGCCATTTCCATATGCTACACTTTTCCAAAAAGTGCTAGCTGGCATGGTTCTTTGAATCCAAGTAAGCCCATCAGTGCTGGTTGCTGCTGCGGTGCCGTTGCCTGTGACAAGAAAGGTTTTATTGCCGTAGGCAGCACCGTACCATGAAGAACTTGTAGGAAAAGTTGTTTGAGTCCAGTTGGAATAACTATTTGATATGTCTGACGAGCTTAAAGTAACAACGCCAGTTTTGCCAGCAACACTTTGAACTAAATTTGTGGCCCCAGAACCTTGGGTTCCTTGTATGCCTTGAACACCCTGAGTTCCTTGTGTCCCTTGTAATCCCTGGCCTCCTTGAGTACCTTGACTGCCGGTACTGCCAACGATGCCTTGACTTCCCACGGTACCCTGACTACCAACGGTACCTTGAACTCCTTGAGTACCTTGTCGGCCTTGAACACCTTGAACTCCTTGACTACCTTGACTGCCGATGGTGCCTTGACTACCTTGGAGCAATATATTACTTATCAATGATCTATTAATTAAACCACTAGTTTGAATCAGTAAATAATCACTATTCTGAGGATTAGCTATAGTACCAAGAGAAGGTAAAGATAAATTATTAAATTGTCCACTATTTGCTATAATTAATCCACTAATATTAGTATTACCAATAATATCTAGTTGACCACTTGGTGTATTAGTATTAATGCCTACTTTATTATCTGTAGAAATAAATATGGTCTCTTTAGTGCCAGACGCGCTAATAGATTGACCTAATTGAGCATTATTATAATTTATTGTCATAGGTATATTAATAATCCTAGGTAGATATTATGACTATCAAAATATACACCGTGCTGGATCTTAGTATTAAAAGAGTAAATTTATGAAATTTTTCTAAAAATAAAACAATTTTCTGACGTTTGAATATTAGATAAGCATTCATTAACAGCTTTTTTAACGCCAGGAAAGTAATCAATATCTCCAAGATAATAATCATGTCCTGCTAAAATACCACCAGCTTTAATTTTAGGTAACCATGCTTCTATATCTTTTTTAACATCTTCATATTCATGAGAAGCGTCAATAAAAACGAAATCTAAGGATTGATCTTTGAATCTATGAACTGCCTCCAAAGAACTCATTCTAAAGTCTTTGTAATATTTTTGTAATGGTTGCATATTATTAGTAAAAATATCATATAATTTTTCTAACTCTTTATTGTGTTGATGTTCTAGGCTTCCCTCCCAGGTATCTATACAATAAAACTCAATATTTTTTTTAGAGTTAGCAATTTCAACAGCCATAAAAGCAGAAGATTTACCTTTCCAGCTGCCAACTTCGACAAAAGTGCTTCCAGAAGGGAATTGATCAACTATAGATCTGTATAAATTAGGATAACTAAACCAATCCTCTCCAAATTGACTTTGTTGATAAATATGTTGAATTTGTAGTGTAGACATTATTTGTTTAATAGTAAAATTAACTCCTACATTTTTCCACCAATGCATAATATGGTTATATGAATCCCAATGATATTCTCCTTGTCCATTAATTGCTGTAAAGTCTATTCCAAAATATGTTGATTCAACATTTTTAACATCTTCTACTAATAATGGAATATTATATACAACTCCTAAATTAGCGAAAAGAATGTTTTCAACTATTGGAATAAGATTGGTATTGTATATATCTAAATTAAATTCATTGTCGCTAACGTAATAATGATCTATAATTTTTTTGGCATATTCTCTTTTGATTAAATATGCTGCTGCTCCCCAATCGTGAACATCTCTTAATCTAAATGTTATGTCTGGATAATTAGGTCTAATCCAAGCTAACTGGATACACTCCCAGTCTTGTGGTAGATTATTAACAAACTCATCCCAAGTAAAAGACCAATATTGTACAGGTTCTAGGGAGAGATCATCTTCACAAAAGAAAGCATAGTCTTCATTGGTTGAATCATACCAGCTTTTGATTGCTTTTATGTGGGAAGTTGTGGGGCCTTTGCTATTCTCATGAAGATCTTTTACATATGACCCATTTAAAACTACATTATCATACTCTTGATATCTTTTATAGATGTGTGGAGTAAAGTTTGTGATATTATATTGTTTAAATTGTTGAATTAAATTTGATCTTCTTTTTTTCGACTCCTCTATGCTAATATAATTGACCGTTGGAAAATTAGCTAAGGCTATTAGATTTCTTTTTTTTTTAAGAACATAAGATCTTTGATCACATTAATATCTTGAGCAGGATACGATTTGAATTCGTTAAGTACCTCTGCGTCTATGAGGTCTTTATGAACCCACCAATCTTCAAATGTACAATCACTATGAGGTGATATATCATTAAATACAAGAGTATAACCAACACTTTCTAAATACCTTCTAGATTTTTCTCGATATATTTTACTCATATCTACATAATGATCATGTTCGTAAGTAATAACTCTAAATTTGTACTTATTAAATGGTATTAATAATAGTGCTTCAAATGTATTTTTAGATGGTTCTATATCTAGTTGTAGATAGTCGATAATATTAGAAGAGAAAGTTTCAGACAATAGTTTATCGTAATCTACTGCTAAAGCATCTCCATTTATAACTCTATTTTTTCTTTCATGGATATGTTGTGAGGCTAACTCTCCATTTAGTTCTATTCCAACCCCGGTCCAGTTAAAGTTTTGTTCAAGCAATGCTGTATTACTATTGTGGAAAGCGTGGGCTGATCCTATTTCCAGATAGGTTCCGTTAGTTTTACCTTGCAAAGCAGCTAAGATGAATAGATCCTGACATACCTGAGAAAAGTTCTTTTCTATATTTTCTGAGCCTGGAAATTTAAATCTTAATAGATCATGCTGGGATTGGTCGTATCTGGTAATAGCTTCGGACTCTGGACCTGATCCTAGTGTAGATAAGTTTTGTTGAATTAGATGCTTATAAATGTCGTTAAGTTTATCCTTATAATCATTCATTAAAACTCGCAATAGTTTTCTAGCTTCTCTGGGTTTACCGCACCACCATGAAGCTACTGCTTTTTGAAAAACCAAAAAATATTCGCCCTCATAGCCCACATCAAGATTGTCTGATGGCTCTTCTAATGCTAGTCCTATACAAGCATAAGTATAAGAATCCATCCATTGTAGTCTATGTTCATGTAATTGACTCAAAAAGAAATATGCTTCTCTTCTTGAAGGATATATAGCAATTGCTTGTTTTAATAGATTTTCACAAGTATGGTCTCTATTGCCGATTTGTTTGTAACATAAAAAGGTACGTAAAATACATTTATATCTCAGTAATTGATTATTTGTAAATTCTGCACATTTAATATAGAATCCTGATGCTGGAGCATAATGTTTCTGATCCTCATACCATTTTGCTAGCTCAAAAATTGCTATATCATTAGTGTGATCATTAATATAATTATCTAGTAATTTCATATATTCAACATCTTCTTAATTATATGTTTTGGAGCTTCTAATAAATATGCTGCATTATCTTGTACTCCAAAAGTCATCAATAAACTATCATTATAGTCACATAGGCCACAACAAAATTCAACCTCACATCCTGTAAAGCTAAATGGTTCTGAAATTTTAACTATATGAAAATCTTGATTCCATAATACCAATCTATGTTTGTATGATACATTCTTTCTTCCTGCTTCACTCTTAAATAAATAAGTTTCATGAGTTAATGCTAAGTAATGATCTTCAAAAGGAATAACCTGAGATCCACCTCTTAAATCAGCAGCTTTTAGATCTTGGTATTCTGTTAATATTACAGTTTCGCAAATGCCTGTAACCGGATCAAATTTAGCTACTTCTGTAGGGTTTGTCCATTTTACATAATGATATGGCTTGTCCAGAATGGGCATCCAGTTTTTCTCACAGTAACTACTATTATTTCCTGGCGCTGGAATTCTTTGTCTTTTAATTTCAACACTTTTATTATTTTTGATTAAAATTTCTGATAATTCCATTCGTCCTTCGCCATTAGTAGTAGTGTCCCTTCGTACTCCAGAAAGAAAAAATTTATTATCCCATTCTACTATTCTACAATCTTCTAATCCTACAAATTCCCACAAAGGTTTTTCATCTAACAAAGACGTATCTACAATGCTATGAGATTCTATTTCTAGTTTTTCATTTAAATTACACAATATATTGTATGTTGTTAATGTAATATCGTTTTCTGGATGTAAATAGCATAGAGGTCCCCATATGTGCTCATTAACCCCATTCTCTGCATGATATAAAACATAATTGATATTGCGTAAATTAACAATTAATTGATTATCTTTGTTTCTAAAAATAGAAGGATTGGTTAGAGAAGTTCCTATCATTGATGAAGAAGGAACTACTAAAGGATGGATTGATCCACCTTGTTCTAATATGGATTTGACGATATTCATTTTGTCCTATTCTATTTCCTAAGATACTTCTATCTATAGTTAGAGAAAATATTTTTATTTAAGTCAAGGATTTTTAAATTAACTGATGTATTATTAGATTTGCTAATGCTAATAGTTTAAGTTAGTATTGAGTTGTTATATGATAGTGATATATTTATTTTTTATTAAATAGTCATTATACTATACGCTGGATTGTAAACTTTCCCAAAGTGAGATGTCAGCGGCGTAAATATCACCCACCCGAGCTTCCTGCTCTGGCGTGAGAACAGGCTTGTCGGAGACGCCGTTTATTTTCTCCAATTTGACCGTCAGGCCAAGATAGTTTGCCATGCCTTGCAAGTCGGGAAACTTAAAAAGCTGGCTATCGGGCTGCGCAAATTGCGATATAGGCGTGAGGTGATGCCAGCTTGTACCCGCCGTGTATTCAAGCCACAGACGATCTGTAGACGCTGGTTGTTCGCCAAGATCATGAAACCAATACAGCCAGCAGAAAGCCTGTTCTGCGGTAATATTAAGTTTCCCCAGCAGCGAACAGAACCGTTCTAGCGGGTTACGTACCATCACCGCGCAGCCGGGCGGCAGTGTTGTTCCAATCCCGTAATCATTAAGCCGATGTCCTTGACCATCAACAACCGGATGATCCGGCACGCGGTCTGGGTGAAACTGCTTCAAAGCCATCAATCCAATTGATGATGTACCACTTCGTGATGTAAAATTAAAACTCTTACCATTAGGCAAATTGTACCATATTTTCCATTTCATTTTGTGACTCCTTGTTGCCAATCTTGACTCGGAGGAAAATCAAGATTCCAACCGACGCTCACCCGCCAGCATTTTGAAAAAACAGCGTGCCACTCGGGGCATTTGAATGTACGAATATTCCATCCCGGCTTATCCCAATCCACTACCGTCTTGCCGTCTCTGAACCACAACATTCCGCTTTTTCCGTTCTCACTCCAAGCAGCATACATGCGCCTCCCTGGCCAATCTCCATTGGTGTGCCAGTCCATATAGCCTCCTGGAGGGTATATCATTCTACCACTAATTCTACATGACGTTGTTTTGTAAGCATCAATACCAAGATCAAAATTATGATTACAACCAGGGCCACGATAACGCTCCTCTGACGGCGGCTGAGAATTGAGCAAAACCTCTATTGGTTTACGTCCTACTATGGGTAAGTGATAATGAGAATTCAGCCACTCCTGAGTGATTTCTGGTAATGCAACATTATTTATTGTTATCATGTTGCCCACACTTGAAGGTTAGATACTTGAGTGCCGCCACTGCCTTGCAAAAACCAAAACGGCGTACCTCTGGGAAGCGTCAGACTTGATGTTCCTGTTGTGCCTTCCGCAATATACGCAGAACCTAGGCCGTTCAAAAATTGACCCGTCGTGGAGTAGCCTTGAATGACAAGATTCTGATTATTGTCATCTGGGAGTGATTGTACAGTTGCCGAGAAATAAACAGTGCAATTCTCAAGAACCACCAACACTGGGATTGTACTGTTAAAAGCATTATATTGGATTGGGTTTGCATTTATGTAGGTATTCATTTTTGCTGCGGCGATTGGCGTTGGTGCAATCAGCTTACTGGACGAAGTGCCAACCCCAGAGAAAGAACCCAGCGAACCAGTCTGCAATAACGCAATCTTGGAAGCGGATGGGGTGGATGCAGAAACGGATACGTTTCTGTAGCGATCAATAGGTTGGCTGTACGGTGCATCTCCTTGCACATAAAATTTAAGTGTCTCGCCACTGAACAGGCGCGTTGTTAGTGCAAATGTCGCAGAGGTTCCGTCGCCATTATATTGACTTGCCCTATAAGGCAAGGTTGTGTAGCTGGTGCGGGCTGTATTGTATATGCGTATGTAAACCGTCTGCGCACTGTGATTGTCGTTCCATTCTTCGTTATAGTGATTGAACGAAAAAAGGACATCGCAGTCTGCGGTTGCAGTGAATGAAAATGGCAGTTCTGTTGAGTTCATCGGGCCAAAAGTACTGCTACTTGTATACGGGGAAGCAGATGATCCGATTCCGTTCCAGCTTCCCTCTGTATAAGCAAGCGAAAGCAACGATCCAGCAGGTGATCCGCTGAACGTGGTCGAGTACGCGCCTGTTCCCAGTACGGTCACGGCAGCGACTCTAAACAAATATGTCGTTCCATTGGTCAGGCTGGTCACGACCACACTGGTCGCAGTCGATGCCGACCGAGAAAACGTCGTCCAACTGATTCCGCTATTTGAAGAATACTGCACCGTATAGTCCGTGATGGCATATCCACCAGTCGCCGCCGGAGCAGTCCACGTTAGTGACACTTGCGTATTGCCGTTTGTTCCCGTCAAACCCGTAGGAACGCCGGGAAGCGCAGCCCAATTTCCAGATCTACTATAAGATTCAGCATCTCTAATATGCCATATGTTACTAGCAACAGTTTGAGATACTGATGGATTAGATCCTATTAATCCTCCTCTAACTCTCATTAAGAATATTCCTTCCAAGAGGTATTAATTTTTAATTTATTTGCTGTTCCTGCTGTAGCATAAATTGATTGAGCTTCTAGTAAGCTAACTCCTTGATTTTTATCAACAATAATTAATGAGGAATTAGCGGGAATACTAACTGTTGATCCTAATTCATAGGCTGTTCCAGAATTATCTGCTGTACGATAAAGAGTTATAGTTACTGTAACTGCATTAGCTGTATCAATATTAGCAACAGTAATACCATCTATTAAGAATAATTTATTACTACTAGCAGAGTTACTAACTAATAATGTAGAATTAGTAGTAGTTAAACTAACTGATGAATTATTAGCATAAATATTAGAGACACTATTAATATTTGGATTAGCCATATTTTACCTTTTAACTTAAAGCTATGATAGTACCAAGTTTTGGTCCAACACTGGTTATAATAGCTGTGGTGCCACTAATAGCAACATTAATTCCATTTCCAGCAATTATATTAGTAATTGGTAATAAACCACTAACAGAAGAATTAAAATCAGTAACCTGTGAAGTCGTATGAGTATGAGAAGTTGCAGCATAGCTGCCAGCAACTTGTTTACCATCTAAGATTGTTTGTAATCCAGTCACATCTCCAATAATATGAGAGTGGCCGCTAACACTAACATTAACATTATTAACTTGCAAACTATTGCTAAAATTACCACTATTAGCAGTAACAGTTCCAACCACTTGAAGTTTGCTTGAAGGTGTTGATGTTCCTATTCCCAAATTGCCAACTACTGAAATATTACCAGAACTCGGAAAATAAAAACCCGTTGTTAAATCATTTGACGAACTAATAGCTGGTGATCCTGATAAACCGGGAGCTATTCCACTTAATATCGCTGTTAATCCTAAACTAGTATATTCTAAAGCCGTTCCAGATGGCACACTATTAGTCAAAGTTACTGAAGTTCCATTAGTTGCAGTAAAATCACTACCACTTAATAATTTAACACCATTCTGAAATAAATCTAAATATCCAACCGAGTAGCCTCCTGATACGGCGAAACTGGTCAATGTCCCTGTTGTATTTATTATTCCTCTAACTCCAATAATAGAGGACGATGAACCACCAACACTAGTCGATCCTATTCCACTAAGAGCTACCCAATTCGAAACACCATCGCCTATCTTAAGAACACCATTTGTTAAATCATAGCCCGGTTCACCACTAGCTAATACTGGATTTATCGAGGTCCATACCGAAGCTGTTCCTTTGCGAAATGTAATAAGATTATTTACGGCCATCTTAAGATGTAGTCCTATTTTTACTAATACTATAGATTATGATAATAATTAATACACCCGTGAGCAAGATAGTATTGCTCTATTTAGCTATTAAAGATCTTATTTTTAGCTCTTTCTAATATATTATCCAAATTGTCTTGAGAAACTCGTCCCTTAAAATGATTATAAGTATCAACTATCATATGGTGATTAGGATCTCTGGTTATTTCAAGCCAACCCACAAAATAATTCCATATTCTATCTTCTAATATTAGTGGATATTTAACTCCGTTGGGTCGGCCGAATCGGTGAATCCACTTTAGCTGAGGTATACAAATATTTTTCCCTCCGTTTCTCCTAAACTTCTCGGATATATATCCTTCTTCGCCCCCAAAGCCTTTAAAGTGCTGACAAATACCAGGCCAATTTTTCTTTTCAAATGAGCACAATCCCATACCCTGCATCTTTATTTCAAAGGGCTCATTCTTAGATAAAGCCTCATTGTTATTCCACCATATACCATACATATCTCCTCTCCATTCGTCCTTAAACTCTGACGAGCAATTTTTTAAATCATCGTAGAGTAATGGACCCTGAACTAAATCTTTACAGTCTGGATGGTCTTTATAGTAGTTTAATAAGGACTCTATAGCATTGTTTACTAATAATACATGACAATCTAAAATTAATACATACTGACCATTAGCATGATCAACTATTTTGTACTTGTTAAAAGAACTTGGTTTATCTTTGAGTGGAACATACTTAGCAATATCTGATGCCCAGCCATTTATAAACTTGGCTGTTTCCTGACCATGAACACTATCTGGATTATTGTCTAGCACTATTATTTCTATATCATTATTTTTTAAGACTGAATGATGTGCTCTTAAGCTTTGAACAGTAAAATAAACTCCATCAAAGTCATCATAACAAGCTGTTCCTATTGTTAATAATTTATTCATTTTTATTATAAATTATAATTATTCTGAGATAATTAATGATTGTAATTTGTATTGTGGATTATCTCCTAGTAATTCTAATATTCTATCTTCAACTTGAGCCTGAGTATAGTCGCCAACAGAATCATATGCTTCTTTGTTCCACAAAACTAATGGAGCGAACATAGGGCCTAATCTAGCTAAGACCAATTTTCTAGATTGATGATCTATTAAGATAATATCTAAGTTAGAAGTTTCTACTTGTTCATTATTTATCATTAGCATTATTGGAGTTTGTAATATCATTATTATTTATCCTTTATAGAAAGAGAGTTATGGCCATGTGACTGCAACAGCATCATAGTTATTATGAGCATAAATATGCTGAGTAGCATGTGTGGCAGAACTTGTGTTATTGTTCACAGAATAAGGCCACTTGTTAACAAGAATAGCTCGGTAATACTTTGTTCCAGTATCGGGCGTGATATTGTAATTAGAAAGATAAACAGACCCACGGAAATTTTGAGTGTACAAATCGGTCCAGTCAGCACTATCTGTGTAACCATTTGTAGCAACTTGAATTTTAAGCATAGTATCATTCCCCGTATACCAAGACATATCTGGGTATGCCATACCATAATCGTAAAGGTCGAGCACAAGATTTTCTCCAGAACTCGGAGAGAACGTTTGTGGCTGACCCCAGCTGGGGTAGCTTCCTTGACTTCCGTACCAGTTTGGTTGTGGAGAATGTAGATAGTCTAGTTCAATAAATCTTACTCCATCAGTATATGTGGGAGATCCTCCACTAACTGGAGAAACAGCACATCGTAATTTTGCTGCCGCATAGCTATAAAAATCATATCCTAGAAGACTATAGTCTGATAATGTGTTACCATTTGTAACATAAGAAGAAGACGTAGCACCAGAAATATTTCTCCATTTGTAATCATAGTCATTATTATTATAATCAGCTCCATAGTACTGCCATTGATAGGACAAGCTTCCACCACCACCAGATGCTGTAACGCTAAATGTTATATTCTGACTACTAGTGGTAGCATAGTCGTTCTTGGGCTGTGTTATAATTGTAACCGGTACGTTTGGTATAGCATCCACCGGTAATGTATACTGACCAGTTCCAGCAGAATTAATTGCCGCTACCCTGAACTTGTATGTTGTGGTATTTGTTAATCCTGTAACTATAGCTGAGGTGCTAGAGCTTGCTGAATGAGAGAAACTTGTCCATGAACTGCCACCATCAGAAGAATATTGTATTGAGTAGTCTGTGATACTAGCTCCACCATTTCTTAATGGGGCAGTCCAGGACAATGAAACTTGCTGATCTCCACCAGTTGTTGATAGATTTGTTGGAGAGTTTGGCCCAATAATAGGGCCGGTATCAGGAAATGCGGTGGTGGGTGGAGAGAATGATGAGGAGTAGCGACCAATTCCAACTGTGTACCTAACTTCATCTACCAACCCAACAACTTTGTCGTATGACCATCCAAATAGCGGCATAGCAATATAATGAAAGTTACTATTAGTTCCAGGAAAGTTCCACGCAATATTGTCAGATACAAAATTAGCAGTTGTGGCCCACACATCCCAAGGCTCGCTGGTCGCGGGAGCAGTACCAAGTGTAACTGCCGAGCCATTTATAAAGACCTTTGTAACGCCACTCGTACGACTAATCGCATAATGCGCCCATTGGTTGATGTAAGGTGTAATGTCAGCACTCCATATGTTTGTTAGTCCAGAAAATCCACTAATCTGCATGGACATTCTTACTTGATAAATTGCAGGTCCATATGGGTTGATATTTGCACGATAGATATGGATTCGTTTGTCCCACCCATAACCAGTATCCATAGTAATTATATTACCTTCCGGAGATGCAAAGTTTCCATCAGTACTTCCAACAATCTTACCCCAAAACTCAAAAGTAAGATCATCAGTGCCTGCGTTTAGTCCGGTGTCAAGCGCCAACATTGCAGCTGAACCGTTCAAATATATACAACCGCTGCCGACAGGACTTTGATCAATTTCGCTAGTGGTTATATTAGCTTGACCTTGCGCTGCGCAGATTCGATTTTGTATGGAACTGTCAGGGAATCTGAGATTTCCAAACCCATCATTAATGGTATTATTTGCGTGAAGAAGTAACTCAACCTTCTGATAGTATGGATCTTCTCCCGGAGAAGCTGTAGTGGTTGTTGTTGGCTCTACCGTAGTTGTGGTTGGAGCGTCCGTAGTTGTTGTGGTTGGAGCGTCCGTAGTTGTTGTGGTTGGAGCGTCCGTAGTTGTTGTGGTTGGCGCATCCGTAGTTGTTGTGGTTGGCGCATCCGTAGTTGTTGTGGTTGGCGCATCCGTAGTTGTTGTGGTTGGAGCGTCCGTAGTTGTTGTGGTTGGAGCATCCGTAGTTGTTGTGCCAATAATATTAGCCACAGCACCCTCTAATCCGACAGGATTCGCAAGCACAGTTAAAACCTCAGTATGGGTAGGATCCCAATCTTCAATAGCAGCATTATCTCCTTCTCCATTTTCTCCAAGATTTTGTAAATTATCAAAAATACTACCATTTTGAGTAAAGTTTTCTGCTGAGGCCGTTAAGAAATTAGCCTCGTCTTCTGTTAATACCAATTCCTCTTCTATATTTTGAACTCCAATCCCAGTTTCAAAATCGCTTCTGCTTAAACCATAAGGAGCTAATGCTTTTCCAAAACCATCCCATAATGCTCCATCTCCACCGTTCCATAGTTTTCCATTACTCTCAGCTACTCTTTTAAGAATGGGTACAATAGCACCACCTAATTTTATAATATTATTAATATTAGACCAACTCATTTCAAAATTAAGATAAGCATTAGCACCAGATCCAATTTTTAAGATGTTTAGATTAACTGGGCCTGCAGTTACTTTGGTTGTAGCATCATATATTGTAGAAACAGTATTGTAAACTACTCTAATATTACTAATAACTTTGGCATTACCATAAGCTTTATTTGTATAATAAACTTTTATAGTGTCTGTTGATGTCTGTAAATTTAATAACTGAAGCTCATTATTTCCAGAAACTCCTGGCTTATTGTCGCCCCATTGAGCTATAGTTTTAGTACTTATTCTATTTTTAGAATCTAAAGAACTAACAGTAATATAAAGATGAGGATCTCCTTGGCCTCCTATTGTCATCGCAGATAATGAAGAAAGTGGAGGAGATGGTGGTTTTGGTGGGAAAACTTTAGCCTGTCCATTTACCATAAAAAATTTGCCAGTAATCATGTTATATGCCTATTTAAAAAAAATAAAGGGATTAAATTAAGTTTTATTGCAAGCTCTCCCATAATGCTATATCGTCGGCATAAATTTCTCTTACGCGAGCCTCTTGTTCTGGTGTTAAAACTGGTTTTAATTCTTCAGCTTCTTCATTTAATTGAGGAACTGGGGCTTGTAATCCCAGCCATTCAGCACAGTCATTAAGTTGATCTGGAAAACGAAAATGAGTAACGCCCTCTTGAAGTAATCCCATAGATTTTAATGTCCAAAAATGAACATCATGCTCTACTCTAGTCAATCCTTCTTCTGGACTAACTTTTTGTCGTGCACAGCTTGAACGAAATCTCTCTAGTGGGTCACGCACCATGCAACACATTCCAATTGGCGGTTCGTCTATTGACATAGAATCTCCTTTTGGGTGAGAAGATATGGGGTGCCAACGTGTAGAACCATTAGGAACTTGTTGTAGTTCTACTGGAAGTGCTTGCCAAGAAATTGAATAGCTACCGCTACGAGATACAATCGCAAACCTTAGCCCATTATTAGTAGTAATTTTAGCTCCGATCATAAGTAGCTCCTTTAGCTTAAAATAGTAATAGTTGTTGCAGCAGGTGTCGATCCATTAAAGTTAATTCGTTTGTCAAAAGCAGATCCGCTTGCAGAAAATGCCGCAACTGGTACATCTAATGTAATTCCAGATAAACCAGTTTTTGCCCAATATCCACCTTTATCATCATATGTCCATCCGGGATATAAAGTGCTACTGCGCGAAGTCGGAACTCTTACTTCTGCATTACTACCGGACGGTATAACAAATCGTAATGTTGTTGCTGTAGTATTTGGTGTCCACCACAGAGACCGTGAATTACCGGGCATCTTGTAAACAATAAGTTTATTTGTACCTAATCCTTGATATGATGACCAACCTCCACCATAGTCAGCAAATGATTTGCCAACATTATTGGTTGTAGATGAAAGATTAAGCGTAACGGACACAGACTTTGATGCTGCTCCATTACCAACATATGTCCATTGAATTCTATATGTTCCAGCAGGTAATATAAAGTGTGCTGGTTTGGCAGTTTCAGAAGAGTAAGTGTATGGTAAATCGTATGAATAACGTCCATTTTTTTGTAAACCCCATCCACCGGGATTAGTCGAGCAAGTAAGCTTAGTTCCTGTGTCTCCACTTTGATATGAATATGAACCAGTAAAATGTAAATCGTCGTAATCTAAAATTGCAGCTGCTGACGTTGTGAATGTTACGAAATGATCTCCTGCTTGACTATTATTTGCTACAACATTGCTAATAACTAATGAAGAGGTTCCTGATCCTGAAGCACTAAATGTTGTATATGTTGCTGAGGATGATGAGTAGGTAGAAATACCAGAAAATATCGGACCGCTTGGAGCTGCTGTTGTTGTGGTTGGGGCTACCGTAGTTGTTGTGGTTGGAGCTGCTGTTGTTGTTGTGGTTGGGGCTACCGTAGTTGTTGTGGTTGGGGCTACCGTAGTTGTTGTGGTTGGAGCTGCTGTTGTTGTTGTGGTTGGGGCGTCCGTAGTTGTTGTGGTTGGAGCGTCCGTAGTTGTTGTGGTTGGAGCGTCCGTAGTTGTTGTGGTTGGAGCGTCCGTAGTTGTTGTGGTTGGGGCGTCCGTAGTTGTTGTGGTTGGAGCGTCTGTTGTTGTAGTCGAACCAACTGTTTGATCGATAGCTCCCTCTA